AACTGAACTAGGAGCTCCTTCTAGAGATGTCAAAGATGTACAGTTATAACAAGAAAAGTTACCACTAACTTTGCAGCCGGGCTGATAGCCAGGAAACAAATTTACTAACTCGAACAATGACTTACATGACTTTGGAACAATAATATCATTATGATAAACTATTTCCTGTTCAAATAAATTACATATCTTCATTTGTTCTTTAACCCCATTTTTAGTAATTCAGTTTGACATACCACTACATTCTTGTTGCCATTCAAGTGATTCATAATAATCTTAGTTCATTCTGGTCTATTATTTGTACTTCCACCAAATGAAATATGTGGTGAACCTTGAATTTTTAGAAGCGATAGAGCTCCAGCTTCAGCTTCAGCTTCAGCTTCAGCTTCAGCTTCTACCATGTTGCTGTTATCAAAATTACCAACAATGATTACTAACGGGTAATGTGAAATATTCATCATGTGTCATATCAGCTTTGGTATTCATCATAATTTTGCATATTCCTTAAATCCGTTCTTCATTAATTCAGTTTGACACGCTGCGATATTTTTGTCTTGCATATGCCTATTTACTATAGCTTGCACATCTGCATTGTCGTAGATTATTTTTTTTAATTTTTTTATTTTGAGTAAACGTAAGATTGGCTTTCTCAAAGATGTACAGCCATGACAAGAAAAGTCACCACCAATCGAACTAGGAGTTCCTTCTAGAGATGTCAAAGATGTACAGCCATGACAAGAAAAGTCACCGCCAACCAAGCTAGGTGCTCCTTCTAGAGATGTCAAAGATGTACAGCCATGACAAGAAAAGTCACCGCCAACCAAGCTAGGTGCTCCTTCTAGAGATGTCAGAGATGTACAGCCATGACAAGAAAAGTCACCACCAAGCGAACTAGGTGCTCCTTCTAGAGATGTCAGAGATGTCAGAGATGTACAATCCCAACAAGAAAAGTTACCACTAATCGAACTAGGTGCTCCTTCTAGAGATGTCAAAGATGTACAGTTAGCACAAGAAAAGTTACCACTAACTGAGCTAGGTGCTCCTTCTAGAGATGTTAAAGATGTACAGCCATAACAAAAAAAGTTACCACCAACTGAACTAGGAGCTCCTTCTAGAGATGTCAGAGATCTACAGTCATAACAAGAAAAGTTACCACCAACTGAGCTAGGTGCTCCTTCTAGAGATGTCAGAGATGTACAATCCCAACAAGAAAAGTTACCACTAATCGAACTAGGAGCTCCTTCTAGAGATGTTAAAGATGTACAGTTATAACAAGAAAAGTTACCGCCAACTGAGCTAGGAGCTCCTTCTAGAGATGTTAAAGATGTACAGTTATAACAAGAAAAGTTACCGCCAACTGAACTAGGTGCTCCTTCTAGAGATGTTAAAGATGTACAGCCATAACAAAAAAAGTCACCACTAACTGAACTAGGTGCTCCTTCTAGAGATGTCAGAGATGTACAGTTAGCACAAGAAAAGTTACCACTAACTGAACTAGGTGCTCCTTCTAGAGATGTCAGAGATGTACAATCCCAACAAGAAAAGTTACCACTAATCGAACTAGGAGCTCCTTCTAGAGATGTTAAAGATGTACAGTTATAACAAGAAAAGTTACCACTAATCGAACTAGGAGCTCCTTCTAGAGATGTTAAAGATGTACAGTTATAACAAGAAAAGTTACCGCCAACTGAACTAGGTGCTCCTTCTAGAGATGTCAGAGATGTACAATCCCAACAAGAAAAGTTACCACCAACTGAACTAGGAGCTCCTTCTAGAGATGTCAAAGATGTACAGTTATAACAAGAAAAGTTACCACTAACTTTGCAGCCGGGCTGATAGCCAGGAAACAAATTTACTAACTCGAACAATGACTTACATAACTTTGGAACCGTAATATCATTATGATAAACTATTTCCTGTTCAAATAAATTACATATCTTCATTTGTTCTTTAACCCCATTTTTAGTAATTCAATTTGACATACCACTACATTCAAGTGATTCATAATAATCTTAGTTCATTCTGGTCTATTATTTGTACTTCCACCAAATGAAATATGTTGTGAACCTTGAATTTTTAGAAGCGATAGAGCTCCAGCTTCAATTGTTCTTGCGTCCAAAATTTTAATCTTAGAACATCTTAACATCTTTTGTATTCCTTGTAAATTAATTTTTATTTTAGAGATATACACTTCTTCAGCTTCTACCATGTTGCTGTTATCAAAATTACCAACAATGATTACTAACGGGTAATGTGAAATATTCATCATGTGTCATATCAGCTTTGGTATTCATCATAATTTTGCATATTCCTTAAATCCGTTCTTCATTAATTCAGTTTGACACGCTGCGATATTTTTGTCTTGCATATGCCCATTTACTATAGCTTGCACATCCGCATTGTCGTAGATTATTTTTTTTAATTTTTTTATTTTGAGTAAACTTAAGATTGGCTTTCTCAAAGATGTACAGCCATAACAAGAAAAGTCACCGCCAATCGAACTAGGAGCTCCTTCTAGAGATGTCAGAGATCTACAGCCGTGACAAGAAAAGTTACCGCCAACTGAACTAGGTGCTCCTTCTAGAGATATCAAAGATGTACAGTTAGCACAAGAAAAGTTACCACTAACTGAACTAGGAGCTCCTTTTAGAGATGTCAGAGATCTACAGCCATAACAAAAAAAGTTACCACTAACTGAACTAGGAGCTCCTTCTAGAGAAGTCAAAGATGTACAGCCATAACAAGAAAAGTCACCACTAATCGAACTAGGTGCTCCTTCTAGAGATGTCAAAGATGTACAGTCAGCGCAAGAAAAGTTACCGCCAACTGAGCTAGGAGCTCCTTTTAGAGATGTCAAAGATGAACAATCACCACAAAAAAAGTCACCGCCAACTGAACTAGGAGCTCCTTTTAGAGATGTCAAAGATGAACAATCACCACAAAAAAAGTCACCACTAACTGAACTAGGTGCTCCTTCTAGAGATGTCAGAGATGTACAGCGATGGCAATAAAAGTTACCGCCAACTGAGCTAGGAGCTCCTTCTAGAGATGTCAGAGATGTACAATCCCAACAAGAAAAGTTACCGCCAACTGAACTAGGTGCTCCTTCTAGAGATGTCAAAGATGTACAGCCATGACAAGAAAAGTTACCACTAACTTTGCAGCCGGGCTGATAGCCAGGAAACAAATTTACTAACTCGAACAACGACTTACATGACTTTGGAACCGTAATATCATTATGATAAACTATTTCCTGTTCAAATAAATTACATATCTTCATTTGTTCTTTAACCCCATTTAAAAATTGTTTAAAGCTTATCATTATGAACCTTCTTGCATTTTTTTCTTTTCAGCGATCATTTGCATGATACTGTTTCGATCAGTAACAACTACATTGCTATTTGAGATGTTCGTGTTAAACGGAATAAACTGCTTGCTTTTACGCTTATCACTCTTGTTTCTTGACTTCAATGCCACCGCACTTAACGCTGCATTTAAGTATTGAGCTGCTACTTCAGCATTACGAGCAGCATAGCGTGGTTCTGCTATCTCGGCAAAGGCGGTCTGGTTCTCATAGGCAGTCAATGCAAATTCATAAATGGTTTCTATCTTATCATTAATATCAATGTCCTCAGCGTCATCCTTATGGTCCTGGGCAACTACCTCAGCAGGAATCTCAGTATATTCTGCAAGATTTTGGGATTCATACTCTGCAGGTAAATTTTTTGTTGAACCTGGCGCTATATTAAACACAGTTTCTAATGGGTGTGTCAGTGTTGTCATTTTTTACTCTCCTTGGGTCTAACCGTAGTTGATTTTATCGTTTTAGCTCTTGGCTTCCTAGCTTTAATTTTTGCCGCATTACTAGGTTTTGCTCGCTTTACTTTTCCTCTATCAGGGTCTAAAGCGTAAATGTCTAATTCAGTAAGCACTTTAAATTTCATATTATTTAAAGCAGCAAAGTTTGTTGCTGCTTTCCACTTTGCTTCATTTTTTGCCACCTCCATCTTTTGTTGAACATTTTTAGCATATTTCATATCAGTTTGATGAAGTGGTTTAACCTCAATTAACCAAGTGTCGGTCGTTCCACTAGAATCGGTTATCTTAGCGATAAAATCTGGAAAGTAGCGATGTATTCTGGCATCTAACGGACTGACATATGGTATCGCAATTTCTTCAGAAGCCCAACGAGTTACGGCGTTCGAGCTATCAAAAAATTTACAACATGAGAGCTCCCAAGAGCTTCTGAATATGATATTGTTTGGATTTCCCAAATATTTTTCTGGGTGTTTTGGGACAAATCTTCCTTTTGCCATCTTAATTCTCTATTGTTATTGGATTGCTGTTAGAATTGATGACATTATAGTTGACACCAGGTCCGCTAATTGTACTAAACAGAGTATTTCTTGATGATGTCGTTGTGCTATAAATTGTATTTCTGCTTATATTTCCTAAAGCTCTATTTAAATATGGGTTTGATACTCCACTTAATGCTTGAGACGATATCGTTGATGCAATATTACCGCCTAAACTTCTTAAGCCACCAAACAGCGAGCTTAACCCCCCTCCTAATGAACCATCAAAATAAGGGTCTCCATTGCTAATATAATCATTTGTAATACCAGTGAACATATCTCTACCAGGTACAGCATATGGTGATCTCCCATATGCTTGTTCAGCATTTTCGATATAAAGAGCATCATAATCAAACCTAATTGAAGCATGGTTTGGCTCACCATTTTCATGGTGAACCTCATCGTATGAGATGTCTAAAATCTTTGGATTAACAAATACAAATGTATTTTGAGCTGAACCATGTCCAAAATATTGAATCAACCTAATTGATTTTAGCGGATTAATTTTACCACCAGCTAACACACCTCTTAGAGCACTATCTTGCCCAGCATTTGGTGCATCTGAAAAATTGAAACCACCTTCTTCTAATTGGCTAACACTTTGACTATTATTCCAAGACCTTGCGATAGGCGAATGTGACATCAAGAAAGTTCTTACAAAGTTATGAAAGGTGTCTTGAATATCATCAATCATGGTAATATCGATTGGATCGAAATCAATTGTCTTTAATACCTGTGTTTTAAAATTGTAATAATTTACAGGCTCATACTCAAAGCTAATTTTTGGTCTTCCAATTTTTTTAATGACATATTGAAAAACATCTTTACGACCTTGAACCAAATTTGAAAATTCTGGGTCAACATCAAATAGAACACGAAACATAAAGTGATGTTTCGGCTGATATTTGATTAAATCTTCAGCATAATTAGTTCCATTCCATTCGCCAGGTATATACGGGTTGGCTCCTTCATTTGAACCAGACACTCCACCAACAAAATCAGATAAAGACCGATTAGTGAATTGATCAACTGCCAACCCAAATGAATCAAACACCTGCTGCTGAGCGTTAACGCCTGCTCCACTTAAAATGCTGCCAAAATCGACTGCTGTCATAAAAAACTCCTATTTTAGTTTATTTATGCATCGTGCTTTGAATACTATAAAGGCCCAATGAAGGGCCTTTATTATCAAATTTAACCAGCTGATGTTGCTGAAAAATCTGGAGCTGAACTTTGGAAACCAGCAATAGCTTGTTTACCAGCTGAACCATTAGCGGCAGAGTTAAGAATTTGCCAAGCATGGTCATAACGAACAGTCAGTGATATTGTGACCGCTTCTGATGCTGAGTAATCAAGGTCACCGTATTCAACTGATTTAATCCAGCAACCTTCTAATTGCCAGCTTTCAGTAACCACTTCATTACCATCTAACATCTCTAAACGAGCTGAAAATTTGTAAGCTGAGGCGGTAGCTGCTGCATTCAACCAATTACCATTTGCATTATCTGAACCGATTAAACGTTGTTGTCTTTCTAATTGTTGTTGAACAACGATTGAAGCCAAGCCAGTCAAATCATCTTCAATGGTAATCTGCAAGTCTGAGAATTGGTGTTTACCAGCAACAAACGCAACTGAGTTATAACGATGTAATTGAATTTCTTCAAACTCTAATTGCGGACGGTTAGTTGAAACAACCTGGGCGGTTAAGTTTGTGCCAGCAGTAGATAATCCTTGGAATACCAATTGAAAGCGATTTTTATGTTTGGGATGCAAAATGCCATTACCAGAACCTGGAATGCCCACTTGACTAAGAGTAGCCATATTTTTCTCCTTAAATTGTGATATAATGTTAAAAATTAGTCATAGCTATTTAGCATTAATTACCCAAATATCAATAAAAGTGAGTTTTAAAAAACTAATTTTTCAAATAAATAGAGACATTTTGTCAAGGAGAGATAATTTGGAAATTTTGAACACTGAAGAACGTTTGATGGCAGCAATCGCTGAGTATGAATACTTAAGCGAAAAACTAGGATATGTCAGAGAGAAATTTAATTATTACGCGAGGATTTTTGGTCCGCTAATGACCGACCAAATCGTAAATCAACTTGTACTCGAAAGAAATAAAGTACAAGTTGAAATTGATTTCTTAAATGATATAGCTAAAGGCTAAAAGAATTTTACTTCTCTTTCTAAGATTGCTAACAGCTTAGAATGTTCGGTACTTGGTAACCCAGCTTTAGTTCTTATTGTCTCTAATATCATTGTTTTGCTGAATTGACTTATATCTTCTTTTAGCTCTACTCCATGCTTTGCGTAAAGTTTAGGTAAAGCTTTCATAAGCACTTTTTGTTTGTGAGGATTTTGAGCTAAAGTTTTATCAACCGCACCTTTCTTAATTGCATAAAAAAGCTGCTTTAAGATTGATTTTTCATCATTAGACAATTCTACGTCAGCCGGTTCTTCTGTTGCGGAAGAATCAGTTGCCTCATCATTTTCACTTGGGTGAAACTCTTTGCTTGCGCCAGCCGGAGTAGATGTTGTCTCTTGCTCACTATCAGTTGAATCAGTTTCTTTATCAGTTGTACTTGATTCTTCAGCATTAGCTTTATTAGGCTGTTTTCCATCAAGTTTATCTCGGAGTTCCTCAAAGAAATTATCTAACATTGTATGAATTGCAAGATGATGACTTGACCCGTAAGCTTTAGTCAAATAACCACTTAAAAAATCTTGTAATTCAGTCAGGTCACGAGGTTTACCTGCTTTAACCCAAGCTCTTTCAATCTTATCATACGTAATGATGCTAGAAAAATTGTTGGTATCACCTTTTTTAGCTTGCCAACTTTTAACTTTATCTTTAAGCTTTCCAAAGAAGTCCGTGATAAAGTTTTCATTTAGTTCAATTGATTCTGAAATTGAACCAGTCATTCCTTTAACCTTTTCAGCAACCTGTTCAAAGGTTAATTCCATAATGTCTTGCACATCACCTGCGTAATAGACGCCATTTTTCCAAACAAAGAACTTATTATCAGAACGTTCTGCTTTCTTTCTAGCTGCTTCCCACATTTTATCACCTGACTGATAGGCAAAGATTGATGAAATAACGACTTTATCTTTTACTTTTTCAGTTGCAATAGCAATTTTCTTAGAATACTTATGAATCGCTTTTGCTAATTGTGTGTTATCTTCAAATGCTTCTTTTATTGTTGATTTAGCGTGTACTTCATCAAAAGTTGTCAAAGTATCAGACAATTGACCTTCAGCTTCGGTAAATAAAAGCTCAATTAAACCATTTAAACCAGATTCATCATTTAATAATTTTCTTGTTTGATTAGTAATGGCAGGAATAACAATCTTTCTTACTGCATTTGTCGATGTCGTAGAAGCTACTAAACCACCAATGAGCTGAGTTGTAAACTTTTGAGCAAACGGGTGAAGTTTTCCAGCTTTATAAAGAGTGTCTATTGTTTTAAGAGCCATATTTTGCTGTTCTTGTGGCAAATTAGCTTTTTCAATCTTACTATCAGCTTCAACTTTAACTTTATCATAATTTTTAACTGGTCCAACTTTAGCTTTGTCTTTTAAATCGAATAAAGTCTTTAACTTGCGCTTAATTGCTTCAATGCCACGACCCCAAAAAGTTTTATTTGAAACGCGGGTATCATCACTATTTAAATAACTTTCGATATCTTGAAATAACTGGTCAATCTGCTTATAACTTAATTGAATATCTTCAGTTAACATGCTAATAGCTTGGAGCTCAATTGCAAAGTCGCTGAGAACTTCAACTAAATCAGTTGGCAGCTCAATGTCTTCAAATACAATGATTGGTTGTTGAACGGTTGGGGCGAAAGATACGCCGGTGATTTGTCTTAATTGATTCAGTTCCATGTAATATTCTTCAATAGAGTTAAGCTTGGATGAAGATATTTATAATGAAGCGAATTGTTTCAAGCCATTTTTAAAAAGGTCTAATTGACATTTACCAACATTACGTCCACATATTAAATGATCGTTGCTCTTTGCAGATCGACACTTGCTTTAGATGAAGTCTTTTTGAGAAGAAAGGTACCTTCGATTCGAAGAAAACCTAATGACCAGCCTTTAGGAGGGTTAAGTACTGCTTTATCTCATCTTTATTTGTCAACATTATAAGTTTGTATATTCTTTAAGACCGTTTTTTAATAAGAAAGTTTGAAGCTGTGAAATGTTTTTATCTCTATTCGCATTAATAACATCAAGTGCACTAAATGCATCTGTAGAGCCAGCAATGCCAAGAGTATGAAATGCTGGTCGATGACCAGACGAGTCTTTTAATTTACACCAAGTAAGAGTATGTTTAATAAATGATTCGAATGCTGGTTCATTGCTAAACGTAACTGATTTATTTATGCAAGTAAAACCTTTTATAATATCCATTGTAGCTAATTGTATCAAATTTGCAGTAAAATAAACACTGTCAACCATAGCAATTGATGCGCCAAACTCTTCAAGGTGATTGCAGTTAAATGATATGCTGTTAATTGGAGTTTTAATTTGGACAGGCTTTAATGATTTCAACTTTGGCGCATTGATTAGTACCGTGGTGATTTTATCTAAGTGTTGAGGGAAACCAGTCAAATCTGTGATATTGCCACCAATATAAAAATCGCGACATCTATGAAAAGGGAAAGGTAAACCTTTCCCACCACCTGGAATGTCTACAAAATAATTATCATTGAGCATTAAAGTTATAGATTGCTTTATGTCATATGAGCCATCTTCATTTCGAATAAAAGTAGAATGGAAACCATCTTCATGTAAATTTCTATCAATGACAAATTTAGCAACTTCTTCTTCAGTTTTTAAATGCCAAGGCGCTGAATTAACTGGCATTTTATTTTCTACAAGAAATTGCTTAAAGCTTTGCATATTCTTTAAATCCATTTTTCATTAATTCTGTTTGACACGCTGCAATCGATTTGCCTTCTTTATGGCAGTTTTCTATAATGGTAACCCAACTAGGTTGCTTTCCAGATGTGTTAATCGTCAGCTTTTTAAATTTCATTAAGCCTAAACCACCTGAAGTAACAGATGATACATCAATTATGTGAACATTGTCAGTTTTTAATTGATCATGAATTCCCAATAACGAAACATTTGTTGCTTCATGAAAATTCAATAAGATTGTATTAAATTCTAACGTCACATTTTTTGGTAAAGTATTTTTGACTATTAGTTTAATTTCAGAGAGTGGAGCTTCTGGAAATTTACTGCCAATAGATGCATCATAAATTAATTCTTCTTTTACTTCTTTTGCTATTTTATAAACTTCTGCTGATGTAAAATGCTTATTGCTTTCATCTAAGAGCACCACCACACTATTATTTTGACCAGTTAGTGTTACTTTTTGAACTTTGAATTTGGGAGTCAATAAAGTCTTAATCATTTTTTCCCACTTACTAGCATTTTCTGAGAGTGCAAGATTAATACTTAGCTCTAAAAATAATACGACACTTGGTTTCATTTCTTCTTGTAGGAATTGCTTAAAGCTTTGCATATTCTTTAAATCCGTTTTTAAATAATTCAGTTTGCGCTTTACTAATATTTTTATCAGCGTCAAAATGTGCTTTTATTATTTTCAACCATTCTGGTGGTCTTGGCAGTTCAATAATGAAGCTCTTTAAAGATGTCATCTTTAAGATACCTAAACCACCTTCTAATACGGAAACAGATGATGATAAAAATATCTTCAAGTGTTTGACATTTTTAAGTTGTTTGTCAATATTAACTAAAGAAATTTCATTAGTAGTATAAACCAAATCAACATTATCCCATTCAATACTAGAACTAGGATGCAAAGTCCCAGTGACAACTATACAGTCGCTATCAAATTCAAATTCTTTGTCTTTGAATTGCGGAACAGATTTTATTGCCTTAATTGTTTTCTCTTTAACTGCTAGTAATTCAGCCTTTGACCATTTTTTATTTTCTAACTTTACATCTAGTGTAAAAAAAGATTGCTTATTAGTATCATTCGAGCTAAAAGTATCTCTTGCTAAACCAACCTCTTTAAGGGCATTTTTAATTTGGTTTCTTATTACTGCTAAATTTTCACGTTGTCCGGCAGCAGCAGTTAAAGATTGTAATTTGACATTAACAAAGAATTGGATGCTATAAAAGAGCTTTCCATATTCTACTTCTGATTCGTAATATTCCCTAAAGTTTTGCATATTGTTTAAGTCCATTTTTCATGAGTTCGGTTTGACATTTTGTAATATCTCGAGTTTTTAGATATTTTCTAACTATTGTAGACCAGGTACTATTACCATTTAGATAAATGTCAATTTCTTTATCAAATTTAAACAGTCCTAATATAGAATCATCAATTGCATGTAAATGTGCAATAAGTAGTGTTTCTTTTGGTTGAAGTACTTTATATATACCAGACAAAGATATTGATTTAGTGATGTGTGGAGCAACTTCAATATAATCCCAGACGACTAATTTAGAAGGAAGTGTCGTAAATTTTAAAATTGACCAAGAAGATTCATCATTAATGATAGGTCTTTTTGATGAGCCAAAATGCAATTCGCAATATTGTTTTATTTCATTAATGAAGGCTTGTATTTTAACTGGATCAGTATAAAATTCTTCTTTAAGCATTAATACACTTAATTCAATAGCGTCAGCACCAAAATAGTTGACATCAACTTTAAAGCCGAGTTGACTAATGGCAGCTTCAAGTTCATCTCTACGCTCATCTTTTTCTGTTGTTAGTATTTTGAATTTTGATTCGCCTGGAGCAAAATGTATTGTTAAAGATACCTCTGGCTCGCCAGCTTCAGTTAAAAATTGTTTGAATGAGATTGACATATCCAATTAGACTTGTGTGTATTGCTAATTGAATATTTAATAGAAATTAACGAATTGTTATAGAGTAGCGAACTTTTTTAGACCAGCGCGTAGCAATTGAGTTTGAGCTCTTGCCACATTTTTTTCTCCTGCAAGCTCTGAAGAAATGATAGAAGTCCACTGCATAAGTTCGGGATTATCATCATAATTGAAGATGTCGAAAGACATTGCTTGAAGGCTTGGTATTTTCAACAACGATAAAACTCCGCCAGTGACATTACCAGGAGTTATTATTTTAAGCACGGTGCAGTCGATAAAATTATGCAAACCAGAAAGTGAAATTCCGTGCATACCACAAGCAAAGAAAACTATTTTTTCATAGTTAATTTTATATTGAACAATAGAAAACATAGAAATGTAAGTATCTTTAATCGTAAAATCAGCTACATCAACAAATAATGTTTCCATTAATTTATAAATCACATTGACAAGTTCAGCTCGCACATCAGTCAAATTGATAGAATCACACTCATTTTCACGAGTCAAATGATATAAAACTCTTAAATTATCTAAACCATCAAATCCAACGGAGAATTTATAGTTAGGAATTTCTTTTTTTAGAGTTTCATCAATCAATTTAATGATTGCGCCCAACGGTTGCATAGTATAAGATATACAATTTCGTTCAGTCAACGAAAAAATAATATTAAGACACGGATAATCTACATGACTAAGTTGGTTTAAGGTCGTCATCTACTGGCACCAAGTAACTTTTACCTAATTTAGGAACTTCAAAATCATTTGCTTCATTAAACAATTGGATTAGCTCTTCAAGTTTCTCACCTTCAACATAAAAGTTCTTTGCCCTTACAATTGCATTAATTGTATGCCCTGGCATGAAACAGAACGGGACATAGGTTATAGTCATAGAGTTATTAACTTTCCAAACCTAGTATTAAAGAGAGCAGTTTACGCTTGTGAAATTGTTGATGAATCATATTGCTGAATAATTTCAATCCATGGAAAATCAGTTCGATTACCAGTAAATGAGACTAAATTTTTAATCTTCAAGATGCTTAAAACACCACCTAATATCTGATGAGCATTAATAATGGTTAGTACGTTACATTCGTTCAATTTACTAATTGACGTTGGCTCATCCGGTATGTGTATAGAAAGCATTCGACAAGAATCCAATTTAAACTTTTCAGCCGGCATGCCATTGAAAATAATAGAAGATGAACAGTTGTTCAATCTCAATAATTCTTGTACCTGTATTTCAATGGAGATTAATTTCTTTGACGAACAGTTAAATTCATCAAAGAAATAATCTACGTAAATGTAAGTCATTTCATCATTAATTATGATTTCAATATTGTCGCCGAAATAGTCTTTTAATACTTTATCGGCGACAATAAGTGTACTTAACTCCCAAGAAAAATCTGTTTGCTGAACAATTCTTAAGCATGGAAATTTAGATATAAAGGTTTTTGTTTAAATTTATTATTTGATATTTAATTTGCGAATCCACTTATCAGCATCTACATGGTCAACAACGATAGAAGCTTTATCTAATTTTAAATAAACTTTAATTTTGTAAGGTGGTAAATATTGACTAGCAAGCTGTTTCATACGGTCTTTATCACCTTTTGTCATTATTTCAAGCTGCTTTTTAATTTTAGCTTGTTTTATGTCATTTTCAGAATTAAGATAATCCATACCATATTCGATATAATTATCATCTTTATAACGGCTTTTTTCTTCCGCTGTTCCACGAGCTGCTTTAATCAATCTGTCAAATTGTAAATTACTTGAATCAACCCTGTACACAAAACCATTCACTTTTATTCTATCCAAAAACCCATGGTTTTGTATCAATTTAAACATTTCTTCTGGGGTATTTGCTTCCTTAGCATTGTTCGTCTTAAAATCAATCAAACGAGACTGTAAAGCATCTTTAGCATATTTGCTCCAAAACTCTTTATCTTTTTTTAATCTTACTGGAATTTCAGCTGGAATTTGCTCAAACCAGTTTGGGGTTTTCTTACGTGCAGCTCGCTGTATTTTAGTAGCAGCTCTTTCTTCATCAACATGGATAACATGTAAATCAACGGTCTTATGTCCAAGCTCTTTAGAAAGTTTAAAAATTGTTGTCAATGCTGCGTAGAGCTCTTTAGCATTCCCACGAACTATACCATCAGTTGGACTATCATAAGCTTTAATTTTTGCTTTTTCTAGCTTGGCTTTAGCTTCTTCAAATTGTTCATTATGCTCTGAGTGACCAAGCAAATGAACAATGTCGGCAGTCCAAAGATAAGCAAAATTTTCTCTACTATTGTCAGCTGGAATTTTGAATGCCACAAAAACCTGTTCAGTATCATGGTTGATGACGATAGCTTTTGCGGTATCATCTTCAACTAATTGACGATAAGCTTCAGCTCCAGATTTCGTTTCGTATGAATCGACTTTTGATTTTGAACCTAAGTAAACTGGCATACGCTGGACATACTTGCTTTGCATTTGTGCATTATTGCCATTGTACTTATATTCAACCGCTGTTTTTAAAAGCTTTAAGAATTTTTTATCAACAACGGCTAAGTTGCCAAGGTGTTCTTCTAAGGTTTCAGTTTCATAATTTTCGAATAATTCTGCTATTTTCATTGTTAGGAGTCCTATACTGCGTGTGAGTTAACTACAGTTATTTATTTTGGCCTCATAAATAACTCTATTAATTAATGTTTTAAGGGTTATATTATGACCGATTTACCAATCACTACGGCCAACCTTTGGGCTGAAGCACAAACAATTCAACTTTCGCTTGTTAGAACAAGTCCAACTTCATTTACCCTAACTTGGAATTTACCAGCGACTCCAGCGGCATATAATGGGCATGTTATTGTCGTAGCAGCCAAGCAACTTACCGCTGACCATCAACCGGTCGATTCAGTTCGTTATACTGCTTCTACCGATTTAACAGCTCCAGCTGATACTATTGGAGGAGCCCAGGTTGTCAATGCAGTATATGGGGCGTTCGGAGATTCATTAACCGCAACCTCAGTTTTAGTGACAGGTGCCGACCCAAACCTAATTTATTATGCTAGTTTACATCCTTGCTCTAACGTACTGCAGTATTATCAATATGGTTGCAAATCATATGCTTTAGAAGCAGCACCATTATCCGTTGAAGTTCAAGGGTATACAGGCAATATTCCAAGAAATTCAACTCCTCCGACTAATCCAGCTGTTGGTTATGTTTATTATAATCCAACCACAAATTCAATTCAAATGTGGAATGGAGCAATTTGGATTCCAGCAAATGCTACTCAAAATGTTTCAAGTTCAGCTACATTAGATGGAGCGGCAGGCAACACAATAATCTCTGGTAAAGTATTCCCAACAACTCCAAATCCAGGTGATTTTTTCTATCGAACTGATATTCATATTCTATATATTTGGACTGGAACTCAATGGAAGACGGCAAATACTGAAGAAGTTGGAACACCAACCTATGAAAAAATTGGTGTTGGAACAACTGGTGATTTAGATTCTAGGGCCAAGCTAGTAAATTCAATTAAGGCGCAACTTGGCTATCCTGCGGTTTGTACAGAGTTAAAAGAAGAAAATTTTGAAACTGCAATTAATATTGCTTTAGCCGAATTTAGAAGGCGTTCAGATAGCGCTTATAATCGTCGTCATATTTTGTTTACTTTAAAAGCAGGTCAGTCGACTTACTTTCTTAATGACCCAGTGTCTGGAACTGATAAGATTGTCGACATTCAAAAGATTCATCGTGTTAGTACGATTGGTATGAATGTACTTGGTGGTGATAATGGAGTATATGCTCAAATATTCTATAATCAATTCTTTTATGGCTCAATGATTGATATTTTGTCAATTCATTTAGCTAACTCAATGGCTGAAGAGTTTGAAAAAATCTTTGCTGGCACATTGGTATTTGAATGGGATGAAGCAAAACGAGAATTAAAGATGTTAAGAAAGTTGTATAAAGATGAACGTGTAGTTTTAGAGTGCTATATGGAGCGAACTGAACAAGAGTTGCTTACTGATAGATGGTGTGAGCCATGGATAAGGGATTGGGCATTTGCAAAATGCTTAGAGATGACGGGTATGATAAGAAGCAAATACGCTAACTTGCCTGGCGCAAATGGTGGTTTAGCTCTAAATGGCGATATGCTCATTACTAAGGCCGAAACAATGTTTACTGAACTGCAACGACAAATTAATGATTTTGAGGCAGGTAACCTAAACCCAGTAGGTAATGTGTGTTTCTTAATGGGTTAAAGTTTTGCAAAGTCTTTCAAACCTGCCTTAAACAAGCGGGTTTGACATTCTGAGATATTGTAATTTTTAGCCATAACAAATTCATTAACTATTCTCATTGCCGCAATAAAATCATTTGGTGCTGGTGAATTGGGAGAATTTTCAAATATCATCATTCGTAGATTTTGTAATTTCAATAACCCCAAAATAGATGCAACAATTGGATTAGAATTTATTTGTAATACTTCTAATTTTGGCAAATACTTATGAATGTCTTTTAGCGAAGTAATCCCACAGACTGGAGCTAAAAAGCTTGTTACATTTGGCATTTCATCATCAATTGATGTTAAGTTTTCAGCGCCAATTAATTCAACTTTATTAACTTCTTTAGAAATACCTTCTAATGTAGTTAATTTTCTTAGTTTTTGAGCTCTTAAGGCAAATATCTCTGGGCAATTTTTGAATGATGTTATGGCAGTTCCATTTATTTGAAGTGAATCAGCCGTTTGTACTCTCAATTGACTTAAATCAGTTAGATATTCGCACTCATTAGCCAAATAGAATTTAATGTAACCAAATTGAACTGGTAATGGCTTTTTGAATATTTTTAAATTATTAAAATTTACTGTGTGAACACTAATTAAAAAAGGTGGTTCCTTCCCAACATTAACGTCAGTAATAATAGACTGTGGAAATTTATTATCATTTTCATGAGCCCATTGTAAGACTTCATCTCTTGTCAATTCTGCCTCTTTTAAATACTCTTTAAAGCTTAGCATATTCTTTTAATCCGCTTTTAAATAAATCTGTTTGACACGCACCAATATTTTTATCTTTTAAGTGTTTATTGATAAGTCCAACTGCAATAAGTAGCTCATCAGGGCCAGTACTTGCTTCAACTAATTTTAAACTTGGAATTCTTAGTAATCCAAGCAATCCAGCTTTAAGATTATCATACCAAGTTAAATTGATTGATTCAAGCTTAGGACAATGTTTATGAATTCCTGAAAGCGTTTCAATACCAGAAAAAGATAGCCTAAGAGTTGTACAATTTGGCAAATCGGCGTCGATCGTATGTAATGCAGTACAGTTCAATAAATTCAAAGTTGTCACAGTTGGAGTTATTCCTTTTAGAGAATTTAACTTAAAATTATAATCTAAACTTAAGATATTAGCTTCCGGACAACCTTCACAATCAGTAATGCCAGAATTTTGCACACTTAATGAATCTGTTTTTTCTACATTCAGTTGGGTTAGACTAGTAACGTTTGGACATTCACGAACTGAATAAATTTTAACAGTACGAAAATGAACTGGAATTGGTTTTTTGAATACTGCAATGTTAGTAAATGAGACTTCATTGACATTGAATACTCCTGGCTCAAAAGTTTCAGATGTTAAATTATGTATTTTTCTTTCATATCGTGCTAATCACCTATTAACATCATGGGACTGGTCAAGCACCTCATACAATTTCATTTCCTTACAGGTAATCAATAAATATCATTATTATATTTTCAAAGTGATAATAATGACGGCGTCATCAAGTATTTATCAAGCTCTTGGTCTTTGCTTTAAGAATCAAAAGCACGATAATGGACAGCCTATTTTTTATATTTATGCGTATGTTCGCCAAAACGATAGTAATACAGCAAAAGCTGGAACTCCTTACTATATTGGTAAAGGTCATGGCAAAAGAGCTTGGACACAACATCACTTTAAAATACCAAATATCAATCTGCTGAATATAAACAAAAACATCGAGAAAATAAAGATCATGCTTATAATTCCGAAGAGTATAGAACAAAGTTAAAAAAGACTATTCAAGAAAGCATGACCTTAGATGTAAAAGCCAAATTGTCAGAGGCAATGAAACTTCATTGGGAAAATGATCAATCAATTTATAATTCTAGTGAATACCAAGAAAATTGGAAAAATATGATAAAAAGTTACTGGAATGATCCAAATTCTAAATTTAATTCTCCGGACAATAGATTAAAACATAAACAAAGTCTTCAAAAAACTTATAAAATTATTGATCTAAATGGTGCTGAATTTATTATAAAAGGTATTTCTGATTTTTGTAAAAAAGAAAAATTAAATACAAGTGCAATGTGTGCCGTAGCTAACGGCAAACGCAACCATCATAAAAATTGGAAATGTTTTTATGAAATTAACAATGAGAATTAATAATGGCTGATTTAAAATATACAGCACCACAAGTTTGCATTGGCGATTGGACCATTCAAAATGAGTGCACTGAAAACGCTGATTCAACAACGATTCAAAATTATATCGCGGAAAGTATTGAAATCAGTGGAGCAAAAATCAACGTATTTAAACTACTTGGCGTTCATGAACAAGGACTTTTAACTGACCTTACTGGTAATGGAACTCCTTATCACAGTGGAGCTGGAGCTGGCTCTGATGCGACTAATGCCTTTGATATATCTCCGTCAAGTTGGATTTCAGTTCAGCTTGGAGTCGCTGTAGTCAATGGTTCATATCTTGGCTATAACTTTGGCTATAAAAAAACTTCATTTGGAACAAATAAGTATGGTAAACAAGAGTATGTTTCAAAACATATAACCACCATAAAGATTCAACAATCGGCAAATCCATTGCGAAGAGCAATTCAAGCACGAATCGAAAGAGCTTCTGGTGAATTGATTGCTAATGAACCAATATTTGTTGGTAGTGGGAATGGGAAAATTATTAATTTACAGCCTGGCTACGACCCACATGAGACAACAATTCATTTGATTGCTGTATCTGCTACTTCATTCGCCGTCTTAAACGAACGCCTTGGGCCACGTCCTAATTTGACGGTCGGCCAAGCTTTTGCAGATGAAGATATGAAATTCTCAATTGATACTGGCTCAATTTCATTTTCAGTTGGCGATACCTTTACAATAAGCACTTCTTTAATTTGGAAAAGGTCGGCTGTTGTTAATTTACCAGATACTGGTAATTTAGAGACAGTTTCAGTTACACCTTCGGCGCCGGCCGCATATTGGCGTATAATTCCAATTTTGTTTAATGGTGTTGCCGCAAATGAACCATGGGAAGTAGTCAAACTTGAATTAATGGATTATGAAGCAACGAGTTTAGACAATATTCAGGATACTTTATTTTTAGAAAATAGAGATAGAGATTATGCATCGAGTTCTATCACCTTGAAATGTTCATATCAGCCATTTGATTCAATTGGTGATGCTGGTAAGTTTGGTTTTTCAGTTATGGATCAGTATGTTTTTACTTGTTCATTTGCGCGAATGGTTGAACTTCTTGGAAGACCTATTGTAGTTGGAGATATCTTAGAGGTAACTCCGGAAATGATGTATGACAGAAATTTATTACCAGTGAAAAAATTTGTTGAAGTTATCGATTGTGGTTGGTCAGCTGAAGGTTTTACTCCACAGTGGACGCCTACGCTATATAGATTCCAAGGTTCACAACTTATTCCATCGACTGAAACAAGAGACATCATTAAAACTCCAGTAGAAGAGCTTCAGACGGTTTCAGATGGTGATTTCTTTAGCAAGTTTAATAACCAGGTTCCAACTAGCCCAATCACTATAACTGAGAAAAATAAAGTTGAAGCTCAAGATGCAGTAACTGAAACTGGGAGTGATGTAAGTGAGATAGCGCAAGAAGTTCCACAGGCGCCAGCAGTTGGAAACAATTTTATTGGGCAAGCCTATGTTGAAGATGGTATGCCGCCGAATGGATTACCTTATGGAGAAGGATATAAATTACCAGATGCGTTAACGGCAAATGATGGTGATTATTTCAGGCTGTATTATCCAGATTCTACAAAAATTGCACCACGATTATATAAATTTAGCTTGCTGAAAGGTAAATGGATTTACATTGAAAGTGATCGTCGTCAACAATATAGTTCTTTGAAACCTTCATTAAGAAACGCACTTCAAAGTTTAACAAGTAAATCATTGAAATCGGACTTATGATAGTCTTTTTTCTAATAATTTCCAATTATTTGTAAAGGAAAATCGAAATATGGCATTTACAGGAGAATATTTTTATGACCGCCAGCTCAGAGCTTATATTTTGCAGTTTGTTTCTGTATTTGCGGGTATGCAAGTTAGAACTGGCAAAGGAGAAGATGGAAATATAATCGCTCAGCCAGTGCCATGTTTAGTTGGTAATAGAGATAGAGTTGTTTCAGCTCTTATTCAAGGAAATACTCAAAATTCACCAATTGCTCTTCCATCAATGTCAGCAAATTTGCAAGGAATTGAACTTGCGCCAGAAAGAAGAAAAGGTATTGGAGTTATTGATCGCAAAACATACTTTCCAACCAATGGGGTATTTCCTGATGATTTGTCAGTCGTATATCGTATTATGCCAATTCCGTATAATGCCAATTTTGAACTTTCAATTTATGCAAGCAACACTGACCAACTACACCAGATATTAGAACAGATATTGTTAATCTTTGACCCAGTACTTCAAATTCAAATATCTGATGCGCCATTTGATTGGACTAAAATTACTCATATTGAACTAACTGGAATCAACAATGAAGAAAATTATCCGATTGGCCAGGATAAAAGAATTCTAGTTTGGTCATTAAATTTTGTAATGCCAATTTATCTAACTCCACCAATGGACCTAAAAAAGAACTACGTCGAACAAATCAATATTCGACTTGGTAGTTTAGACAATTTTGGAACATATGAAGTTGGAGCTGATGGAACATTATCACCATTCACCGATGTGTATAGTACTACAACAGTAAATGGTTAACGGCAAAGTTCTTTAAAGCCCGCTTTAAATAAGTCAGTTTGACATTTTGACATATTGTGATCGCCATGGAGATGACCATTAATTATTTCATTTGCTTCTTTATTTTGAGCATTTGTATAATGGTCAGACCTCAACCAAATATCAGTGTTTGGATTTTTAAAAGGCTCGTGCTTGAAGATTGAAGAAAGTCCATTTTTAATCTTTGAACCTTCCATAGCGGCAATTTTAAGTTGATAGAGCTTTGGGCATTGAGCTAATATTTCAGCAATGTCAACTGTAGAATTATTGATGCCTAGGTAAAGTTCTTGTAGGGTTTCAGGTAAACCTTGCAGATTGTCTATTCCAGATTTGCAGTTCCAGTAAAGTGATTTGCAATTAGTTTCTTCTAATCCGCTAAAGCTAGTCATTCTTTCTAGAGAATCACCATCAATCTTTGGGCAGACCTTTGGGACGCCAGTAAAATCAGAGATTACACTATCGGCTATCTTTAATTCCTCGCTGATAACATATGGAAAACCAATAAAGCTACCAACACTTAAACCACTAATGTCAAATTTACTCACTATATAGAATTGAACAGGTAAAACCCACTTACCATTATGCTGAATTAAAATGTCTTCTTTTTTAACTCCAAATCTAGAGATTGTTACCCGCGTATCTGTCACATGGATGGTTAACTCTCTGCTAACCATTCCCTTAATATAATGCTGTTTCATCCATGCTTCAATCTCTTCTTTAGTCTGAAACATATAGGATTGAACCTCAGTTTTCACTGAACTATTCTTTTGAGAGCTCTTTTTTATTGGAGCTTCTAATAAATCTTCTAATTTCATTTTTATCCTTTTTGTGGGTAATCTAATGCACTAATGTGTATTTATTTTGAATGCTTCTTAAGGGAAAGTGTGATAGAAATGGTTCTGAAAACCGCCTTGCCTCATAAATATCAGTAACGATAACTTGTTATTTAATTTGCGTAAAGGAGGTTCCCATGGGAACATTAGTTTCACCTGGTGTTAGCGTAACGGTTACTGACGAATCTTTTTATATTCCGGCATCAGCACCTACCGTTCCGTTATTTTTTATTGCGACCCGTGCGCATAAGTTTCAACCTGATGGAGTAAGCATAGCTGATGGTACAAATGAGCATTCAGTTGTTCGTACCATTACTTCTATTGGCCAATCAGTTCAAACTTATGGTGTCCCATATTTCTGGGAAGATGGCTCAGGCGCTCAACAATACGGCGATTGTCGAAATGAGACTGGTTTGTTTGCTCTTAATCAATTTTTGGGAATTGGTAATCGTGCGTTTGTTGTTCGTGCGAATATTGATTTGACTGATGCTCCAGTAACTTTCTATTCAGCTAGCATTCCGCAATATGATAGTACATCATATCAGTATGTTGGTATTGGTAATGGAACATTAACATCAATAAGTGTTCCATCTCAATTAAAAGAACCAGAAGCATTTACGGTCGTTTGTATTGGTAAATTAACTAATGAAACTGTAAACTCCTTTACTATCACCGGTACAAAATCTGGATTAGTTGGCGTAGCAAAAGCTGGTACTGCATTTGTTAATAATGCAATTCATTTAACTATCACTGAAGGTTCAATTGAATTTTCAGCTGGTGATTATTTTGAATTTGCAACTGCATATGTTCCAACTTCATTTACCGGAACTGGTAATGGTACACTAATTGATTTAGTTCCTGGCACAACCGCAATTCAAGAAGACTTCACTGTTGTATTCACTTCAGCTACTAGTTTCACGGTCACAGGCACGAATCCAATCACTGCTGCTGTCACTACTCCACCTCAAGTTGGTACAGTAGGAACTCAGTTTAATGAAGTATCTGGTAAAGTTTCATTTTTGATTACTGCTGGAACTACAGCATTTGTCGCTGGTGATGAGTTTGACTTTAGCTTAGTTCAAATTCAAAACTTTAATGCTCTTGGAGCAAATGATGCTCAAAAACGCTCTGCAATCGTGACAGCTCTTCAAGCTTCGATTAATAGCAACCAAGATGTTCGTTCAGAAGCTTATGAATACAATTTGATTTTGGCTCCTGGCTACCATGAAGTTGTCGATGAGATGTTAGCTCTTTCTGATGGTATTGGTAATGAAGCTTTTGTTATCGGGGATGTTCCAGCTACCAAGAGTCCTGAACAGGCGGCAAATTGGGCAACCTCAAATGAACATTTTAGTCATGTTGATGTAGCTTACTATTATCCATGGGGTTTAGCATCTAACCTTGACGGTAAAGATGTTTTGGTTGCACCTTCAGGTATTGCATTGAGAACCTATGCTTATTCTGATAATGCTGGTGAACTTTGGAAAGCACCTGCAGGTGCTCGTCGTGGGGTTGTTACTGGTGTTTCATCTGTTGGTTATGTGACTGGCACGTTAGGTTTGCCAACAACCTATAAGTTAGTTAATTTGAGTCAACCTCAACGTGATAATTTGTATGAGTTCTACAAAAACATTAACCCGATTGTTTATTTCCCAGGTCGTGGTTTAATCATTTGGGGACAAAAAACCGCTTCACCGGCTGCTTCAGCTCGTGATCGTATTAATGTAGAACGTTTGCTTTGCTACATTCGTAGGTCTTTACGTAAAGCTTCTTTCCCATTTATTTTTGAACCAAACGATCAAATCACTCGTGACGATTTGAAATCGATGGCCGATGGTTTCTTAGGAGATATCATGCTTCGTCGTGGATTGTATGACTTCGTAACTCTTTGCGACAGCTCAAATAACACTCCAACTCGAATTGATAGAAATGAAATGTGGTTAGATGTCGCATTGAAACCTGTAAAAGCAGTTGAGTTTATGTATATCGCAATAAGAGTTTTAAGCACTGGTGCAAAGATGGGAACTAATTAAATATTAGTCAAAAAGAAAAAGGAGGCTTAATTGCCTCCTTTTTTATGAGTGCTACGTTTTCAAAAAGACGAGAAAAAATATTGCGAGACGCAGACAAGACCCTTAGTCTGTCAGTTTTCGTAGTAGTTCATTGATACAAAAAACACTACGTTTTTAAAAAGCTGAGAGAAATGCGCAGAGACAAGTTAAAATAGAAAAAAGAAATTCAGTTCATCTGAATGACGCAGGTCACTTCTGTGCAATTTTAATTGAAATTATAAATGAACCTATTTGCTGAATTTTAAAATTGCATAGAAGTGATTTTCAAAAACGCTACGTTTTAGAAAAACTGAGAGAAATGCGCAGAGACAGAGACAAGACCCTTAGTCTGTCAGTTTTCATAGTAGTTCATTGGTCCAAAAAAGATTCAAAAGTATTCAAAATTTTATGAAGGGTTATCAAGTCCCCAGTTGGTTGTAATGATATGTCATATTCATTTTTTGATAGCAATATCCCAAAAGCCTGAATCACACCACCAGTATCACAGAATTTAGTTTTGATAATTCCAACATTCAGCTTTTCAACTGTAGAATACAGCTTAGTTAAGATAGCTGGGCTACCACCATCGTAAATTCGTATAGTTTTAAACCATTTTGCCCACGAGGTCACTTCTGGGACATTTGAACTCTCAGCATATTGAATCATATTGGCTACTGCGTGAAGGTTCTCAGAGGGTGTCTGATACCCATTAACAAAAAAGTAAAATCTCATTTTTATTTCCTTAAAATAAAAAAGGGAGCCGAAGCTCCCTTGTATTAGAGTGAAGTTGTTTATTTTGTGATTGAAGGTGCAAATGCGGCAACTATTGGAGCGGTTTGTTTAAATGTTCTAACTATATCAGCAGTGCCATCAGCGCCAAGGTAATATTTTACACCTTTTGCATTAGTCATGGCTACTAATGTTGGTGTTGCGAACTTGGCAATTTGTGGATTGTAATAGCTCATGATATCGCCATAAGCATTATTGATGCCATAACCAAATGCATATGGGAATGCACCTTTTACCCCGCCTGAGTGTTCAACATCATGTACAGCGCCAAGAACATGGCCAATTTCATGTGCCAATGTTGTGTTATAGCAATAATAAGAGCCATCGGTTCCATCACTTACGACAGCATAACCTTTAGAAGCTTGCAGCAAAGTACCATTAGCACCATTAGCATATGAAACACCACAAGAACCCTGTGCAACAGCCTTCAGCGGTCTCAGGTAAATTGCAACGTCTGCACCATATTTCGCTTTTGTAGAATTTACATCTTTGAAGACGCCGGAGTTTGTGGCAAATAATGTTAAAGCTGAAGAGTTCGCATTTGCATCAGCATAAGTAATGCTGTAAGAATACACCACTCTAACTGAAATATCGGTCAAACCACTATCGGCATAAGCTTGATTAGTGGTTGCAACAAGCTGATTGATGCGCGTAGCCGCGTTTGGCAAAGTTGAACTGTAAACAATCAGCAAATCAATTACGGTTTTTGGAGTAGTTGTTATGCCTGCTGCAAGAGCGGTATTTGAAATTGTTGTAGCAATGCTAGCCGCTTGATTTGCTGCCGCGTTTAACATTGCATGGCTGTCACCACTAAGCATGTCATGTTCAAGAGAAGGCATGATGCGGCCTGCTGATTCGTTGTCAATTGCAATTGATGAACCATTATTTGCTGTTTCAATAGAATATGATCTACCATCAGCTTCAGTGATTGTACCAAACGCTGAACCATCTTTACCGAAGGTAATAATGGCGCGTCCATCACCATCAACGGAGCCAATCCATGTTTTATCGCCATTTGAATGTGAAATGTCTCTTTCATGCACCAATGCAAAGTGACGATCGAATAGGCTAATGTTTGCTAATTCACCGATTGGCAATGCAAATAAAATCGCTGAGTCTAAATTGACAGTTGATATCCCGCTAGAATATAAGTCAGCATATTCAGCCGGAATAGGTTCACTCGTATGAGATATTGGGCTAAAAGTTTTACCAACTTGATAGGTGTGAATCGACCAAATCACCTTACCGTCAACAACCTTTTCAGCGGTGCCAGTAAAATCAGCTGCTACTGAGGCCGTGGTAAACATTGTTGCAATTGTGGCCGCAAATACCATTTTTTTACTTTTTAACATGACAATCACCTCATATTTTAAGCTAGATAAGCAAACTAATCGTTTCCAACTTATTCTAGCAATGTTTGAAAAGTTTGCAAGTTAAGTTATAAAGTAGCTTAACTTGGTAGATATAGTAATCCTTTTTGTAGAAAATAACATCCACAATTACTCAAACTGTTAATCAGTTATCAAATGGATTATAGGGTGGTCACATGATAGCATTATGGCTCACGTGGAAACCAAGTTTCCAGTTTTTTAAACTTTCGTTCTTTAGCTAATAAAATTTCTTCCATGGTTATTGGATAAGAAGTTTCTAGCGTAAGCACCTCAATTAACGCTAAAAAATCACCAAGCTCCATAGTGAGTGCGTCTTTATTAGATAGCGAATGAGGCTCATATGGGTTTTTACTATGTGGTCCAAACCGTAAAGATTTGGATGCAAGTTGAATAGTTCGAGCGGCTCTAACTAGGATGAGTTGCTCAATTAGCTCTGCTGCTTCTTCTTGAAGCAGCATTAAAGTCTTATGTTCATTTCGCATATCAAATATCCATATTGAAGTTTATTCCGATAATCCCATAAAATTCATTTCCAGACTTTGTCTCTGGAACACCAACTCCTAGGTAAGAGTTAAAATATTGAGACCACTTATTTGTTAATGTTGCTGTCGCGCCAGATACATTCGAATGCCCACCAATATAATCAAAATTTAACTTATACATTGGAAAATTAAATTCAACTCCAGTTTGAACACCAACATAACTGTATGTTGTACTTAATGCTTGGTTGACATAATAAGGACCACCATGAAAAATTAACCATTTAAGCGGCCTTATTCTGAGATCGAGATAATCAAATGTCTGAAAATATTTTGTCCCACTAATCAAAGAATAGCCAGCTTGCACGCCAGCAATTAAGGCAAAATAATTATTAAGTGTAAAAAATTTTGAGGCACCAATAAAAGTATCACCTTCATAGTTTTGAGCGCTTTGACCCCAAGCTAATAAATTTTGTGAACTCACAAAAGCATTAAATTTTGATGGAGTTGTAATTGAAAAAATTGGGGTGATATAGCCAGTGGCTCTATACACATCCAGCTCGGATGTTAAGCCAAGCTGGTTATGATAATGATCATCTAAGCTTTTGAACAGCTTAGACATATTGACTCTGCCATGACCTACTCCTTTAGCTTCAACTGCTGAGCAAAATAAAACTAGGGCAAATAAAAACAAATTTTTCATTGACGATAAACTCTTCTTACATCATCCTGACGTTGCATATAATCATCATACGCATCAGCTAATTCATTTAAATCTCGACGAACTGAATTACTCAACGATTGGTCATAATAAAGAACTGGTCTATAGTTCGTAGTAGTCAATAACTCTTCAAAAGTTGTAAAGTTAGTGTACTTTAGACAAGTATCATTTAGTCTATTAAGTTTGCCTTTCGTTAAGTAATTCAAAGATTCTTGCATTTATTTTTTTGGTTTAGCTACTTGAACTGGTTTAAAAGCCGGCGCTTTTGCTACTGGAGCGGATTTAGCCGGCTGAAACGCTGGAGTTGATACTTTCGGTGTTTGTACCTGAATTGGTGCAAACCCACTAGTTTGAGCTTTCGGGGCCTGCACTTGAATCGGCTGAAAAGCTGGATTTGCCGCCTGTTGAGCAGGTTGCGTCGCCAAATTTGGTGCAATTACATTAGGCTTAAACAATGGTTGAACTTTTTGATTTGATATCAACTCTTGTTTATTTATGACCAGAGTTTTTTCAGCTTGAGCTGGTTGAACGTATCCAATAGATTGTCTTTGTTGTGGAGCTGATTGCTGAGCAGGAGCTCCTTGGTAAATAGTGGTATTGTTATACATTACTCGTGGATGAGTGTCCCAATAGTTGGGATTGTACGTGTATTGATTTCTGTTCCAGAAATGATTTGCCGCCGCACCGGCTGCAAATGCCGCGGCATAATTTATCCATTCATTATTGTTGGCATAGCTTTGACCAAACTGATGATATGTAGCAACGCACTGATCGATATTGTAGCCTTGGGCCATGCAAGGTTGAACTGCAGCCACAGTATTTGCATCATACGAATGATTGCAGCCAACCAGCGCAAGTAACAATGGTATCATAAAGACAATTTTCTTCATTTGTTTTCCTATTGGTTTAAAAATTAGTTAGGTTGTGGTTGACAATCTTTTTGCCAGTTTGTTTGAACACCAGCATGCCCAGGTAAAGTAAAAGAGCAATCTTGTAAACCGGCTTTCAACAAACTTTTTGTTTTGTTCAGTTATTCTAACAAAAATGAACGCCAAAGTTAAGCAAAGAAAAAAGTATAACTGCAATTATGATGAAATTTATTTTTCCATCAAGTGTCCTTGTTATTAAAAATCAGTATCGATATTGAGCAAATTCATTATAACATTATTTTTATGGACGTGAATTGAAATTGACATTGCGGAATCATCAATCAAATAAAGTGTAGTGTCTTTTTTCAAAAACCCCATCTTCATGAATGATAAATTCTTGCCATTAAATTGCATAAATTCATGCATATCGTCATATTTGAAATTTTCAAACTCTTTAGCAATTTGCATTTGCTCTTTGACACTTGGGAACTCTTTTATCAAATAACCAAGCTCACGCTCAAGTGATTCGCGCATATACTTATCAAAGTGCTGTTTATCAGCTTCATCATATATCGCATGAGACCAAATGTTTAAGTGCTCTGGCTGTTTTGGTAAATTTGCTAAAAAGCTTTTAATCTTGACAATGTTGCAATATTTAAACTGACCATCATGCCAATTGTCAATTATCGTTTCTTCAAGGTCAAGCCAAACTTCAACTATCATAAAAATTGTTTCAACTGATTAAAATCAAATTCATTTGAATTATACTCATGAAATATTACACCATTATTATGAAGTGCACATTTAATCTGTTCAGCTAAATCATTAGAGTGCTCTTCACCATGAACTCGACCATATTGCTGAAATTCGTGAGTTCGGTTCAAGAAGAAATTGATGTTGTTGTAATGTCCAGCAATTTCAATAGTCAAGCTTTTTAGCGCTTCACGATATGGCGTCTGTGGATTTGCATATACCACATTCATTAACAACGGACTATCAGTCACCACGTAATCAACCTTATCAATTAACCTTGAGATACGTCGATTTTGTTTTGCTAAGATATAGAGCTGGTCTTCAAACAAGTTCTCTCTATCTTCCCAAATGATGTCTTTTGCATATTCTGTAACTTCTTCTACATGATAGCCTGCAATCTTCATCTCTGCAAATATGCGAGCACGATGTGTAGATTTACCAGAGCAAGGTGCCCCGAAGAGATTAATTATCTTTGTCACGTTTTTATTCCTAAAAATAATCCCTAAAAATTAAAGTGCTATGTCAAAATGTTTAACTAAGCGATGTTTAGCTTCATTGATGATTGAACTTATTATCTGCTTCAATTTAATATGTTCAGAGATTCAAGAACCGTTTCTCTATAGACATCATATGTGCTGGTTACTCTGTCAACATATACTTCACATTTACCAAAAGCGCCATGCTTATAAGAAGTTTCTTCTTTTTCAGCTTTTTTACAGATGTCTAAATAAACACTCACTTTATTGTTTCATTTGGTAATGAAATAAAGTCTAGATTATTTGAAGTTGTCCATTGTCGATTTTCAGTATCAATCGCGCTAATGTTGTATATCTGCATTTGCGCAGCATGGCGGGTGGTAAAAGCCACTACTTTTACGTCTGAAGTAGTTGGAGTGATTTCGTCAGTATCAATTACCGGTGCTGACCAATGTCCAGTTAAACCAGCATATACTGTGTTTTTATCTCTAATAAAAAATGTCATATGAACCTCCGATTGATAAATTATATCAAACAGCCCATGCTTCGTACACAAAAAAGGAGGCATTAAACCTCCTTTTTCTTTAGCATTATCAGCTATTAATCTTCTAACAAAACTCCACGTCGTGTTAATTCTTTCTTGATTTTTGCATTTTTCTTTTTGTTGCTACCCAACTGCTTTTTCAAATTTTCAGTTGAAAAACTTGCAACTGTTTTCCCGTGTTTTTCAATTCTAACACCCACGATTATCTCCTTTATGTATTATAAAGGAGATATTTATCATTGACTAACTGATGTCTGATGGGTGAATATATCGTTTGACCAATCGAGTAAATGTCAATTCGTATATTTCAGTTAACAATTTGCGAATTAAAATTATGCCATGTTTGATTGGGTCGGCTAAGAACAAACCAATTGCGGAGAAAGGCCAAAAAGCTATCCAATTAGTCAATCTGGCCTTTTGATTAGCTGGGCTAATACCACCATTGATAAATTCACAACCATTGATACTTGTCATTTCAACTTTAAGCTTCCACTTCCATTCTGACTTGCAATCTTCTGGAATTTCATCAGTCACCGTAATCGGCAAATCATAATGTGCAATAAATTTAACTTTAAGCTCTTGCACTTCCTTTAAAACCTCTCTTACGAAAGTCCAATACTTAATGATAGAGTAGATACCACCGATTGCAAGATAGCTACCACCATATGTTAGAGCTTCAACAGGATGATTCCAAATAAATGTAATTGGTTGAACTTCAGTGAAATATTGAAGGCCGAGAGTTGCAATGGCTAACAGAAAATATTCAATTCCATACTTTTCATATGAAACCAAAATTAATGATAAAACGATAAAGCTGACCGATAAAACTGTTGACCATACCCCAGAGAAAAAGAGTAAATCGATGATTGATAATAAGTGCTCAATTGCAAACATTGTAGTCCTCAGATAATTAAATTAGAAATTTTCGTCCATATCTATCTTGATAAAGAAACATATGCCCAAAACTCCAACTTGTTCGAGATCATATACTTCAATGATCTCGCCATCTTCGCTTTGTCAAAATCCTTCTGAATCAGCAATATTCATTATATCAAAAATTGGCAATAGTGCAGGGATTCGGCCCCCTACGACGCATAAGATCAAAACCTGCTGCTCTACCAACTGAGCTACATTGCAATAAACTATTTCTTTTGAAAAAGCTCGAATAACTTATCGACTTTCTTATTAGTATCTTCAGCAGTTTGAGCTGCTTTATCTGCAGCAAGTCTTGCGAATTCTGCTTGTACTAAAGCTTCTTTTGCGATATGATTTGTATCACTAATTTGAGTTTCTAACTTAGAAACTCTAAACTGGAGAGCATCTACCTGTCTTTCTACACGATCAATATTAGTAACTGATGCACAACTAGTTAAAAATACTATAAAAAATAATGCTACAAATTTCATATTATCTCTAATTTAAGTTTTAATTTCTTTAAGCTCTATTAATTCTTTTCTAGTAAAACAAAAACTAATATCGCTTAAAGAGCTTCTTCCATCCAAATAGACAGGAGGGCGATGAAACAGAGCAAGTACCCATTGCCTATCTGCTTCACCCACTAAACCTGCAATCTGAAATGTTTTACCTTCTAGGTGATTTTCTATACCATATTTTTGTATGGAATATCTTAATCACCTACCATTACCAATATAACCATCTTCTAAATTATCAGTTGAATGCATTCCTAAGTAGGAATATCCCTTGATAAGATTAGTTGTTTTGTAGATGTAATGGTATTTCTTTTGTTTCCGCACTTTTGTATTTTTCTAAAAAAGAATTTAATCTAGTTATCAAAAAAGTACAAAAATGACAAATGAGTCATCGACTGGACTTGAACCAGCAATCTAAGGTTTTGCAGACCTTTGCCCTACCATTAGGCCACGATGACAAAATTTAAATTATTCTATTAATTTTGTGCATTGTTTTTAAATGAACTACTAATTAAATTAGCAGTTCATTTAACATAACTTATGTTTTACGTCTTAAACTAAAAAGCAAAACTAAAAAGCCACTTAGCATTAACCATGATGATTCTACCAATGGTATAGTTGTTAAACCAGCGCCACTAACACTTCCTCTAGAAGTATAGCCTGCAGTATTTACAGTATTACCTGAAATATCAAAGGTCATATCTGCGCCGAAGATTCCATTTGTATTAAACAGATAGGCATAGATTCCACCAACTACATTTAGCAATCCACCAGAAACACTAAATGGTCCAGTCCCAGATGAAGATTTAATGCCTTCTACGGTAACTCCATTAGCATCAGCTACAGCCACAGTTTTTAAGAATAACTCTGACTGTGGATTATCAGTTATCGTCAATGCATCTTTTTCAAATTTACCAGTCGGAGTAAAAATACTACTTGGATTAAAGTAAAAATCTACTTTACCACCAGTATCTGAAAACAAAGTTTTTGTTCCAAGCGTTATTGCAGATGTTATTTTGTAGTCATCAAAAACATAATACAAATAAGACCCAACATCACCAGAACTCCAGATAATATTACCAGCACTATCAGAAATAGAAGTGATCACTCCAATTCCACGCTGAGTTGAACCAACAGCTCCCGTTCCAGTATTGACATAAGTAGTCCCAGTAAATGAAAAATCTCCAGCATGCGCTGTTAAGATGTCAAAAACAGATGCACTTGCACTAACTGATACTAAGCTAAGCGCGCCACACAACAGCACAATCATGAATTTCTTCATTATATCCCCCCAGTTTAATTAAAATACAACTTCACAATGTTTTGCTCAATTTGTTATTGAGCAAAATTCAAATTGAAAACTTTTGATTTTCAAAATGAAACTTTAAAAGCCTATTTTTATAGGCATTTTTCAATTTGGTTATTGGCTTAGTCATCGTCAATCTCTCTTCTAATGGTTCGTTTTGCATTGCAAATGACATGTCATACATTTACTTCTATTAGCAAGTGCATCACCCAAAAAAATCAAATCAACTTTATCAGAGTAGATATCATCTACACTATGCAAGCCAACCACTTCATTATGACTGTAAGGCTTTCATCTTTATGTCTCCACTAAATTCAAGGAGTAATCATATCAAATTTTACGAAAAAGTAAAACTTTTATTTACAAAAAATTAACTGGCCCAAATAAACAATACCGACAACGATTACTGAACAGCAAATCCAAGTATTCAGGATTGGCATAAATGACATTACCGCTAAGTAATAAAGATTTTCTAGACAGAAAACTTCTCTAAAGCTATAACCATTCCACATGTCCAGCAAAAGTGCGCAAAACCCAATAGCGAAAACCAAAATAGTGCTTACTACATAAATTGTTAAAAGTAGGTCCATAAAAATAAAATGTTTGGTGGAGAAAAAGGGACTCAAACCCTTGACCTTGTCCATATGAAGGACTTGCTCTACCAGTTAAGTTACTTCTCCAAATGAGACATATAGCACACTCTTGATATGCCAATTACACCAATGAGAATTAACATTATACCACTTAACCATAGCTGTGAAAATGTGAAACCGACATTTAATAACAACATAATTGTAGTGAATACTGTGATGAATACTAAAAACCGCTGTGGTTCTTTTAGGTCATCAAACTTTTTATTCAGGTTCATTTTGTTTATCGATAACTGAAAGTTTAATAGAAGATGGCATCACTATTGTATGGCAGTTTAGTTGTTTTTCAAAAGCATTCCCAACGGCTGCCATAAATTGCTTTGCTTTTTCCTTTGGAAATGTTCCGACATCAACCGATACAACTAAAATTTTATTTTCATCCAGTTCTAGTTTGTCTAGAACTGTTATTGATTTTTCACTTAATTCTATCATATTCATTATAGTCCCTTAATTTGAAGCTCCTAATGTGAATCGAACACGTGACCACTTCCTTACCAAGGAAGTACTCTACCTACTGAACTATAGGAGCAAAATTCTGCTCAATTAATGAGAGAGCAATCTCATATCGATATTCGTATCGGTATTGCGACATAAGACAGCCACAATATGGGTCGCCATCTATAGGACCAATACACCCGCAAAAGCTGCTAATACTTTGGCGAAATAAAGTTTCTTCAAATGTCGGCTTTTGCTGCGGACCACTATAGTGCTTTATGAATTGCCAATTACTATTGACATTTCTTATCAACGCTGCTAATAGCTCTGGAGTTAATGGGTCTAACTTTGGATTTTCAAATGCTCTTAACTCAGCATTAAGCAAACATAGACGCTCAATTTGTTCTTTTGATGGTGGCAGCATAATTAATTGCTCGATTCTAAATCGAAATCATCATAATTAAAGCCTTGCTCTTCAATCACATAGCTAACAAATTCACGAACTTCCACGTAATCGCCATACCGACCGTACTCTTTTGCCAGCTTAACAAGGTCAGCGATAAACATCGTTTTTTCACAATTTAATTGTATAGTCATATTTTCCTCGGTAAATAGTTTTTATTTTGAAATGACCTCATTTTATCTAATCATACGAGTCAATAAAGTTATCAATATTTAAATCAGCGTGTAATGAAGCAAATATTTGCCTCTTTACTTCTCCAGGTTCATATTTAGTTTTAAAAAATGTTTTTAACTTTTGAAAACCATGCCATCTTTTATCTTTTATCTTTTACTGGAGGGACCGTAAATCCATTTGAAACTTGAGTCATTAAGTTTTTGCAACATTGACAAATGGAACTAAAGCAAAAATAAAAGGACCAGCATCAGCAAGTTTTGTTGTATAACCTTTATGAATATCATACCGATATACATAAATGAATTCTATCCAGCAATATACTAGACAAATCAAATATGATAAAAGAAAATCAGACATTTTTACTTCCTCTTATGAGGATAAAGCTTGTGCAATAAAATAAATTGCAATACTACCAATAACAACAATTATATCCTCTATGAGAGCTTTCTTACATCTGTTTAAAAATCTTTCATTATTTCATTTTTTCGACTTTTAATTTACCAAACTTTTTAATAAAGTTTGGATTCATTGCTGCTTTTTTCGCTGTAGCTAAATCAAGTTGGTGAAATATCTCTCTGCCCTTTGCATCAACTACTCGCCAAACTTTCTGTTGCGCTGAATTAGCAACTCTATCCGATACTTCTTGGTGCCATGCATACTCATTATCTTCTGGAGCACGTTCGAGTATCTGGCTTGGTTCAAATAATTCATGTATTTTCATAACACTTCCTTCATTTAAAAGAAATATTTATGAAAAAATCTACAAAAAAGGTACCCCTACGAGGGGCCGAACCTCATGCCAGCCACCAATTTAACTTCATCGCTAATTATTTTTAAGCCCGCTTGTATTGCTACATCACTTTCTTCAGCAAGAAAACTTGCTTCTTTTGCTGTTATTATTTCCAATTCCTTTTAATTATTTAACTCTTTCAGGGAGGCACTGGGTTTACACCAGCAACAGTTGGTCAGTTTCTGTATATTATAATCCCGAATATGCTAGTAAAGAGAACCATCACTTCGCCCACATTATCGATAAGCCGGACTCGATCACCGGCAAACCTCCCTGAAAGAACTAAATTAGTTCTACCATTTCAACTGAAATTTCAAATGAAATACCATTTTCAATTTCTTTAGACATTAATTCTTCACAGTGCTTAACTAACACAGCATAACTAATTTTGTTTAATGCTTTCGCTTATGTTGGTACATTGCCGCATCAGCTTTTTCTAAAATTTGGTCAACAGTTACACGTTCACACGAAACATAAATTCCAATACTGGTTCCAATTTCAATGTTATGCGTTCCAATAACCATTGGTTTTTTAATCGCAAGTTCAATCTTACGTGATACTAATTGAGCGCTTCTTTTTGCCGCAACTCGATTATGCGGAAGATTATTTAAAACGACCACAAATTCATCACCACCAAGCCGAGAAACATAATCAGAGCCACGAGTCAAATCTTTTAATCGATTTGCTACAGTCTTCAATACTTCATCACCAATGTTATGACCAAACTCGTCATTAACTTTCTTAAAACCATTTAAATCTAAAAACAATACCACAAAATTAGTTTGAGCTCGAACATAGCTTGAATGTGCAAGCTTTAAATTTTCAATCAATTTTCTTCGATTTATTAACCCAGTTAAAGGGTCTTTATACGACATTTCCTTAAGTTGTTCTTCTTGAGCTTTTTCAGCTGAAATATCCAATATCATAGCAACATAATTTATCGTATGTCCATCATCATTTTTAACCGCTGACAAAAAGGACCACTGTGGATAGATACTTCCATCCTTTCGACGATTCCATATCTCACCCGTCCATTTGCCAGTTTCCTTTAGCTCTGACCACATGTGCTGGTAGAATTCTTTAGTGTGCTGCCCAGAGGATAAGATGTTAGGTTTTTTACCTAACACCTCAGCCGGTGAATATCCAGTAATGCTTGAAAATGACTTATTGACACGGATGATATTACCATCAATGTCCGTAATCATTAACCCTTCTAAGCAATCAAAAATTCGTTCAAATACATTAAAATGCAAACTGCCCAACCCTTGGGGAAAACTAAACTGTGTCTGCATAAGAACCTCTTTAAAAATTGATACTAACTATCATATCAAATTAATTCACCGAATTTTATAACTAGTTAACAGTTTTAGTAATTCGCGCCACTATAATGTTAGTAACACCCATTTGTTATTCTCCACTTGAAATCTCCACATACCTAACAAAGGTACCGAAAACATTATATCACAATGTTAAACATTTTATCATTCTTTCCAAAATAAATCAAAATGCCCTCTAAGTACCTTACTACACTGAGTAGCCTTATTTGTCTCACGATTAAATACTTTATCATCTTGAAATCGATACGTCCTAACCTTATCACCACCTTTCCATCCTTCGAATGCATGGTCAAGTGCTTCCAATACATGCTAAATTAATTGAGCAACTGTTTTGTTATACGCAAACTGAAATGAAACTTGATTGTGATAACCACAATAAGCATGCAGTTCACCGAATCCACAACACAATTTATCCACTGGTAAAGTACGCAACAGCTCTAACAACCTTCCAATCATCAAAGTACTAAATTATGTCAATTCTTCTTTCAAGTTTTCAGCTTTCATATTTGTACCTTTGTCAAAAATGGCAGGCCTCTGGAGATTCGAACTCCACCCGGCGGTTTTGGAGACCGTCGTGCCACCAACAACACTTGAGACCTATTTTATATTTGGTGGGCCCCACTGGGATCGAACCAGTATCCTCGGATTTTCAGTCCGGCGCATGAACCATCACTGCCAGAGACCCTAATTTTATTTTGTTTAAATGATAATTGGGGTGAAGAACGAGATTTGAACTCGCATCCTCTTAGTTCACAGCTAAGAACTTTACCTAGTTAAGCTACCTTCACACCAATTATCACTTGGTAATTATTTGGTGGAGCGGCTGGGATTCAAACCTAGATACCCGGATTAAAAATCCGGTATACTAACCTTTGTACGACAGCTCCATTCATGTTTTCAAGTTTAAGGTGATTTACCGTGCCACCTTAAACCAACTTGAACGGAGTTTAAGATGACACTAACGTTTTACCAAGCTCCTTTGAACTTGCCAAAATCGATGTCGCTTTGTAAAATGCTTCATTTTCTTTGTCCGTTAGTGTTAGATGAAATTTGTTTAAATGATAGAATATAATTGTTCTATCGTTTTTAATTTGTACAACTTTATTTATACGTTTTTAAATCTTTTGAAGTAATCAACATTCGTCTTAACGCATTTGCATTTTGATCTCCACAAATATTGTACTTCTATTGAAAAATTCTTAATTCATCAAATCTTTCAGCTTTTCTAGTTGATTTTTTGCAAAATCAAAATAATAAGCATTGAGTTCTTTTTGAGAGCTTCTGCTATCAATAATTCCCAAAAGCTTCTACCATTCCAAGTTTGCTTACTATCAGTAATAATAGTGCTAAATTTAGGAAATAATTGTTCCCAAAATATTTTTGCTGGAATTTTTTCTAAATACTCTCTAGCTAAAGGTTGATATCTCCAAACTAAACTTTGCCAAACATAATCACCAATAGTTTTATGTCGTGCAACTTCATAAGACATATAGTATGTGATGCGTTGTAATTTTGCATCCATACAAAAAAAATTCACTGCCATGTTTATAAATTGCAGCAGTTTCAGAGATTTTTAATATAATCTTTTTATATCTAAAATTTCCACGCAATCTTTTAGTATATTCTTTTCGATTTTGCTCTGGATCATTCAATTCAAACCAATCTAATGGTTCATTTTTTTTGGCAACATTTCGAAAAGATCTTCTAATTTCACTATTGTTCCTAGCGTTTAGTATATAACCAAACACCAATTCTACAAGTCTTAATACATTGCTTATGCCAACCTATCAACTTATCATATCGAGGATATCGACTTAAGCTTTTTGAATAAGAAGATTTTTCGACTGGATACCAAAATTTAGGTTTAGGTATTCTAGTTAAATTGCTCTTAAACAGTTTTAAAGACCTATCTGCAATTTGCATCGCATATCTTCGTCTAAAGCTTCGATGTCTTTTTACTAAATCTTTCAACAAATTATCAACAACTTGCTTTGCCCAAGCTCTGCCTTCTTCTAAAGAAGCTTTAACTTCAGGATCTCTCTCAGCTTCGACATCAAGCTTAGTTATCAATTCGTCAAAACCTGAAGTTTTCATTTCTACTACTCAAAGAATTGTTAAAATAATTTTTCAAATATTATTTGCTCCGCCCCAGGGAATCGAACCCCGCTCACACGGATTAACAGTCCGGCTGCACACCTTGTGCATTGCGCGGAGCAAATAATACTTTAAATCAAAGAATTATTCTATCACCTTTTTTCAAAAAGTACATCTTTATTTATAGCTTTTGAAACTTTAGCATTTCGATGTAATCTTCGACAATCTGCGTAATCGCCACTGGATTCCATCTTCCTCGTGTAGTTGCCATCACTTGTCTAATGATAGCTTTAGTATCATGAACCATTTCTGGTTCATCTTCTAATATTTCAGCAATAAGTTCAGCTATTTTAACTTCATCTACACCAGTACACAATTGTCTAAATCCTTGCATTTCAGCTAAAGCTTCTTCAGCTTCTTCTTTAGTGCTAAAATACTCTGAATCACGAGAACCTGGAGTTTCATCTCCATTTAAGTATCTAAACAATCTTCCAACGTAAAAACCAGCTGCAGATTTTAAAACCTGCAGCTTAGAATAATGACCGTCTTTCATTTATCCCCTAATTGAAAACACAAAGTGACTGTCGAAGGTATCTCCAATACGCTTCTTTTCGTACCAAACTTGCCAGCCTTGAGCAATGTACAATGACTCAAAATTAAGCCATTGCATATTGAATTCAGGTTCTGGAACGGGATGGTCACCATCAGTATGATGCACTTCGACTAGCATTTTTTTAGTTGCTCTAGCTTTGATGTCGTCTTGCAGAACAATAATATTGTTGCCAGTGCCAAAGTTTTCAACAATTAACTCATTAACTGCTTCAATCACAAATCCTGGGATTTGCCCAAGAGCAGCTTTTGCTGCTTCATCTGGTGAAAATGGTTTTACCATCATCGTATTTTCCTCATAATCTAATGGTGAATTTAAACCGTGATAAGCCATTATTCTTTGTCTTTGTCCAACAAGACATTTGAATGTCTCGCTCGAGCTGCTCGCTCATGAATTGCAGCGATCATTGCACGGCGCCAGATTTTATCTGGAGAAGAAGTCACTTGCTTTGGAATCTTTACGGTACTACGACCATGAGATTTACGAACTTTTTCTTGTTGTACCACTGGTTTTTTTGCTGCCATGTTTTCCCCTTATGTTTAGCCAAATAAAATTTGCTCGGTTAATTGAGCTTCTTTTAGTGATTTAAGCTGGAACTGTTGAGTTTTCAACTGGTCTCCTTCAAACCACTGAGTTGTTACAATTGAACCATTAACCTGTTGTACTGTCATTTTAGAACCGCCGGTTAAAAGTTGTACTACACTTCCTGTTGAAATCATGCTTTCCTCCTATGATAAAAAATTCAAGAACCTCACTATTGATTGTTCTCTCTGTTTATTTACCATAATTGAAAAGTCATAATTTGAAATGAGTGACGTAAAAGAACCAGCCACATTATTCATTTTTAAAAAATCTCGTTTTGCTATTAGCTGATCTATTTCGCTTCGGCAATTTATTAATTGGGCAAGCAATTTATTCATAATATTTTACTAAACGCGGTAAATTCAAAGCCTTCTTCGTTAAATGATTTTTCAGGCCTAGGAGTCCATTGCAAAGTTTTTTCAACATATGACTCAATAACTTCTTCTGGAAGATCCCAAAACTCTTTAATTCGATTAGGGTCATTATCTAAAAAGAAAATGTTAATGAATTCATCTGACAATGAACGTCCATTAATTGATGGAACAAATGTCATTCCAAAATACATATTCCAGTAACTATATCGATTGACATATACAATTAGTTCCATCATTTCACCTTAAATGTAAATATGAACCGTAGCGGCTTCGCTAACAATCGCATATCATTTCAAGAATAAATCTCTCTTTTCTTCGTCGATGAATCGTTTAAACCGATTGCGACATACACATTCCAATTTTGAATGCGTTGCGGCTTTCCAATCGTATGATATTGACAATAGCTTCCAGTCATCAACTCCTCGCAAAATAGCAAGTTTTTCATTAAAGCCACGTTGACCTCTTATCCCATTCCCAATAGTATTAAACACATGGTCAAACACTTTAAACTGTGTTGTCTCAAAGTTCGCTGAAGCATATAATGATGGATGCTTTATGACAGTCGCTTTGACAAAATCTGTTGGCGAAAAGATTGGTTTCATTTTAAATGTAGTGAATGTAAATTTTTAAGCCCTTTTTCTTTGCTAGCTCAATCATATTGCCAGTGCCTTTAGAAGAACCGTCCCAAAGAGCTATTAAAGCTTCTGCGTGATCCGCCATTTGAGCATTTCTAATAAATCCAGCGGACTTACCATGCTTTGCCCAATCAGCTGGAAAATATGTGATAGGGATATTTCTTTCTTTAGCCCATTCTTCGCCAAGAGTATCAGCACCACATGCTTTACCACAGACAACTTCAGTTATTGTAAATCCAGCAATATTAACAGCTTCTAAAAGAAGAATTGGATTAGTGACAGTTCGGCCGCCAGCAATTATCGTTTTCATTAGTTGTCTCAGCTTTAAAGTTCTTATTATAACACAATTCTGGCTGAAGTTTCAAAGAATATATAACATCATTCCATTGTGTCTCAGCATCAAATCCAGCTTTATTGTCTATCAAGACATTAAAGTAGAATTTTTCTTTAAAGCTTGCATATTTGGTATCACGTACATCACAGTTACCATTGACATGGTCAAATATGATTTTGTTATCTTCGAAGAATTGAAGATAATCCGGAATTTGAGAGTTAGTCATTGATGACCAAAGAATCAACTTACAATCTCGACGTTTAGACAGCAGCTGCAACGCTTTCTTCGCATTTGGATAGAACTCAGTACTCCACTCCGTAGAATACGTCGGTCTTAAAATTGTTTCATGAATGTCGATGGCCCAGTACATTAAGGCCCAGTTGCGAGAACGAGCTTTATCAAAAGCCCGTTTAATATTTGGAAGTTCCAATGCTATCACCAGTTTTAAAAGTTATTTTAGCTCTGCTACAATCTTTTCAAGTTTTTTGTCATAAGATTTGCCCCAACCTTTAATTGCAGACAAGGCAGCTTTTGCAATATCTTTAACATATTTAGCAAGTTCTTTTAAGCCTTCTTCCAAACTTTCAGCTTCTTTAATCATTGTACGAAGAGCTGGAGATTTTTCAGCAGTTGTCACCTTTGTAAATTCAGTAGTCAACTCTTTAATTTTTTCTTCAAGCTCTGGCTGCAACTCTGTGATTTTAGCCAAAATGGCTTCATAATCAATTTTAGTCGTAGTTACACTTTGTTTTTTAGACAAAGTCAGTGTCGCTGAAATGGTATCAACTACACGCGTGTAAACTTCATCTTCGGCATCAAATAGATCTTCAACTTCTTCTTTCAAATGGGCATTAAGCTCGCCTTGTTTTTTGGCAAGAGCTTCAACTGCTTTTTGAATTTTTTTGTAATTAGAGATTAGCTTGGTGAACTTACCTGATTGATTACCTTGCAATGACAAGATAACACGATCTAATGCACCTTTTACTTTTTTCTCTTCATAAGAAAGCTCAGCTTTACGAGCTTCCATAATGCTTAATAGTTCAACCAATATCATTTGAATACCCCAAATGCGAATTTAAAAATGTATTTATTTGAACCAGTAGATACATTTACAGCAGAGTGACCAACAGTTGTCCAATCAACTCAGCGATACCGATAATAATCTCAGTTGCACCTTCACGATAAGCGCCTTTAAAAAGTCGATACAAACCATAAACAATTAATAGCCCAGCGACAATAGTGAATATGCTAACCATTTTTATCCTCTTGAGTTTTTTTAATTAGCTGTTTAGTGTATAAAACACATTTTCCACATTTTTTACCAATACGAAATTCATTAACTATCTGTTTTTTATTATACCCAGCGTTAATGGCACTGATAATCTGTCGATCTGAAATGTTATTACAAACACAACAAATCATTCATCATCTTCGTGTGATATATCCAACTTAACAACTAGAGTGTCATCGTCCCATTCAAATGGGGTATGCACATCAACTGGCATAAAATCGGTATTAATTATGCCATCATCTTTACAACACTCAAACCACACTGCAGCATCTTGTTCGCCTTGTCCTTCATACCACTTAGCGAAAGTTTCTGCTTCTGCTTGAGTTTTAAATCCAGTAAATTTTAATGAATAAGACATAATTTTATAGCTAGTTGAAAGTTGGCCCACGAGAAAGAGTTGAACTTCCGTTTTTAAGCTAGTTGGCCAACTAGCTTATCACCATATCACCTTAATGGTCGTGGGGGTAAAGGGTGGGTGCCCTTATTTCAGAGCACCCATGATTTCAGCAGGACCAAATTTGACTTTGTCAACTACGAAACGGCCAGCCGCAAATGTTACATGTTTACCGGCAATGTCCAACATGATACCTTTATTTTTGAATTCAATGCCGGAGGTTTCCAGGATTGCTTTCAATTCGGCCAAGTTATGTGGTTCAACAGGTTTTGCTGGTTTACGACCGCGCTGTTTTGATTCACCCTTTTCAAAGGCTGTGCCACTGGTACGCATTGCTTTCAATTCAGCGTTCAAGTCGACCAGTTGGCCGTAAGCTGCTTTTTGAGCATCTTTAACAACAGTGTAAGTGGTAAATACCGCACCTTCGGTTTCGCCATTCGCTTTTGCATCGCGTTTTGCTTTACGAGCAACTTCCAGTTCAGCGTTCAATTTGACCAAGGCATTGTAAGCTATGGTTTTGGCATTGAATTTTTCTGCATAAGTAGTAGTTCTCATGGTCATTTCCTCATAGGTAATTAAAGTAAGATTTTCAACTTCGATTCGGTGTTTTCCGAATGTGAGATAATAATACTCTTTTTTTAACTATGTGTAAATGGTTCAAGCTTAAATTTTTGTTAACGAGTTAACATTTTTGCACTGGTTTTAAGTTTTATTTCACCAACTGTTGGAAATTTAAGATACTTTTCATAAAAGTCTGCTTCTTTTTAGTGAATTTTGATGATTTCGTGTTGACAGAATCAATTTCCAATTCTAAAGCCTTGCTAAATTCATGAACGTGCATACCACTAGACTCTAAGACTCGTGGTTTCAAGTCTAACTTAATGATGTCGGCGTTTTTGCAGATGGATCGCTGATAATCGCAACCAATTTCAATCAATCGGTTCAAAAGGTCGCGACGAGACATCAACTGTTCATTTGGCAATACTTCTTTAATGAGTTGCAACTCGTTTGTAGAAAGAAGGGTATCTTGTAGTTCATTGTCAATGCTTATGGTAATACCATACTTTTTGAATTCGGAAATTATTAAATCCTGCTTTCCAATAAATGAGTAATACCTTGCATACTTTGCTGCTTTCTCGATAGCAAATTCGAATCGACCAGGACTATTTTCAGCAGGATAACCACCACCTAAGTAGTAGATACCATCGATCAAAGACTTAAGCACTGAAACTTCATCGGTAAAGATGATATTGAAAACCTTTTGAAGGTTTCGATATTTTTTGTATGTTGCCCTTATTCCAATTCTGATTTCTGCAGCGTTATGAATAGTTTCTTTAACATTAAGTTCAGACATTTTTCAACTCCTCAGTGACTACAATAAAAAAATTATTATATCACCAATTCATTAATTGAACAATAAAAGTTTTAGCTCAGCGGAGAAAAATGTCTTGCGGGGTTCATTATTAGCAACAATACCAAATCTCCCAAATGCCGTCAGCAGTGTCTACATATTCCCAGTGACCTATACCACTTTCACAGTGGTTATCAATACCATCATAATCAGTTCCGCAGTGACTGCAAGTTAGTTTCATTCTACTTTTTCTATATTATATGTAGAAGTGTCTAGACAATTTGTTTCACGCATAAATGAGCCACTTATTAGATAGGCAAAATGCTCTACTATGATAACTGGTTTATTGAGAAAGTTGTAAAGCTCTATGCTTTTTCTGGAGTAAGGGCTAACCCTTCTATTGTGTAAGAGTTTCGAATGAAACCTCTTTTATTTTGTCAATCGCCACAATGCACCATATCTAATCGGTTTGGCGCGGTCTTTAACCATGCTCGTAACTTATCAGCTACTTCTTCTTGCTTTTCTTCAGGAATATTTTTAAGCCACCACAATAACAATATCGGAGCTGAACACATTTCTTGTACAATTTGAAAGAGTGTGACTCGTATAGAAAAACCTGTAATAAAATTACAAAATCTCCACGAAGTATCTCACCTGAATGTTTGGCTCTCTGAGGAAGAATCGAACTTCCCTTTTTTAGCTGGCCGGCCAGTCACCTCGCCCCGTAGCTAAGGTCAGAGAATTAAAATTGGAGCGGGTTGCGGGGAACTATCCCGCCTCTCCAGCTTGGAAGGCTGGGGCCCAGACACTAGACCAAACCCGCATTATTTTTCATTTTTCGACCTTTTATCCATCCGTCTGGAATATTTTCACCTTGTTGATGTCCAATGGCCGCTAAAGTATCTTTTCTTTTTCGTTTTTCTTCTTGTGACTGAACCTGACCTATGCAAGTAGCATAATTTACTATTCCTGCTAAATGCCACATATTATTGACCGTTCGCACCTTCGATTACAGTAATCTTCCGACAATCATTTATCATTCTTGAACTAAATCAAAATCAGAGATTGCTAATCTAATTCCTTTATGCCAAGCACTATTTCCCCAAGGATCATTTTTAGTATTAAGCAACTTAATATACTGGTCTTTTAGTAAACGCTTACATTGTTTTTGATGAAAATCTAAAATGTAAACTTTCAATTTTTCATTAGAAAAAGCTTCAATAATTCGCTGTTTCCAAAATCGTTCGCCATCAGCAGTTTGTTCACCATCAGTTATAGCAGTTCCAAATTTCGCCAAAACGAAATCGTAAAAAATACGCTTAGCAATTCCCTCTGATTTATTTGAGGATAAATGACCTCGCCAAACCATAACTTGCGTAACCCAACTCGTATCTAAAAAATCAACATCTTGAATTTCATATCGTAAATAATACGCAATAAGTTCTTGCTCTTCATCTACTCCAAAAAACTCAGTTTCTTTACCTTTATCTAATTGGAATAATTTAATTCCAGTATCAAAATGTTGAACCAATTTAGCTTTTGACGTAAACTGAGTTATTTTCTTAAAGACTTTTTTATTTTTAGCGACATCTTCAAGTTGCAACTTAACTGCTGGAATTCGTTGAACCATTTCTAACGTAACTTCTTTTATTTTCATGGTTCAATATTCGTAAATTTGGCGACGACGACGGGGAACGATCCCGTGGCCTCTGCAGTGACAGTACAGCGCTCTACCATTGAGCTACGCAGGCTAATATTTTAACACCATTCAAAAAATTCCCAACTCTTTTTATATGCTCCACCGGAAGCAACAGCTGAATGTCGAACCTTTTTGTTGGCCATTCATTTCCACGTTCTTCCAACAGGAAGAACGTATCCACTCATCCATCCACCTTGGCGTTTAAATTCTTTTTGTTTTCCTAAGCAGAATTTTTGACGACATTCATTCATAATTAGTCCCTTGTCTATTTGATATAAGCGCCGACAAGGAGGTGCTCCAAAGTGAGAGACAAACAAAAAACAAAGTTGAGTTAAAGTTCCATTATGGATTCAAGGTGGGAGTTGAACCCACGACTCTTTTTCCATAAAAGATAATCAACTTCAAGCAGTTTGTCAAACCTGTGCATAAAACCGATATAAGCTGGCTAAATTTAGCTAGCTTTATGGCATTATGACTTAATCTTAAAACAATTTTGTAACCGTTCGACCCATTGTCATATTATGACCTGGAGCGTCTAACTGATATGTGCTATCTTTAAGCTTATCATAAGCAGCTTGAGCATCAACCAATCGTTCAAAGTCAATAACGACTTGTGAAATTGCAGAACCATTGCCACCGTCAGAAGAAATAACATCTGTTACTAAAATTTTAAATGTCATCTTAATATTCCCCATAGGAAATAATTGTAAAACAAAATGATAATCTTGGAATTAGTCTGATTTTATATCGGATAACCAAGATTGAATGGTTCTTCAAAACTTGTTAAAGTAAAAACAAAAAAGGTTTATGGGGTTTATATCTAATCATGATAACCCATTAACAGCGGTTTTTACTTTTAAACTATTATACATCAATATGATGTATTTATACATTTATTTATTAGCTCCATTTCGAAGCTTTTTGCGACGAAGCAAACATCTAATTTGCAAATTTATAACCATTCCCGAGCATTTAAAACGGCAACAGTTTTTTACCCATTTTAACTGTCCAAATCTTATTAGTTCCACTAACTCACCTGAGCACTCTCCCTCTGCCACAGAGGGAGACATTTTCGAGATAAATCTAACTTACTAATTTAACACTCACGATTATTAAATTTTCAACTAGGCTATCTGCATCCTACTCAGCTAAGTGATCAATAAAGCCTTTCGGTTTTCGTTTTGTCCATACCAGAACTAATAAGACTTAATCTTCTAACCCCATATTTGGTAAATCAACTAAATATTCAACTTCCACATCAGGGAAATTATCCCTCAAATAAACAGCGGCGGTATTTTTTGGTAAAGTAATTTGTAATAACAAATCTAACGACGGATATGTTGGATCAGGCAAATTAGTAAACAATGTTGCTGATACAAACTTGTCATCATACTCTGCAACTGAAATACTTACAATGTCCATAACCCACCTCTTAACTCAACCACTCTACTTCAATACCATTATTCATGGCTGCACAAGCCATATCAAAAATTTCTTCAAATTCTTCAGCTGAAACAGCATCAAAGCCGTTGTAATTTGAACAATATTTTGTCGCAATTTGCAATGCAACTGATTTATTATCGCGGCTCATTCGCCAAAGCACTTTTTTTCAAACCGTCAGGAGAATCATCAAATAAAACCCTGTACATTTTCATTACTAAACTTGCTAGTGTGTCTAAACCAATCATCTTATTCTCCATCAATCTTTTCAACTTAGAGAGATTATACTCTATTTTTAAGATAAGTGCATCTTTATTTTTGATTGACTTATCATTTTTACCAACGTTTTCTTCCAAACGTTGCCCAAAAAACAGCTTGATTTATAATTGCTGGTTGTTTAGCTGTAGCAGTACACAAGTACTCAGGACTTGGAACTGTTCCACATCTACCAAGGTCTAATCTATCAGCATCCCAACAACACATAACAGTTATGTCTGAGTTAGTCAGACCATCGCTGTGCAACTTTAATGCGGTAGTCAATAGGTCCATTTGTTTATCAGACACGTGAAATAAATCACTTCTGAACACCACAGCTAAATCTGCCGCTCGATCACCATGCTCTGGATCGAAGCCGTCAATAACTCGTTTTGCATCATGAAGCAATGCAAATAACGTAATGACTTCTAAATCTCCGCCTTCAGCTTTGCCAAGCATCAACCCGTGGTTTAACACCCTAGACCAATGAGGTAAACCATGAATTCCGTAAAGATTGAGAGCAAATTGCTCTTTTACCCTTTTTACGATTGCTGATCGAAATATCAAATACTTTCTCCAGCTGCTAAATCAGCTACTTCACATTAATCTTATCTCGATTGCAGGTAGTACCTCTTAACCACTGGTTAAGCAGCTCGTACTTTTTCATTTACTATTTTAATATTTGTAGCTGATGAAATTTTTTCAAATGAGCATATCATTTTTATTTTTGCTGTTTCATTTTTAGAATAATCTAAATCGAACGAAGCAGCTTTTACTTCAGTATTCGTTAAACCAAAAACGGGGCTAAGTGATTTATCCCCTTCTAAGATTGAAACAACTAAATTAAATTGTCTATTTTTAATAAAGTCAATCTCGTTAAACAATTTTTCACAATTTAGCGGTAATTCAATTGTAAATGAAATTTGCTTTGACAGCAAATCTACTTCAACTTTTACTATTTGATTTGATAAAGTGCTATTAACAATTTCATCAAATGTCACAAAAAATCTGTTTGAAATCATTGGATGTAAAATACCAACACCAATGTTGCTTTTTGTATTCATATGATATCTCCTATAAAAGAAAATATTTATAATAAAAAATCTTGTAGAATTGTAAGCGTTTCAACCAAGTTCTCAGAACGTTCCAGGTGATCAACTCCGGTAGCATCCCTCTCTATCTTAGCACTATAATACCACCTCAGCCTCAGGAGCACCTGATAATTGACGGACTGTGCGATATTAATGACGTAGTTCAACGTCGAATAACAGTATCTTACTTTTGCTCATACGATGTTCTACATGCCGTAATCAAGTCACTTGCCCAAAACCAAGTTTCAAGTAGTTAACCAATGTTTGTAAATTTCTTCAAATTCTTCAGAAAGATAACCATCTTCCATTGCAGCTAGCAATGTATGTCCATTGCAAATAATCCTATCACCAATGGCATGCTCCATTATGTAAGCAGCATATTCATCATCCAAATCACCAATTTCAAACTTTTCATCAACATGGTTAGAAGCCATTAACAATAGTCCAATTAAGACATATCAAACATGTCTAAAATTTCTTGCCTAAATTCACCATCTTTAAATTCATCGACTATCTTATACACAATTGTTACGGTAGCCATTTTTACTAATTTGACATAAACAGCTTTATGTTCTATACTCAATATTCCACAAAATTTACATTTGAATTTTTATAGCGTAAAAGTAAATATTCATTATCCTAAAATTTGGTAAGTAGTGAGGGATTCGAACCCCCCTGTGTTTCTGTGTGACTGGATTACAGCCAGTTGCCCTTCCGCCGTCAGGACAGACTACATAAATTAACCTTAATCCAGTACCATGAAAGCTGATGCTGGAAATTTATAATCTTCAAAACCTTTTAAAACTATTTTTGTATGCATTGAAAATACTAAAATTTCTACAATTTCATATGTCTCATTTTCAACCAATCTTCCGTTAGGATCATCACAATTGCCCCATCTTATTTGTTGTTCATTGGCAAAAATGAACATACATTTATCTCCAACCTTACTTTCTGGACCAACATTGTTATACGTTACAGCAACAGTAGTGATTGGTCCAAATATTTGTTGAACAGCCTTACAAAAATTAGAATACCCGGCACTGACTTGAATGTTATGGTCTAACGAAAATTGTTCAGGACTTCCATGAAAAACTTTATCAGTATAATTAGCTCGATAAACTGCGTATTCCATAATTATCCTAAAGGTTTTTAAAATCTTTCTTTTTATACTTGTGAAAAAACTCTTTAGCAATCCTTATACAAGAAGAACAAGTAAACTCATCACTATAATCTTCATACATATGTGCATTTCCAGAATACAGACATAACGTGGTTGAATCATAATCTTGTAGCCCTAGAAGGTGAGTCAATTTTAAAAACTCAGCATCTAAGGTTTCATCATTATCTTCAAATCCAGTATTCTCTAACTTTATTAGATACATATCAGCTCAAAGTTGGTGTTCTCATTGGGGGTCGAACCCAATTTGCCGCCTTGAGAGGGCGGAGTCCTGACCACCGTAGACAATGAGAACTATTTCAAACCAAGTACTTCTTTTTCAGCTTTCGTTTTCATCTTCTTATCTCCAGTGTTTCAACTTAGAGAAATTGTATATTAATTTTTTGAAAAGGTATAATAATTTTAAAAGCCCAAAGTCGGGATTGTAGGATTCGAACCTACGTCTCACCACCCCAAATGGTGTGCTAAACCAAGCTCAGCTAAACCCCGACTTTGGACTCTTTATATTTTTCCGTTTGAAAAAGTAAAAATATCAATACCTAATTTTGTAAACAATGGACCACTGACCCACCACTTATCAGGCGAGTGCTCTAACCAGCTGAGTTATAGTCCTAAAATTCTATTATGATATAATTATATCACATTTTCAATACAATTATTCTAAAATTATATCATAGTAGAATTATTGGTCCACTATTATGTACCGGTGGATTCGGTAACATCCTACTACTCACTGGTAATTGACTAATCCATACTTGAAGTTAAAATTTTCTAAATCAACTTCGTATTTGTCTTTTCGAATCTGCTCTAGTTCAGCAACTGCATCCAACTGAAACATTCCATTTAAATCGGCTTCAAGCTCTGCCGTTATTTTAACATTGCCCAAAGTTTGCCATTCCCAAAGAGCCATAAAAATCTTATCAACATCACTGTCATAAAAACCTGAACAGTTGATGCAGTTAAATTCTACAACTTTAACGTCACTTCCGACAAGCACTGTATCCATAACGCAGCATTGAGATGGTAACCATACATCTGCTAACCATTGTGCTTCAGCGATAACGCATGCATCTAACTCTTCTTCTTGGTGTATTGCGCCTTTAAAGCGATACATTGAACCAGAGATTACTTTACCACCAACAATAAACCAACGCCATTTAGCAAGAATTTCCTTTGGTTTAGCAACAACAATTCTGGTTTGTTACGTTAAGTCAGTAACTTTACTATTATCAGCAAGTAAAGCAGCTGTAAAAAAAGTTAATGCTTCAGCTTTAGTCGTAACATAACCTGGAAACTGCTTCAATCAACTCTGCCGGATGTACATCAATTTCTTAACTCACTTTACCTGTTATTTTCATGATAATGCTCCTTAAATCTTTTTAATTCCTCAGCCATTAAAGCCTCGCCTTCCCAATCCAAAATGCCAAAGATTTGCATCAATTTGCCACTATACTTTTGAAGGTAGATGAAAGTAATTCTTCGGCCACTTAAAAGACGCCTCAAACACTTCAGCATTAGTCAATGACTATCTCAATTTTTTCGGCAGTATCTAACTCGTTGGCATACCAAACTATACGATGGTATAGTTGGTTATCAGTGCGAACAAATACGATATCGCTGTTATGAAATGCCAAGAAGACAAATTCACAACCAACTGCAAAACTTTCAACAATTTGCCCAATCGATGAAGTTATGCAGCCAATAAGTTCAACCGTATTTTTAAATCGAGTGCCTTGGCTAAGGGCAGCTAACACTGATTGAACATGTTCAGATGGAGTTCTGTCAACATCAGGGCCAACATCAATAATATTCGCGTTTATCATTTGATTCTCGAATAATTTAAGAAGATTTTATATTATCACAATCTTTAGTAAGATGTTTAACTCTTTCATATTCAGCTCGTAAAATGATAGTGTCAATAATGTGATTATCAATTTCTTGTTTAATTTCCTCAGCAAGGTTCTCTCTTAATTCACTTTCCACTAGCAATTCTTGTTCAAGAACTTGTTCAATTAATTCAATAGTCCAATCTGCAAGCTAGTTTACGAGATTTAGCTTTTATTGTCGTAATTTGCATTTAACAATTCTCTTAAGCGTTCAAATTCTTTACTTTTGCCGCCATCATCTAACGATTCTAATTCCGCAGTCCAACTATCAATAAGTTGTTGAAGCTGGCTAATTAATTCTTGTTTTGATTGTGACATTTTGGTGACGTCTCAGAGAGTTGAACTCTGACACAATGAGTTTTAGAATCTCAATGTAAACCAATTAGAGGTCATTTCTGAACAACATATTCAATAAGGCATGCAAAAATACGCTTAGCTTCATTAAGACTAACATCATAATCTGCTTTAATCTGCTTAACTTGTTCAATAGTACTTAATGCCTCAACTGCTCTACCAGACAATTGGTGGAAGTTATGACACTCTGGTTATAAACATCCTTGTGATTTTCCAAGAACATTTATCACTAAGCTACTTCCGCAAAAAAGGACAAAACCTAGTGCTACCTTCTCTAATTATTCTCGTGAGTGGTGGTTGTGGAATAATGTTCATGTTTCACTCAGCAACATTAAATTTTCTGGAGTTATTGAACGTTTACTACCAGCTGCAGTTTGAACAATTACTCTAATGTCATCTCCAATGGTCAATCGACCTGGAGCAAATCCGATAACATGACCAATAGCAGTACGAATAGATGGAGTGTATTCATCTTCACTGACAATTATAACAACAGAAACGCCAATAGAAAACTTTTCTAATTGACGTAAATGATCTCTGTTAGAGTTTATTAACTCTAAAATGTTTGGTTTTGTCGTAAATGCATTATAAATTTGGTGGGATAGGTGGGACTCGAACCCACATGGCCGAAGCCGCAAGATTTTCAGAAGAACTTGAATAGTTTCAAGTTCTTGAAAAAGTCTTGTACGTATACCAATTCCGTCACTATCCCGATATTTTATTTAGTAGATTTTCAACATCCCTTAAATTTGCATTTTAAATTTACAATTATTAAAATGCCATCTATCATTAAATTATAGGTATTTTCACTATTAACAAATATGCTATTAACTATCTGTTTTTCTCATTTTTATTAAGTAAATTTTCAATTTAATACAAATAAAATTTCATTTATAATAAAAATACGAGAGTTATTATAATATAAACTCTCGATTTGTAAACTATTAAAATTGTTTCCGATTAAAATTTTTAACACCAATGAAAAGCACGTTGGCGTTAGCATCGGTTATCTCATCGAGTTGTTTTCCACGACGGCGTTCTCCTTGTCTTGAACCAGTGCCAAGTACATCAACTTTTTCAAGAGTTGGTCTACGACGATCATTTTGCCAACTACGGATTTGATATTCTCTGACCGCGACTGGTTTTTCATTTTTGAAGTATTTTCCATTTAGCTTCTTACACAGCTGTCTGCCAAGATGTTCATCTTTAGTAAAGATATGACCATGCAGTTCGATGCCGTCGACTTTTCGATCAATATAAACCTTGATCTTTAATCTGTCGATCAGAGATCGTTTATTGATGAACCAGCATACCTTTAGAGCGGGTTCAATAAAGATTTCAAGATCTCTAACAGTTGAGCCAAAAGGCAACCTTAGAATTATGATTTCCACATTTAGTCTCCATAACCACCATCAAAATTGAAAGGGTCTTCCCCAAAAAAACCAAAATTGCCGGTAGCACTTTTTATTATCATATTAAGAATGAACCCAACAACAAATCCTATTGCACTGCCAATCCATGGCGAAGCATAAACCATTCCACCGGCAATAGCACCAATAGTTGTCGTGAAAAGCAACCACAAAAATGTCATAACAGCTCCTAATTAGTTCTCATTGCAAATACCGACATTCGCCCAGCTTTTCCAAATCTAACTGTTGCACAATAATCAGCTTCAACTTTTGTACATAGTACAATAGTACCATTATAAAGTAAACCAAAAAAATTTGTTTCATTCACAATTTTAATAATTCGCACTTTTACCGCCTAACACATTAGGTATCTAATTTGCATTAGAACAAGATCCATCTTAATGAACCTTGTTGACTTACATCTCATTGCAGTATAACGTAAATCCCAATTGTTTTTAGGGAGATTATCATTGAACAAATCATTAAACATTCGTAGATTTTTAAGGCGCTGCAAAAAGACGCTTTGTGCTGCTTTATCTTGTTTTGCTATTTCAGCAACAGAGTGCTGAATGAATATTTTTCTATCATATGCCATATGGCTGTCAATGTTCATAATAATTCTCTCATCTTAAAAAGTGGAGCCGGCACGTGGAATCGAACCACGATCTTCCCCTTGGAATGGATAACCATTTACTAGCGGTTATTGCTAACAAAAAATGTAAACGATGTTTTTTGGCAGTTCTACCATTAAACTATACCGGCAATTATTTTTTCTCTTCTTTTTCAGCTTGTTTCTTAACGTCAATATTAAAAATGTATGCCATCAAACCATACAGCACTTATATAAGTGCTGTAGCAATTCGTAATATTGACATATTATATCCTTAATGTTATCATTCTATAAAAAAACTTTCAGTTAAAAGCTCTTTTATAGAATGCCCGCAAAGTCCAAATTTCCTATATTCTAGGCGGGCATTAAGAATGATATTCTTTCAAGTTTTAATCAAACAACCTACGATGATGACGATGTTATTTTACTGGCACTCTAACCACTGAGCTACCCGACGGCAATTAACTCTATTTCTAAAATCAATTGCCGTCGGGACGGGATTTGAACCCGCGACTTCCAGTTCTCATTTAATGAATGAGAAGACCGTATTTGTTGTTAAAACTTTACTTCTAGTCTACGTATGTTGAGCGATACGAAGATTAAAAAGGCTCACTTTAAATTACACAAGATCGACTCCATATGAGTTCTTAAAGATCTTGGGATATACCAATTCTCCTATCCACATACAGAAAACTTATTAAGCTCTCTGTATGTGGAGCTGGACTCGAACCAGCAGGCAATTTAACGCAATTTCAAAATAAAAATAATTATAAGGATGGCTCAAACTTTTAACTTGAAGCTATATTATCACAATAGCATTCAAAAAGAAACTGTTTTATTCAATTTTAACGCATTTAAATTTGTCAAGCCATACACTTCCACAATGACAATGAAGTGGACATAATTGACCTTTTGTTGGAAGCATTTGACCTTCAGCATAATCAAAAGCATCACTGTAATCAGTGTCTCCTCGATAAAGAGACCTATTCAATACAGCAACTAAATGCCCGTTACCGCAGAGAATTTTAGTTCCTTGCGGTAACGATAGCTCTTTCATTATTTAAACGCTGCCAAAATTAGATCGGTGATGGTTGAACCGATTTTTTCGTTGATGATTTCAACGCTGTTAGCACGCTGACGTGCTTGTTTTACTTCTACCAGCAATTCGTCAATGGTGGAAATCGCATCTGCTTTTTGTTTTGAAGATGCAGCACCAGAGATTAACAGTTTGGTAAAGGTACCAACGACTTTGTCGGTATTAACAACTTGGATTTGCGCGGGATGATGATCGGTTGCTTCGTACAAGATAACCGGAGTAGAAACTTTTTCAGTTTTTGAGGTTACTTCGGAAGTAACTGAAACATATTCGCCTTTACGACCAGAGCTTGAAAGAGACCACTCTCTAGAAGCATCCAAGATTGGCATTGCATCGATAACATGACGCAACTTTTCCAAACGAACTTCCAGGCCGAGCAACTCGTCAACCGGAACATTAGGAACTAAAACGGCGCCATGAAACAGAAGATCAGCATTAGCGATTTGATTTGTGCGATTTTTTGCGAATGTAACGTCTTCAGCATCTGCCCAGAATTTCAGAGCGTATTCTAGAGTTTCTGGAACGGTTGTTGGCAAAGCTTTGTCGTCGCGAGATGCAGCTTCAATAGCAGCATTCGCAGGGCTATCAGCCAGCATTCTCAAAGTTTTGATGTGGCCAGCAAAAAAATGTTCTTTACGAAATTTTGTTGCAGTTTCGTCGAGCAATTTTGTTGCTGCATTTGCACGAGTTTTTTCAACTGCGAGCACTTCATGTAGTTTAGGCATTTCTATTCCTCTTTTATGTTATGAGATTTTTACTATTAACAAAAACGATATTTGGTCTATAAATTTCGCCTTTGGTAATTTGGCCAAAAGCGGTAATTATCAAGGTATCTCCAACCACTACTTTTCTAGTGGCGGAACCCCTAACTGAGATAATTCCAGGAATTGCAGAAGCGATGGCATACGTGGTAAAACGTTCGCCATTATTCACATTATAGATGTGAATTTGCTCATTTTCTTGAATTTCAGCAGCTTCTAATAATTCTACATCAATTGCACATGAACCAACATAATTAATATCAGCTTCAGTGACGGTAACATGATGTAGCTTTGATTTTAAAACAGTAATTAGCATATGCTTAATAAAGTTGAGAAGGCAGGTGGGACTCGAACCCACATACAGTGTCTCCAAATGACGATAACCATTTTCTAGTCGGCTATTTCTAGCAAAAAATTGAAAACGATGTTTAGGTGCTCTACCAACTGAGCTATAGTGTCATAATTTGGTGGGCCGGGTGGGACTCGAACCCACATACAGGTGTTTTACGGACACGATAACGATTTACGAGCGGTCATTACTGACAAAAAATGCAAACCACGTTTTTACCCGCTGAACCAATTCGCGTACCGGACCCAAAAAGTTAGGAATATTTTTCCCAATTCTCTATTTTTACAATGTAAGAGTTCATCGACTTCCAACCGTGCTTTTTGAACTTTGGCTTTCAATAGATTATGAAGCTCAATTATACAAAAAACAATGTTAGCAATAAAAGTAATTGCTAACAACATAGCAAACATCATTAAAATACTGTCACTCATTTTTCAAGTCCTCGTAGCTATAATTGCAAATAAAGCAATAACAACGACGAATCCTATGGATATATCTACAACCGCATAGCTTTGCGCTTTAATTGGATTAACATAATCAACTTTGCTATATGAATAAACATATTTTCTTTCATCTTGAATTCCTTACCGCTTCAGCACGAAAGATATTATACACTATTTTTTCATAATGTACATTATTTTACGTTCTTTTGCTGATTCATTATACATCGCCGACAGGAAAAATGTCATCAGCGCTGGGAACAGATTTATTAATAATGCCAATTCTGTAAAACCACTATATTTTTTAAATGATTCTTTAGTTCCCATAATTCTTCTCCCCCCGAGAAATTTAACATGAACAATCATAATACCTAAAGACTGCTAAGAAGCAAAATAACATTTAGAGATTTCTATATCTCTTTTCGGTCTTTAGGCAAAATGATTAGGCACAATAAACCGTTTCGCATCGTTTTCAGATAATTTTTCAAGAGCTCTAACAAAGGTCGAACTTACATTTTCAAGCTCTTTAGAAGCAGGCAACAATATCAATTCCACTTTACCACTACCAACAATGATTTCAATTGAACGAAACCATTCTATCGCTTCGACATAATCTTTTTCCGTCCTTACACCACGTATTAGATTAGTGACACCAGACTCACCTCTGAGCAACGTTGGAATATAGGTTGTAGTAACTAACTGTAAGTATTTAGGCGATTCTCTGAGAGTGTCTGACTTGCTGGGGTTCTTAGCTTTTACAAAGATAACCTCATCGAACATTTCACAGGCCCGCTCGTAAATATCATAATGGCCGATAGTCATTGGTTCAAATGAGCCGCAAAAATACGCTCTAGAAACATGTTGTCCATTTAATCTTCTGTAGAGTTTTGTGATTAGCTTACTCAGAATCATACTTGGATTTTTTCCGAGCCCAATATTAAGAAAGTCAGTGCCACAAGAGACGTACAGCGCGTCAGCAATTTCAACTTTAAACCGTTCATTAGCTAAATCAGCTCGACTTTCAATATTTTCTTCTCGTGATTCTGCGGTAGTGCCAAGTTCAATAACAGCATCAAACAGCTGTCGTAATTTTGGATATGCGTACAGTGCTGAAGCTTCAACAATCTTTATGGCGTCACTGAATTGATAAAAATGAATTATTTCCTGAACTTCCTTTATTAGGTATGGTTCATATAACGCGCAAAACTGCCGATATTTGTTTGATTCACTAAAAATATTTTTCCAACAAATGTCTTTGGTTGTCTGATCAACAGTACTTCGATTGCTTTCAATAAATTCTTGAATATCAGCACTTTGACTATATTTGTGCGCGGCTTTATCAAGGTCAAATTTCACGTGCGGTACTGACAGTGACATATTTTGAATAATGGTTGATTTTCCAATCGCCATTCGACCAGTTATTGCTATGAGCATTTTAAGCTACCATTTCCAGTGCTTTTGATAAAGCTTTTGTTTTGATCTTGGGCACCGAAGTAGCTGTCCCAAAATTGATGTAAAGGTTGATGACGACCAGTACCATGTGTAAATTGTTCAGTCACCGCATTTACTGCATTCAACAAGGTATCTCTAACCCAACCACCTACAGTATAGATCTTTGGCGTAATTCCTCCTAAATGATAGGAAAAATTATAACACAATCTAATTAAAGAAGAAAATTAAAAGTGTGAAGAACGTATCAGAAATAACTATCAAGATCGATAGGTTGCTTTAATACGTGAAGTATGAATGGTTTCTTTTTAGAGGCTTGATCTTGAAGCAGCTTATGTGCTTCTTCAATTGCATGGTTCCAAATAAATTTAGCTTGGTGTTCGCTAACACTGGAATTGGTGAGGTATGTTTCAAACAGTTCTGTAAATTTCATATGTTTATAGTTGACCTAATTGTCCAAATTTAATTTTTTTGATTTTGGACCAATCCCGAGGTAGATCGTAGGTCCAACCATCGTATTCTATTGCTGTATTCAGAGTAGTAGAATATGTCCAATCTTTCCCAGTAAGATATCGTTTAAAAGCAATGCTATCAATTGGAGATTCTGGTTCATTTTGAATAATGTTGGTTGAGTATTTTTTGTTGAATGTTATTATGATTGGGAAAATTGATGATGTATTTGTGATTAACTGAGCAAGCTCTTATTTAGATAAAGGCTCAGTCAATAACAATCCATCTCGGATGTTATTGACTTTATCTAAGAATTGAACCTTTTGATCTAGATTTGGTATCATTACCAGCGTACAGGTTCATGTGTAACATAACGCAAGCCAATATTAACAACTGTTAATACTTGAGCTTGAGTAGCCTCATCCATAACGTAACCCCATTTTGATTGCAAGAAAAATGCAACAAATGCAAGTACATTTACCCAAACTGTTTTTGAAGATAATATATGTTTCACATCAGCGGCATCTATTTTTCCATCAGCTAAAATTCCCATATCATCTTGGAGTTTTACGTTATTTTGTGATTTATCGTCTTTAGACGTTGGAGATTGTTGTTTCATAATTTTCTTCCTGGTTTCCATGTTATACACAAAGTATTTATTTCTTCAGGTCGAAATTTTTTAATTTCTCCAGTAATAGTATTAACATACCATTTTGATCCAAACGCTGGGTGTGAACTTCCTGTTCTTCCTGCCATCGTCCCAATAGAGCCAAACATTGGGTTATTTTCACCTTTTCTAATTTCAGAAAGATAAGCTTTTGTTTCTTCAGTATGAACAAAATTAGTATTACTTTGTTTTATTTTTTGCTTTGTTTCTTCAGTATGAGTTTTTCCAAAAAAGGGCCCATTTGGATGTAACTGTTTAGCATTTTTAGAAAATTTAAGTTTTGTGGCTTCAGAATGTGTGAAAGTTTTGCGTGTAGGCTTTTCTAATACGCCTTCTGATATCAATTTTTTTCTAATCGCATTATTGATCTTTTTAGATTTACTAATTTTTTGACGTGTTTCTGGTGAAACTTTTCTTCCTTTTAAAGCTTTTGAAATTTTTAATCTAATTTCAATTGGTAAATTTTTCATTCGATCAGAATGCTTTCTTTTTAACCAACCATAACATTTATTTCCCTTTCTAGTATTGCCCATCATATTAGCAGCAAATAACAGTGCTAAATTATTCGGATATATTTTAACTAATAATTGATGAGCAACATAATGTTCTTCTGGTGTCAAATTTACTAAATTCGATTTATCATCCCGATTACCATCTAACCAACCAGCAAATGACGAATGTTTTGTATTCCGTCTAGAAGAGTTTTTGAAAAAGCAATTTGGAATAATGTGATGTTGTTCAGTATACCCATCAATAATTCTATTTTTGGCCCGTTCAATAAGAGCGGAATAATGCTTCTGATAATCCATACAGTTTTACTTTATTAAATTTGTATTTATGATAAAAAGTAAAACTGTATGGGTTTATAGTTGGTGGGCCTGCATGGAATTGGACCAGGACCGAGCAGTTATGAACCGCCTGTTCGACCTTCGAGCTATAGGCCAGTATTCTTTAACGCCAGTCGCGATCTCTATGACCAAAGTGATGACCGTGCTCGTAATAATCATCGTGTCGATCTTGCCATTGACGATATTCGTGGTATTCAAACCTTGGCGGAACTACAATGTTATATTGCTGTGGATATGGATATCGTGGCACAACGGCGTATGGGTATGGTTGAACTGGATACCAACTTGGTTGAGAATAGCCAAAGGAAAAACCTGGGGCTTGAATATAAAAGCTCGGCGAACTCGCTTGGGCTAGCATTGGAAAAGCTAGCAATAAAACCAACATCATTTTTTCCATTGTAACTCTCCTGTAGAAACTACACATTTTTTTTCACCTGTCTGCTCATTAAGCTTAAAGGCACCACCAGCAGCTGAACAATTAATTTTATCTCGATATTCAGCTACATCGTATTGATATTTAACCATGCCAATGATAAACGTAAACACAATAAATGCCGCGATGAATGCAAGCACTTTAACTAATTTATATAAATTACGCATCGGCCGGAAAACAGAGTAAATTACCAGTGTCATATTCTTCTATAACGACACCCTTTTGAGCATGGCATTCTTTGGTAAATTTATCAGCTTGTAGCTTGAACTGATAATGATTTAATCCCAGAGAAACACCGATGATGGTTCCAATGATAACTCCAAAGATGACGTATTTAGACATTTTTAGCTTCATCAATTTCTTCGAATAAATTCTGAACGCCTTCATCAGTAGCATAAAAACGTTCGGCATAATGAGCTAAACATTCATCTGCCCATTCCGAAATGAAGATTGGTGAAGATAGACCGTCAGTTGTAACTAAAGCTGCCCAAATTTTGAGCCAAATTTCTTTGCGCTGGTCAAGTGGGATTTTTTGAACTGCTGGTGTATTTAAATCTGCTAAAGCCATGTAACATACTCCGTAGAAAGTGTCTGTTTTAATTCAACAATCGAAATTTCACCAGTACAATATTTCATAAGCTGTTGGCAATTTTCATTTAAGAAAAATTGTAATTGCATATCGCGAGTCGTAGAAATACATTCAATACCAGTGGTTAACTTAACAACTTGGCAATCTTTAAGATTGAAACTGCCTTGAGCTAACTGCTCTTCAGTTGGAGCTAAAAACTGTGGATTACCTTCAACTAATTTCATATCTCCAATAAAAATATGAAATGGTAGACCAGTTTCATTAGGCCATAAATCAAAGTATTGATTTATCAAGTGTGTTCCCCTATTTGCGATGGCCTAAAGCAAAAACTTTCGTCAAGTTCATTTTTAATTACCGTGCCATCTTTATCTTCGCATTTACGATAGAATTCATCTCGTTCGTAAAGCTTATAGCCAAAAAAGCCAATTACAATAAGAATAATTGACGCGATAATGCCCATGTAGATATAATTTAACGCATTTTGCATATTTCTTTCTCTTCAATATTGTTGACTTTGGTAGGATTCGAACCTACTCTCCCCATTGCGGATTTACGGGAACCATTCTTTCATTGGAATTGAACCAACTCCTACCCTCGTATGGGAGCTCTACCCATGAGCTTACAAAGTCAGTGTTTATTATCAACAAAGTTTGGCGTACATTCTGGTTCAGGCGATTGCTCCCACCAATTATCTGATGTTACGACTAAAGCCGCAAGACACTGTGGGTCAGGGTTAGGTTTAAACGAATGAATGACCTGATATGATGCACCTGCAATTATTACGCCGCCGATAAGAGCAACTATAAAGACTAACTTACCATCTGGTTTTTCAGCCATGACTTAATGTCTCTTTAATGATTGCTGAGGCCATTTCTCCATCAAATTTGCCACCATATGATTTTTTCAAAGCGCCAAAAATTTGACCAATGCTAGGACTTGGTGAACCAGAAATGAGCGCTTCAATAATGTTACGAAGTTCTGATTCTGTTAAAAGTTGTGGCAAAAATGGAGTTAACGCGGCCATTTCATTATTTAACTTTTGAAGGCCAGCTTCGTCATTTCTAGCTTGCATTGCCTTAATGCTTTCATCAAGGCCGGCCTTAAATTTGTTTATGACCTTAAACACTTCTTCATCAGTGCTCTCGCGATTACCATTGTCTTTACCAGGACGAGTTGCCTCACCCAACAAGGTAATTAAAAAGCTTGCGTTAGCTGACTTTGCTTTACGAGCGGCCAATGAAGCTGCTCTAATTTGTTCTAATAGAGACATTTTTCCTCGCGATTTATTTGAAGGTTGATAAATTTTAACACCTTTTCTCTTTATTGTAAACAACTTGTTTTAGTTTAACGTCCTATGTCCCCTATTTTGCATGCAATTACGAAAAATTCGTTTGTATGTTTGGTCTGCTTCAATACCACCTTTTGCACCACCACCAATGCCACCGGCCGCCGCGCCAATTGCCGCCCCAGTAGCTGGATTGCCAATGACTGCGCCTAACGCCGCACCACCAGCCGCTCCAACTAAAGCCCCAACAAAGCCATCAGTCGCAATACCTTTACCAACGCTTGATTGACCTGCTATTGCTTCACAATCGGCAGCATCTTGATTGATATATTGATAACGTTGATCGCCATAAGCATCAATGGTTGGACGATAACCTGTGGTTTGTGCGCAACCAACCATCACTAAGGTAATGATTAATAAAGCAATTTTTTTCATTATTTTACTCCATTGCAAAAAATGATATTTATTTTGGAAAGTGATTAATGTTTTGTCAAATCAAATGGCTTCTGAATAGATTTTTTAGCTTTACGTTTAAATGTAAAGCCTTGAAGTGAATTAGCTAACACTAAAAATACAATTCCTAAAACAAGAATGCCCAATAAAATTGGAGCTAACATGCAAGGAGTACATTCAATTGAACCAGCTGAACATTGCTGACCATCGTCGACTTGAACAACAGGTGTTGTTGTTTGTTGTAGGTTTGAAATTATAGGTATGTATGGCATATGAATTATTATGCAAAAAAATTACTTTGAATTATCGTGAATAAGATAACGCTCAATGAGATAAACGACTAAAATGACAATATAGCCAATTGTAACTGTATCAAAAGATTGCGCCTTTACAGTTGCATCTTGAGTTGATTATTGAGTAGTGAGTAGTGATAGAGTGAGAAAAAACAACTGTTATCGTAGTATCTCCAAAGTTCAAAATTTAATTATAAATTCAAACTTTGGAGATTAACATCTTTTAGCTTAGAGACTTGTGAAGAACTTCATAGTTTGAAGTAGTTTAACTAGCTGCCATAATTCGCGTTGAGTTTCGATGTCAACCATCTCAGTGTTAATGTCTTTCAACTTTAATAAGTCAGCTAAAAGTTCAGCTGCTTCTTCTTTAGTTAATTCACCTTTGGTATAAAGGTTTTCAATATTCTGAGCGCATTCAGCCAAATCTTTAACTTCACGAATTGGCGATAATAAAAAGTCATTTAACTCCATGTTATTGTGCTCCTAAACCTGAGATTATTGTGGCAACTCCAGCCGTAATATTATCAACTTTTACTTGACAATATGCTAAAGTCGGACTATTATTAGCATCATATTGAGAAGCTAACTCTGTCACCATTGAATTTATTGAAGCAGTAGCTGAGGCAACTTCTGGAGCATTTACACGATGTGATGCATAATGGTCCATATGGTCAACATAAACTTTCAAATCTTTAATTTTAGCTAATGCATCGTCCTTACCACAAATAGGTTTTAACTGCTCTAATTTTTCTTGGAGCGTAATAAATCTGTCGTATTGCAATGCATCATAAATTATTGAACTGCAGTTCGTTAAGATTGGGATCATTGATATCAATAGTATTTTTTTCATTATTTCTCCTATTTAATTTGTGTTTGTTACCATGCCATCTATTAAAATTTAACTTATCTAATGTTTTACCACACCGTTCACATGTTTGATGATATAACATTTTGTATTCGGGGGACTGTTTTCTCTGACATCTTTTTACTCATTTCAACTCCAACTGTAGCTTTCCAATTTAAATCATTTTTGTGCAACTATACGTTCAATTGCTAATTGTGTAACTTTTCATAAATCTTACTATTTTATTCAATTTAATTTTATTGCACTAATTCCATTTATGTTCTTTTAAAGAACTAAACTCTGGCCACATATCTTTAGCTTTTGGTAGAATGTGGTGTTTTTATCTTCCCACCAGACTCATTAACACTTTCAATAAATTTCAAATATCAACGAGCATAATGTTGATTTATTACTTTTTCAAACAGTTTTTCTGATACATCGTTCACAGCAAATATGTAATTATATAATAATCTATTATAAGTTAATTCACTTATGATGAACTACAATTTGATTTTTTATAGTAATTTTGTTGATTTTAAGCGATCAATCCTAAATGATCGCCATTCTTTAAGGTCAAGGTCAAACACCCTAATCACCTCATCATTTACTCTTCTTGGCGTTGCTGATGTTGGCTCTAGTTCTATGAGCTCTGGTCTTAAGGTGCAAGTCATTAACCTCACCTGGCCATCAGCTTTAATAAATTCAAGTTGAACTGTGTTGCGCTCTAATAAAAATCTAAGCTCTTTATTTCTTTCTGCAATTGAAATTGTCATAAAATCATACCTCTATTAAAATTAAAAATAAATTAAAAATCAATCAGTTGTAAACACTACGAAAACTGACAGACTAAGGGTCTTGTCTGCGTCTCTGCGCATTTCTCTCAGCTTTTTTAAAAACGTAGCGTTCTCAAAAAAGAAGGATTAATTTTCCCTCTTTTTTGTATCGATGAACTACTACGAAAACTGACAGACTAAGGGTCTTGTCTCTGTCTCTGCGCGCTTATCTTCGTGTTTTTCCAAAACGTAGCCTTTATGAAATTCGCCTCTGTGCAATTTTAAAATTCAGCAAATAGGTTCATTTATAATTTCAATTAAAATTGCACAGAAGTGACCTGCGTCATTCAGATGAACTGAATTTCTTTTTTTCTTTTTGACTAGTCTCGTCTCGCAATTTCTTTTTTCAGCTTTTTTAAAAACGTAGCGTTCTCAAAAAAGAAGGATTAATTTTCCCTCTTTTTTGTATCAGCGAACTACTACGAAAACTGACAGACTAAGGGTCTTGTCTGCGTCTCGCATCATCTTTTCTCGTCTTTTTAAAAACGTAGCGTTCATGAAATTCACTTCTATGCAATTTTAAAATTCAGCAAATAGGTTCATTCATAATTTCAATTAAAATTCAACAGGGGTGACCTGCGTCATTCAGATGAACTGAATTTCTTTTTTTCTATTTTAACTTGTCTCGCATCATCTTTTTTCGTCTTTTTGAAAACGTAGCCTTTTTGAAAAGAAGGTAAATTAAGCTCTCTTTTTTTGAACTAATGAACTGCTATGAAAACTGACAGACTAAGGGTCTTGTCTGTCTCGCAATATTTCTCTCAGTTTTTCCAAAACGTAGCACTCATAAAAAAGAAGGCTTAATTTGCCTTCTTTATACACATTGGAACTACTACGAAAACTGACAGACTAAGGGTCTTGTCTCGCTTGCAAATATTTTCTCTCGTCTTTTTCCAAAACGTAGCCTTTCCTAAGAGATTAGGCCTTGTTTCATATTTGTCGCATTTAGTTCTGACACAATTTGTATATCAGATAGCTGCGCACATGATTGTAAAATTTCATCTTGGTTTGCCGTTATCGTAAATAATGAGCCAAATGAATTTACAGCATACACTGGTACTAAAACAACTGTCGCTAGTTGTGTTGGCAGTCTTTGATGTATTAAACTAAACAATTCAGTTGCATAAAATGTATCACCGAAATCCCAATTTTTAATTGAAAAATATTCATTAATCACACTTAATACTTCAGTAGCTAAAGCTTCATTGGTCATCGTTGCGGTGGTTGCTTTTACAATTTTAAAAGTCGCTCTCATCTGTGGGTCTGCCATTGCTCCAAATAACAATTTCAATTTGGCACTATGCAAAACAACAGTATCAGATAACATTTTACTATCTAACAAGCTAGCATAGCTATTACGTAAATCCAAAGGAGTTGGTGGCACTGGCTTAATTGAAGTTAAACCGACAATATAATTTTGCATCGCCGTATAATAGCCATTTGTTAAAATATATGTATCATGAATGTTAGATGGTGATGGGTCAATTAAATTATTATAAGGGGTAAAATGCTGCCACATAAAATCTAAATTAATGCGATTTAACAACCTACCCCAATAACAGCCATTATTGCTATCCCAACTGCTAATAAAACTACCAGGCTCAAATGAAACAGCTGGGACAACAGTGGTCCCAGCTCCGGCTGGAGTGCCATCATTTTGTAATTGAAAGTAACTGTAAAATTCTGAGCTATTGTCAGCAGCATTGGCAAAATTCTCAAATTGCAAGAAGTTGTCAGTTATCATCTTAGCTGGGTCAGTGAATTTTAAAATGTCACTTGGCACAATCTCTAAATATTTTGGCTGAATAACTCCATTTGTATCAACGACCGCTTGTACAACATCGTAATTTTGATTCAAACCTAACGCTCTATCATCGGCTCGCAAATTAGATTTTAACACTCTTACAATATCAAATACACGATCTTTAGTTTGATTATCGATAATTTGCTGTTGGTCATTGTACCAAAAATTAGTAGTTGGTGAATAAGCTTTTAACTTTAATTCACGATAATTGACGGTAAAATTGGTTATGGTTGAAGTAATTGGGTTTAATTCAGCTTTTACCCATATTATCCATGAATTAGGATTACGCTTACCAGCTTTATACAAAGTTGGGTCAAAAACTCTAGCATTTGGATCGACTGGGTCAGTACTTGTCAAATTTGAATCAGCTACTCTAAGGTCAGTACCATCAATCAACTCCCAGCGACCAAGTAAATTTAATTTGCTAATTTCAGGTGAATTTAATGCATTCGTATCAGCATAGCTTATAAAGGTTCTATTACTTTCTGCTAAAGCATCCCACGTTGCTTTAGCAATCTGTGGTAAACGAATGATAAATGCATCACCAGGAGCTAACGCATAAGTAAAACTGGTTGGTTGTTCAACTAATATATCTAGTTGAGCCCCTGGATTAGAACTTTTATATGATGTTCCAATCTCTCCAACTCCAATAACTCCTCGTAAATTTGAGGTAATGTAAAGCAATAAACCATCAGCGGCAACTTCAATTGTGAATACCTCAGCTTCATATGTTGAACCATCCAATTGAATACGACCTGTAATAGTCGCCGTTAATTTAGTGTTTACTCCAGCCCCAATGAATTTTACCGCGCGATTAAAAGCCAGACCAAATGTTGTTTGCCAAGCCGTCGGTTGTAAGCCTGAACCAACGTCACCAGGGATGAACGGGTTAACCCCATCAATTGTTCTTGGTAGGGTATTAAGCCAAAGCTTACTTGTGCTTTCAGGGTGAAGACCGGGGTCCTGAATAATGCCGTAGTTTGTATTACCAATTGTAGCAAAACCGACGGGTTCTCCATAGTAGTGTTGGTCGATAGCGCCTTGAATTAAAGTTTTTTCTAACTGTGGTCCTCTGGTTGTAGAACCATGTTGATTTAATTCATCTGTCTGCCAAAAAAATTGGCGATTATCTTCAATAAATGTTCGACGTGTTAAACTGACAATACCCGTTGTATCAAATTCTCCACCATCATCAACATCAGTATTTGTTGCGCTAATATAATTTAACAGGTTAATAATGCCTGGTTCAGATAACAATGGTTCAATGACTTCATCAATGATACTTCTACTTGATATTGTTGAACCAGTGCTAATGGAATTAATTGAAAGTTCATACCCAAGTTGAAGATCGTCACCAAAAAGTTTAATATTTTGATATTGACCTGACGCATCATTCCAATCAATATATTTTGGTTGACCAGCAAAGGTACGATTAATTGATACTAAACGTAAAATTGATTGGTCCTTCAGCATGAAGGTATTATAGTCCTGGCCATTTACCATGCGATTTTGCGCATAATAGGTAGATGGAGCGGCTTGGCGAATATGCTCGATACTTTCTGATGGTGCTGAATTTTGAATCGTCGCTGTTAAACCAAATGTCAAATTTGCGGTTTGAACAGTACCATCAGTTGCGGTATATTGAAATGAGAATGGTTGGTTAACTAATTTACTCGGCGGAATAACAATGGTGGCATTAGCAGATTGGCGCACCCAAAAATAAAAACTTCCAACTGGCATGTCAGAAAAATCGCCATCACCAAAGACGAGTTTAACGGCATCATTCTCAAGTGTTTCAACTTCGTATTTTTTTCTGTTCTCAATTGTATTGAATGACACATTTGAGTCAATCAAATTTTCAACTTCTTCCCAAACATTTTGAATAACCCCGTCAGAGTCAACCTCTGTCACCCAAACATCAGTCTCATTAACGTTGATCGGTGCTAAAGTCAAAGCTAAGTTAGGACTTGGGTTATTAATCGTGTACGGAATATACGTCAGTAAACCTTGCTTCGCATATAGCAAGAGACCAGTATAATCCGAACCATCTCCAAGGCCATCCTCGGCATAGATGACAGATAATTGAGCATTTACATCAGGGGTTTTTTCAAATGGCCCATTCTCAGAGAGAAGAACCGGCACAAGCTCCATTGGGAACGTCTCAGTGCCATTATCAGCGGTAAAATGATACACACCATTGCTAAGCGAATTCTGGGTAGTGTTGAACGTGTACAATTGCATTGTGACATCGCCAACCTGTTGAAGAGCACTATATTGTCCAAATTCACCATTTAGCGTTCTATTTAAGATTAAGAAGAACTGTTCTTTCCAATTTGCATTATTTGGGTCGTTCCAAATAATAGTTAAGCCAGAAAGATTACTACCTTGACTGTCAAATACATTTTCTGTCGTTGAAATTGACGAAATCTTCATTATCCCACGACCAGCTAAATTACGAGCTGGTTTATATGAGATAATTTTCGCTAACTTTAAAATTGATTGCTTACGTTGAGCCGTTGTGATAAAGTTTTCATGCGCTAACATGTCCAAACGATATGAAAGTTGTTCAGCTACATACGCAAAACTTTCGATTAAAGCTACTAATTCTGATGATTCAATAAAGTCATTGAAATTTTCAGGGTAATAGATTTGTAAATATGATATGATTGCTGATTTAATGCTATCATAATCAAAAGAACTAAAATTTACTTGACTAAAGGCTTCATAAATTTTAGTCCAAGATTCTGCAGAATATAGATTTCTTATAGCCATTTGTTAATAATTCCAAAAAAATATGCTTAAGCTATTTAATGGATTAGAATATTGTAGCATAAACTGCATTACCAGCGTCATAAATTTCATATAAACCAATTTTTGTTAAATTTTCATGTTCTGTTAATGAGGCATCGAATTTTTCACCGCATATTTCTGGCAATTTATGTTTTTGACATGCTAACCTATTAACTCTAGTCATTGTTGACGTATTGACGTACCAATAATTAGGTGATGAGAAATGTTGAAAATTGAGTCCTAAATGTTGATAAACATTTCCAGAGCCAAATCGTAAATCTGCATATGAAATTACAGATTTAGGTAAATGTTTTTTAACAAAATAAGCAAAAAGTTTTGATGCTGCTCCTACTATAGAATATTCAATTTTACAACAAAATCTAGAAATTTCCCATTCATATTTTTTTGTAAATCTTGGCTTTATAAAAGTCATTATTGCAACAAGTTCATCATTGTAAGTTAATCCATAGAAAAAAGAACTTTTGTCTTTACCTTGAATATGATTTTTTATTAAAAACTCATTTTTTTCTCTACTCGAAAGTTCAGATATTTTGCATTTGCGAGCAAAATATCTGAATTTATTTTTGTTTAATGAATTTTTTATTATTGATTTTATTTTTTCGAACTTAATATCATCAAATTCATCTTCAAAAATTTGAATTAATTTTATTTTTTTATCGTGACAAATTTTCCATTTCTCAAAATGATATTTTTTATCAACTGGCTTTATGGATTTTCTTGATGTAGAATGCCAATAGACGCCATTAACCTCTATTGCTAGTGATGCATCTGGAATATAAAAATCTAATTCGAGTGGAGCAATAATTTTTCTAGTATTTCGTAAAAAAGCTATGTTTAAGCTAGATAAAAAATCAGCAATCTTACTTTCTAATTTATTTTTATCACGTGGATTGCAGATTAAGCATGGTGTGCCAAATGCCAAAATATTATTGACTGAAGCTAAATATTCAGTATTGTGCTCATTACATTTCCATAAAAGTGGAATACCACTTGCTAAACCCTCTAATTCAGAATATTCTTTATCTGAAAATAAAGGACTAATTTTTAATTCTTTAATATTTTCAAAAACTTTTGAAATAAAATTTAATTTAAACTGGGTAATTCTTTTTGTTTTTAATTGTTCATTTTGAGAAATATGTGAGACTCCATATTTCTCATTAAGAGTGTTTATTCTTTTTTCTTTATTAATATCAAATAATTTATTAGTGCCAAATTTATTTAATAAGGTTTGTTTTACTTGATTTTTGATTTCTGGTATTTGGCTACAATTAGATATTTCGCTACCATATTTAGATTGTAAAGTTTTTTTAATTTTTTCTTGAATTGAATTGCTTTTAGATTTACAAGATAGCGAACAAAAATCCTTAACATAACCTTTTGAAAAATTTTCAAATTTTACTGGCTTTCCACATTCGCATCGTTTTGGGTAATCTGTAATATTATTAATATGCCAGTAAATTTTTTCTATTACATTTTCGGTTTTACATTCTGGTGCCAAATCATTCAATATTTCTTTTTCTGATTGCGAAAGATTTTTTAATCTTGCTGCACTAATTTTTTTATTTTTATCAAAAATTTTTTCTAATATATTTTCCATTTTAACCATTCTCAACTAAATAATTTAAATTATATATTGAAATCGTTAAAAGTTTCTGTTAACCACCGGTTTTAACTTCTATGTGTAAAGTATCAGTCACCTTAAACTCAACATAATATAAATCAGCCAGCGCCACAATCATGTTATGGTCAGGGATACTTAATACCTCTAAAGCTTTAAGCTGAACACGTGGATCATATTCAAATACGGTTTTTAGATCGTCTTCGATGATCTGACGAGTTTGCTGATCATTAGGTTCAAATACCATGAAAGGTATTCTAGTTCCAAAATTTGACATCATAACCCGAGATCCAATTGGCGTGTAAATGTGATTGAGCAAATCTTGTTTTACGACTTCAATATCACTAATACCAAGATTTTTTGTACTTAACCAATTTTTTGTTGAAAGTCCGTGATAGAACATATTTATTCCATAGTAGTAACAGTTTTATCTATTTACATAAAAAACACAGTTCAAATTTTATAAATAATTTTCAAAAGCTAATGGAGAATAGCAACTATGAAATTTTCAAATACTGAAAATTTATCAAATTTTCATTTTTTTAAATCTAATGAATGGATACGTCCATGGACATATGGCTTAGAGCAAATGATTTGTGTTGACCATGTTGGCATAAAAACAGGATTGTATCTTATTGAAGATAACATTTCAGTTCAAGACAACCGTAAAAATAATTTTTCAGCATTCACATTTAGAAATAAATTGATAAATGGAAATTTTGACATTTGGCAACGTGGCACTTCACAAAATATACCCGGGTATGGAAGTGATGATAGATGGTTCAACAGTTCTAATAATACGCAAATGAAATTTGATACTAATCAATCTGATGTCCCATTTAATCCATCATATTACTCTAGAACTATATTAGAACAAACCACTCCACAGTATGATTTTCTTTTGGATACTGAAACAGAACAGCCAACTTTAGTGACAGCTTATAAAGAACAGCGAATAGAAAATGTAAAATTATCAAAGCTCGATAATTTCAGCAATTTGTCGAAAACATCAAATTCGCATTTTACGTTGTCTTTTTGGTTAAAACACAATAAACTGGAATTAAATAATGATGGATTTATATCTATTCAATTAATTCAACATTTTGGCTCTGGAATTAACGCTTCACCAACCAAAATTGTAAATTTATTAAATGATAACAAGCAACAAGTCGCTATAATTCCATCAAATCAGTGGACACAATATGTATTGAATCTTGAATTTGAATCTCTAGAAAATATGGTTATTGACGGCGATGATCATTATTATGGAATAAGATTCACTTATAATTTACCTGCAAATGAACATTATAATGAATTTTCAAAAACTGCTTTTGACTTGGCGCAAGTACAATTAGAACCCGGTTTTATCTATACTCCATTTGAGCTTAGACCAATAGGGCTAGAAATTGTTCTTTGTCAACGATATTTCGAAAAACAACAAAAAATTCATTTTTCAGCAGGAGGTGGATTAGAAACTACTTTTATAGATCATGTCTGTTTTCAGACTGAAAAATTTAAAAATGGTTTGGTTACGATATTTAATTCAAATAATTTACTAACAACCGTAGATTATACTACTACTACAGGTTTTTCATATTCTATTACATTATCTGAAACTCAAACCGTTAACGCAATTTTAAATAGTGCAATTACTGGCGTAGTTACATTATCTAAACCAATTTCTAGTTTTTTTGATTTTATGATAGATGCTGAACTTTAACCTTTATAGTGTAAATTTCTGCTAGTATTTGCTGGGCGATCAAATGGTTCATGCGCTGGAATAATAGAAGGACCTGCTGCAGCATTCGCGCAAACTGCTTGAGCGGCTTCAGTTGCTGCTGTAGTTCCAGTTATATTTAAATTTGACTGAATGATGTTTCCATTTAGATGTACTGAACTACCTGTCACTTTAGTCATATCACCTTTTAAGTTTACATCCTGTCCTGACATTGCCAATGTATTCTCACTCTTAATGTTGACTTGATCACCAGATATTTTTGTATCCGTGCTATTGATGTCAACTTTACAGCCGGATGCTGCTAATTGATCACCAGCCTTCAAATGAACTCCAGAGCCTGAGATGTTGGTATCAGCTTCACTCAATAAGTTGATGGTTCCTTGGGCATTCAAGTTGATATTTCGATTCGCTGCAAGGTTGATATCTTCTTCAGCTCGGACTGAAATTGATTTAGCTCCATAGATATGTACATGCCCATCTTCATCAAGCTCAATCCAAGTATTACCTTTCGCAGTTGATACGTAGATACGCTCATTGGTATCGTCTAAGATAACTTGATTGCCTTCACAAGTTTTAACTCTAACTCGGCAATTATCAACATTATCTGACATTGAGATAAAGTGATGACCAGGAGTAGTCCAACAATAAGTTTGAGGGTCTAAGTACGTATTATCGGCTGGCGATTTACCATAACCATTTGTTCCATCTTTGACATCCGCATCTTGAGCTACTTGACGTTCAAATGGCCCACGTGTCTGAGCAATAGCTCCTGTTAAATCACCAAAAGCGGCTTTAGCATTTGAACTTGCTGGTTCTAGCGGGTCATAGCTATCAGTCCAAGGTCCTGGAGTTCTATCTTTATTTGAAATTCTACCACCCGGTAAGCTACGATTTCGATGTAGGTCAAAAACACTAGCGAAGTAAAAGCGACGGTTTGGATCGCCATTTAACAGAAAGACTAATACTTGAGAGTTAATTTTTGGTAGTGCCCAAAAACCATAACTTACAGGGCCATGAGATACTGCGCCAGTTCTTCCTGCTGGAAAATCAACCGTGACTCCACCAAAAGGAGTTGCGTATTCCGCCCAAACTAAATTTGCTATGCTATAATTTTCACCATCGAGCGCTGGACACCAGATTTTAAGTCTACCCATCTGGTCAGGGTCTTCCGTATCCATGACAAAGCCATCAGTGATAAATGGCCATGCTTGTTTTATATTTGAGAATGCTGACATTAACTGTTTGCTAGTTTATTTTCTTGTTGATTGTACATATACTCGCCATAGAGATCGCAAGTATGGAGTTGTAAATCTTGCGTAAAAGAAGAACTGGAAAATTCATTGTGAACCGCGCTTACAAAATACCAACCATCATAGAATAATTGAGTTCTTATTGAATTATTTAGTGGATTATAAGTATCACCAGCATTCATCTCAGCAAATGGATAATCAGCTGGACCAAAGATATTAATCTTGACATACATTCCACCAGCAATAAATGCTTTGTATTTTGAATTAAGCTGGTCTTGAACTGGCTTAATTAACTCCTTAACCCATTTTCTATGTTCAAGGTGAGCAGCAACAATTGTTGCTCCACCTTTTGCTGTCGGAGTTTTTCTTGTTTTTGTATCTCCTCGTGAATAATCCCAAGCTGTTAACTTGTTAAAATCAATTGTTTCATTATTCAAATATGTCTGAATTGATTCAGTCAAATTAACATGAGGCGCGATTGAATCAATGACAAATGATTTAAAAATGTCTGGATTACCACGTATTTTTACCACCGGCTGTAAATTAGCCGCCGCTAAATCAGATAATGACCTATGAAATTCCTGCTTATTTTGAAAGTTTTTTGCTGGATTTGCTTGACCTTTATTTGTTGATACCGCGTTATTCGTGTATTGAATATATGATGGAGGTGGGGCAACAATTGGCTGCAGCTGTCTAACTTTATACAGCATTGGTTTATCAAATACTTCTGGTTCATCTTTGTTTTTTACTTGACTTTTACCAACAATATCTTGAATCGCCGATACACTCACGTTAGATTTACTAAAAAGCCCCATCATTAAATTATTAACAGCGATATCTAAATGAAGAATATCCTCGTTTTTACCAGAAAAAACATAATCAAATATCATTGCTCCTGGTGGATTTTCAGTTTTTGTTGGAACTCTACTGTCAATTACGTCACTTTCAGACCCATTTGTATCAGGCAAGTTAAATTCAACTATATCAAAATGCACTAAAACTATATCTTTATCCGATGTTATACCAGTCAATACTTTAAAAATTTTTCCAATCCCCTGTGATTTTGCTTCTAAATTGCAGAGCTTATTGACTTCATCACACGCAGTTAACAACGCCCAAAGCACATCTGGAATTGTCATATTTGCCGCGCTAGCATAATAGCCAGTCGCTGGAGTTTTAGGCTCTTTAGCTGTTTGGTCATTTACTGAGGCAATAACTTCAGCCTTTTGTTTTTCGACTTGCTGCTGTTTTTGAGCTTTAACTGATTCAAATTTTGTTTCATACAATTTTGCCGCTGGACTATCTACCTTAAAATAAAACCAATGCTCTGGAATTGTAATCATGTATTGAACAAGCCGGCCATTCTTATGTTTCTTTGCTTGAGGGTTTTTAGATTGTACTTGTGATTCAGTTACGACGCCATCAGTGGGTTTTTCAATTGGATTCATCTTAAAGAAATATTCTCGACTTGCTTTATTCAACTTATTTTCTAAGGCTTGAATAGCATTTCCAAGTAGGCCATCACTAAATTTAATACTAATCGATTCACCAGCCCAAAGGTTAGTATAAATGGCAAAATCATCACCAATCATTCCAGATATTGGAACAAACTGCAATTCATATCGGCCGCCATCTGTGCCAAATTGTGTTAAATTGAATTGTCCAGCCATTATTAATGGAATACTAATGCTGTCAACTAATTCAGTTGTACCAGAATCCGTATGCCCCATAAACATAACATGAAGTAAAAACGTTACGCCAGTGATATCTGTTTGTAAACCAATATCACAAAGCCATTTCATATAATTAAAAAACCCAATACCAGATGGGTCGATTATCTGCATTGATAATGTGCCTAAGATTGATGTATGGTCAGATGGGCTTGAATTGCCGCCGACATAAGTTGTAAATTTGACATTATCAATCATGAATTCTGATATACGTCGTGTATCACAAACTAGATAAGCTCCAGAATCCTTATACAACTCTTGGCCTAAACGCACGCCCTGAACCGCCGCCAAAAAGTTAGTCGATTGCCCAACTTTAGGATCGATAAGATTTTTGATAGCCTCAGTATTATTCGCGGCAACCATAACAAAATGATAAGAATGAGACCGATATTGATCGAGTTTATTTTGTGGATTGCTCATAGAACGATAGGTGGTAAAACACTCTCTGGAGTGCGGGATGATTTGATGCCACCTGTTTTTTTGTTAAACAGCAGCTGAAGTCTATTTAACGTTGGCAATCTAAGCTGCCTGCCAATTGTAATCTCAGCCCATGGGTCTAGTATATTGTTATATTGAGCAATAATCCACCAAAAACGAGGTTCACCGTAAAAAGTATCGGCTATTAAATCAATTCGATTAACATAACTGTTTGAAACTGTAAAGATTTGGTCAGTTTCATCTAGTTCAAATGAATAGCGGTCCCACCATTCTAATCCGAGCTTACCAACCTCAGTTAAGCCACCTTGAACATATCGACCAGTTTTAACTAACGCTGATGATGTTGTCATACATTACTCCTGAAACCAGCGTGGTTTATTTGAAAGGTTAAAATTTGGTTGGGTTGGATTCATGAAATCTGTATTGTTTGTAAATGGAGAAAAAACTGTGTTATTTAATGAACTTTTCGTCGATGTTAAGCCGGTATCAGTTAAATTAAAATCCTTTGGTGTATATGAAACTGTATTAGCATTTGCGACAACTGCGTTATTAGCTGGGCTTAATTGAGTTGCTTGGCTTATGTCACTTGTATTATTTGCAGGTGATGTTTCTGGAGCAGTTCCAATCTTTGGAATTATTACAGGATAATATGCATTTGCTAAATCACCTCGGCGGTATGCTGAAAGGTCAAAACCACTATACTCTCTTGCTGACCAAGCTTCTTTAAGGGTAAGTGAACCAATATTAAAAATTACTGGAAATGGTTCACCTGCTGAGGTATGAATCCAATCGACATCATTTGGCCAATCGCAGCCAAAGCTTTCTAGTGCAACCGGTATCTTTCCAATATTATGGTCGCCATATGCAGTAAATTCTAAGATATCTGGTGGAGCGCCAAGTAATTCAGGGGTTGAGCTCTCAGTGCCATAGCCATAATAAGGCATTAACCAACCACGTAAAGTATTGATAATCTTTTGATTCTCGTCAGCTTCGGCGATCGTTCTTGAAATAAGTTTAATATTTCCGATGGACCAAGTTCTTGGTCCGGTATGATTATATTTTGCAATTAACCCAGGGTGATGTGGCATCATCACATCATCATACATGGCCTGCCTACCTTCATTAATGGTTGGCATTACCCTAAATAAAACTTCCTCTCCGGTCACCTTTGAGACTAATTTAACGCCGAATCGTTGAACACCACCACCAATTGCTCCCAAGCCATTTAACATTTCAGCTATCTCAGTTGCGCCCATGCCGTTGAAGCTTTTAAATTTTGAACTAATGCTGTCTCCAAAATTGTTTAAAGCATCATTCATAGCGGTGCTAAAGCTGCCATTTGTCAAAGCGCCAAAATCAGTTGGCATCGCTTTTGCGGTATTGCTAAATGAACTTGACCCCCAATTTATAGCGGTTGCCATTTCAGTCAACTTAGTTTCACTTCTTGCGGTAAGTGGAGTTAATTGACCGCCCTCAGTCCAGGCAAAGCCATTTAACTTTGGTAAGCTTGGGTCAGAAATTATATCAGCCATCTATTTGACCCCCAATTGCTTTTTTAATTTTGTCGAACATTAGTTTTGCCAGCTTTGGCTTATTTTGTAATCCAACAATCTGAGTAAATTCTTCAAGATACCCTAGCTCAACCGCTCGCCTTGCTAATGAACTACTAATATCTTCAGGTGATAATTCATGTTCAGCTTTCATTTTATCCAATGTCAAATTTAAAGCTGTTTCTTTATCTGATTTTTTAGTGGCAACTGCGTCATCAGACCGAGCTAAACCAGGAACTATTGTGTGATCGAGCTCTGAACCATTTGGCTTAAAAAAGCTCTTTTTTAAGAGCGTTAAATACCCTTGAGCTCGATCAGAACCGGCACCAATGGCTATCGGTTCATAGCCATTATCACGCATGATGCCTAAAGCAATACTACCATTTTTTGCGGTTAAAAAAATAACTCCATTAGCTCTGCCTGAAGCTTTCATAAAGCTAATTCTGTCATCAGCTGATAATGGGTTTTTAGTTTTATCTAAGCTGGATTTTTCACCTGTGACTACAACAATAACTGGGCTTGCTTCTAGATTTAGCTCAGGATTTTTTCTAATAAACTCTTTTAGCTTATTAATGACATGATAATGGCCTTCAGTTGGTGGATTAAATCTTCCAATAGCAAAAGCAACTCGCTTTGCTTGCATTGGAGGAAGAGCTTCAAAAAGATAGTCCATAGTGATTTATTTTGATGAGTACTTAAGATGTTAGTATTTATCACTAATCTAACAGTGTCATTTTTAGTCCAGCAATGATATAATTTAAATTATATTATGTTGGCCATCTATCAACAACCTATGGAAGGGATATAAATATGGCCAAAAAACAAGTTTTGGAATTTGACGAAGCGAAAGCAAATTTAACAGAAAAGAAAAAAACAAAAAAAGTACTACGACCTAAACGAAATAATGACAGCGGCTGTTATGTCACTAACTCACAGCTATTACCAGAGGTTCTAAGGGCTAAGGAACTGGGTAAGATTACCCCAGAGCTTGCTATTATGATGCAGAAGATTGCGGAAAGATACGCGATGTCAAAGAATTATGCTCACCTCTCATTTAGAGAAGATATGGTGGCGGCCAGCATTTTAAATCTAATGCAAAATGGCTTAAAATTTAAGCCTGAAAAATCAAACAATCCATTCAGTTATTATACTCAATGTTGCTATCATACCTGCCTGCAGGTAATAGCAGATGAAAAGAAGCAACGTCAAATAAGAGATGATTTACTCTTAGATAGTGGTTTCGATGCTTCACTTGGCTACATGGAAAATGAAAGAGACGAATATCGCCAACGTCACTCTGACATGTTTGAAGAATAAGGATTTTTAATGACAGACCAACTTGAACTAGACAACTTAGAGTTGCCTAGCCTTAATAATATTGCGCTTTTTACTGACATACACTTTGGCGCAAAACAAAACTCAATTCTTCATAATGAAGATTGCCTTCAATTTGTTCGCTGGTTCAAACAACAGTGTATCACAAAAAAGGCTTCAGCTATTGGCTTTCTTGGCGATTGGTTTGAAAGTCGAAATGCTATAAACACCCTCACCTCTAAATTCTCAATTCGAGCTCTGCGTGAGCTTAACACACTTGGTATTCCAATCTTCTTCATAGTTGGAAACCATGACTTATATCATCGTCACAACCGTGAAGTTCATTCAGCTGAAATCTTCAAAGAGCTTGAGTATGTTAAGGTTATTGAACGACCAACGATGATAAACGGCAAATACTTATTTTTACCATTCTTATTTAGCGATGAATATCCACGGGTAGTAAACTTAGTAAATGCTAGTGAATATGTCTTTGGCCATTTTGAATTTCGGAACTTCTACTTAACTGGGACAAACCAAATTTCTAATCACGGTTTTTTACACAAGCTATTCGATGGTCCAAAGCATATCTTTTCAGGGCATTATCACAAAAGACAAGCTTCAGAAAATGTTATCTATATTGGCTCTCCATTTGGCACATCATATGCTGATGCTGGTGATTTTGAGCGAGGATATTGTTGGTTAGATATTGAAAATGATAATGTCGATTTTATCGATTATGTTGGACCAACATACTATAAGTTAAAACTAAGTCAAATAGTTGGCGGCTATGATATTCGTGAAAATGCTCGGGTGAAGTGTGTTTTAGACCAGTCGCTTAGTTATTCTGAAGCTCAAATTTTAAAAGCTGAAATTGTTGAAGCGTTTAACCTTCGTGAATTTACGTTAGAAGAAGACCATCGACAGCGCCAACATGCCTTAGAAGAAAGCGCTTTAGCTGAGTTAGAAGAATTAGATTTATCCTCATTAGATGAAACTGTTAAAAAGCTAATTGAAACTGGCATTCAAGCTACCAATACAATTGACCCATCATTTTTAATAGAGATTTATGAGGAACTTAAATGAGCTTAGATACTACATTAAATTGCATACGCTTTAGAAATTTCATGAGCTATGGTAATGCATGGACAGAGATTAACTTTACAGATTTCAACGCCATTTTGACATTTATCTCTGGAGAAAATCATGATACTGGTGGTAAAAATGGTTGTGGAAAATCTTCAATATTAGAAGCAATCGTTTACGCAATTTATAATAAAGCTTTTAGCAATATATCACTTCCACGACTAATCAATAGTACAAATGCTGCAAAAAATACCTTAATGGAAGTCATTGTGACTTTTACTAAGGGAGCTGATGCGTATGAGATACATCGTAAACGTGGTGAAGCTCATGGTGTAAAGCTATTAAAAAATGGAGTTGACATAACTCCAGATAGTGTTAATGAGACCGATGTTCTAATTGAATCAATTTATGGTTTTAGCTATGAGATGTTTACTCGTTGTGTGGTTTTTTCTGGTAACACGACGCCTTTCTTAGACCTTCCAATAGCTTTTCAGCGAGCTCATATCGAAGAACTTTTTAACATCTCTTTATTATCAGAAAAAGCAGTAAAGTTAAAACGGTCAATTCAAAACACTGAGTCAGATATTAAAGTTGAAGAAGCAATCTTAAAAGAAAAAGAAACTGCCTATAAGCTGCAGGCAAATCGTTTAGCTGATGTTGAAGAAAAAGCCATTGCTTGGGAAGAAAATAATGTTCGGAACATACAACAGCTTAAGAAGCAATTAGCTTCTATTGAAGGCATTGACTTTTCAGCTGAAGAAAAGCAGTTTAACTCATTGGCTGAAACTAAAGAGCTGTTGACTGAAGTTAAATCGACGTTGGCTGCTGAACGAAGAGCTTTGCAACGATTAAGTACTTCACTCATTGAAGCTGAAAAAAGTTATAGCCATTTAGCTGATAATAACTGTCCATATTGTAAACAGTTGATGCCAAATGCGGCTGATAAATTACCAGAGCTTAAAGCAGCTATCAAGCATCAAAAAGTAGAAGCTGAAGAAAAAGCTAAAACCGTATTTCAACTTGAAGAAGCTGAAGCTCAGTTAAGTGGTGAATTCTCTGAACTTGATAGCAAGATTAAGTACTCAAATTTACCAGCTTTACTTGAAATTAAAAGCAACCATGCAGTCTTACATGCAAAACTTGACGGTTTAGAGGCATCAATAAATCCGCACTTAGAAACATATGCTCTTTTAGAACAAGAAACTAAAATCGAAATTGATTATTCAAAACTTGATAAATCAAAGAAACGACTTGAGCACCAACAATTCATGTTGAAGTTGCTAACTGACAAAAATAGCTTTATCAGAAAGCGAATTATCAGTAAGACTGTTCCATTTTTAAATTTGCAAATGAACGATTACGCTGAACAACTCGGTTTGCCACACACAATAAGTTTTATGGATGACATGAGCTGTGAAGTATCTGAGTATGGTCGAGTGCTAGATTTTGGAAACCTGTCAAATGGTGAAAAGAAGCGAGTAAATTTAGCAATGTCACTTGCATTTAGAGATGTGCTACATCATCTACATTCTAATATCAATTTGTTATTTGTTGACGAGATTGATGCTTCACTTGACTTTATGGGCGTTGACAATGTTATTGCTTTACTTAAGAAGAAAACAAAAGATGAAAATTTAACTAGCTTTATAGTGATGCATCGTGAAAATGTTGAAAATCGTTTTGAACGAGAATTAGTTGTCCATAAGAAGCAAGGTTTTTCTCAGCTAGAATTAAAGTTTAATGATGGCTTAAATAGTAAATCTATAACCAATCAGGAAGCATGACATGAAATTGCATGAAATTGTTAAAGAAGCTGAAGAAGCTGAAGATGAATTAAACTTTAAGCTGGATGATGAAGCTGATAAAAAGGCTAATGAACCTGAAGCTAATTCTTCAACTAAAAAACCAACTGAAGACGATACTGAGCATAAACACCCAAACGATTTTAAAGACAAAATTGTCGAATTGTTTTCAAAGGCAAAAAGCGACGGCACTTTGGTAGCATATGATCGAGCTGAAACAGTTCAAATAAGGTCAGCTCAAGATGGTGAGCAAATAGAGGTAAATTATCCAGGTGAAGTACCAAAAACTCGTGTAGCAAAAAAGGGTGAATTTGTTCTTCGAAACGAAGAAAACCCAACTCAATTAAAGATTTTATCAAAGCAGGAGCTAGATTCTGAGTTTGAGCCTGATACTGCTGAGGTTGAGCCAGATGCTGAGGGTTTTGTTAAGTACATTCCAAAAGGACAGTTGATTGCGTTTGAATATAATGAGCAAGTTCCACTTAAGTTGAAAGATGACAAAGGTTTGCAATTTATAGTTCAGCATGGTGATTACCTAGGTTATCCATCGAATGATTCTCGTATGTTAATACGATTAGATAAAGCGCATTTTGAGAAAAGATATCGTCTAGCAGCATAGCCTAAATACCCTTATTAAGAATACTAATAAGAGATATTATATGACCGCAGTTGAAGTAGTTAAAAAGAAACGTGTCAATTCTAAAGCAAAAGGTGCAACAAATGAAAGACGTATTGCTAAGCTTTTAGCTAACGCTTTAGCACCTCTACAATTTGTTAAAACTCCAGGAAGTGGGGCCTTTGTTGGCGGTAAGAACTTTGCCACTCGTGGTGGTTTGTTTTCAAAGACGGCTATGCAAACCTTTGTTGGAGATATAGTCTGCATAAACGAAGAAGATGTCGGTGAAACATTTGACTTTGTAGTTGAATGTAAGCATTACAAAACTCCAGACAGTTTTGATTCAATCTTTACAGGCAAACATTCGATTTATGGATGGCTTGAAGAAGTGGCGATAGATTGTGTCAAGCTAGATAAGCAAGGAATTGTTATCTTCAAATGGAATAATACTCCATACTACGCAGCCGTTAGTTCGAACATCAACCTTCCGATATCAAAGTTTTTAACTTTGCCATCCGGAGATAAGATTTGCCTACTAAGCGACTTACTTCCTTTTCGAGATTTTTGGGTGTCAAAACTGTTAACTGAGTGATATAATTTTTATTTTCAACATTAAGGGATTAAGAATATGAATTTGAAACAAGCCAAAAAGTTAAGAAAATTAGCTCGTGGTATTGCTGAAGTAAAAGGTGGAGAAGTTGTTGAAAGAGCCGTGGTTGAAATTGAAAAGAACCGCAAAAAATCAGTTGTGCCAAAACGTGACGAAAATGGCGGATTGATCTTGAATGAATTCCATCAACCAACATTTGACATTATTGAAGTTGCCGCTGGAACGTACATTCAATTGAATGATACCGTTCGTGGTATTTACCGTCGAATGAAAAAAGTTGCAAAAAGCAAAATTAAACCTGTTGGCGATTTACAACCAGTTTAACAAAATAAAAAGGCCGCTTTCGCGGCCTTTTTTGTGTGTGATGAATGTTACTTATCTATTATCCAATTGAAGTAAAAAAATCTTGAAGCAAAGCTTCTTTAATACGTGTAAAATATGCTCCACTGTTTAAAATACTAACTAATATCATTAACCCGGTCCATCCATAATGTGGGAATATAAAATATGAAATTGTTAACCAAAAGCATGCATATATTAAAGTTGCCCAGTAATAATCTGATTTGGAAGTTAAGATGAGATTATCTTTAATACTATCAATAAAATGTAAATTTGTCAAATAGAAAAAAATTGGCAACAAAAACCAGCCAAATAAAAATACTAATATACACCTAACAAATATACCCCAATCTCCCCAACTTTTTAATAGTTCTGATATTACTGGAATTCCATCAAAAGTTATTAAAAATGAAAGTACAATAGCCCACCCTCTACTTGCTTTTTTGAAATATTCAGCCGTTTTAGCTTTTAAAATAAGTGTTTTTATTTTTTCTTCCGATACAGTAAAGACTGGGCGGTCGTTAAATCTATTAAAATCTAAATCTGTCATGACAATCTCCTATTTATAAAATGTTATGATATTTTATCCAGTTTTATAAAAGAAGACATCCTTTTTTATAAAAAATGATAATTAATTATCATTTTTCTTAATTAAGCACATTTTCCCTGCTTAGTTTCGCGTCTATAAATTATCCCTATGGCCAATTTTGTTAAGTTTATCTTTCTACCTAACCCATCTTTACTCATCCTTGCTGCAACAAATACTAATTTTTTATTTGATGGGAATATTTTTACTAATAGATGATGAGTCGCCCTATGTTCTTCAGCAGTCAATAATACTCTGTTCCAATGGTCTATAATCAGGCCGCCGAAACATCTTGGCCAAAGATGATGATTTTCCACATAAAAGGAAATTTTCTTTTTGTTTATCCCTCTAACGTTACTTCTTTCACATAGTTTTTCATAATGCCATAGCCATTTTTGTTGATTTTGAGTTAATTCTTTAGTATCATAAATGGGATTACGTATGATAGTATTTTAATAAATGGGAAAATTTGATTTTGCTTGTTGTTCAAGTCGTTTATTAATGAATTCGATAGCAATATCTCTTTCCCCTGCACTCATGTTTAAAACTGTTTCATAGGACCATGCCCCACGAGAAAACCAACTTAGTTCAACGCAACTTTTAATTAAATTGCGTATTTCATACCCAAGTTGTGTAATTAGCTTGCTTATTTCAGCAGGATTATTTCTCGTGAGGTTTATGAGAAAAAATTTACAGGATTTAAAGGAAGTTCGATCGTAAACACTTCGCCACAATCTTTACATTGAATTTGAACTTCAGTGTTAACTCCCCAATTATTGGTTTTTTCAATAGCTTCAGCTATTTTCGTTGCAAATGGCGCTGGAGCAGCCAAAATCCATTCTTTTATCATTTTTTTATCAGAAATATCATCTACAGATTTTATCACATTCAATAAATTCATTATTAAATTATTTTTTAAATCTTCAGCTGTCAATTCCTTTTTACCTTCATTTGCGCGTAAAATATCTAAAATATGAGAATATTTTATTGGCTGTAATGAAATTTTTTGACCATTACTAAGAGTAAAGTTATAAAGATCATCATATATAGTTGGATCCAAATACATCAAATTGTGCAATACTTCTTCTAAATTTATAATGTATGAATGCGATTTAGCATTTTCACAAGTATGCATAACAGTAATATCATAATCGCTTCCATACGTTACTAATCTAAGATATAGCATTAATGCATCTATATCTTTTCCATATAATTCAGTTGGTTTTTTGATGTCTGGAATACAGCTTTGGACAACTGAAGTTATTGCTTTTCCAGAAAAAAGCATATCTGGATTTTTTAAGTTTATTTCGTCAATAGCTGACATTGGGTGAACATGCACTTCTGCCTCTGTAGCTGAAGCATCTAATTCTCCATTTGAATAAAAAAGTCCTCTAGATGGTAATTGAAAAATACGACCTGGAAGTTTAAGTTTAGAAAGAAGCGGGTTAATTTGTTGATCAGTCATAATCTGTCCTATTGTTTGTATGATAAATATAATGTCTATAGAACTATTTATCGAGCATAAAAATGGCTGCAACTAACAACGTCGATTTAAAACAATTTGAAAAATTATTTTCAGCGTTTGCCAAAAATATTAAATCACTCGATGAAGCAACTGGCTTACACGTAAAGCACATAAAATCTGCCTTTAAAAAGGCAGTTAATGAGCAAATCTCTCAAGCAAATGATTTATCATATGCCATGAAAGGTGCATCAAAATCATTTCATACTGCATCGAAGTATATTCAAAGTGAAAGTTCTGCAATTAATAAAGCATTTGAAGAATATAGTCAAGGCATTAATAGAGCAAATAGTAGTTTTTCAAAATTAGATGTTTTAACCAAAGGTACAATTCGTCAGCAAGCTTCTTATACCGCAAGTTTAATTGAGGGCATAGATTATTCTAATGACGCACAGGATAAATTAGTATCATCAATTTATAAAAATATGAAAGCATTTGATTTAATAACTCGACAATCAGATAAGGTTATTAACTCAGCTTGGGAAATGGAAAGATCTATTTCTAAATTGGCAAGTGATGTTGGCGTTTTTGAAAGAATGATGCGTGAAACAAATGGGAAAGTAAAAGAGCAAATTGATAATCTGATAAAGAAAGAAGCAATTGATAAAGAAAGTTTAACGCTTGGAGAAAGAGAAATTCTGCAAGTTGCCAGAAGATACGAAATGATCGGAAAAGAAAACTCTGAGATAAAAGGACTAATTTCTGAAACAAAAACTCAAATAACTAATTTCCAAAAGTTAGCAGCTACCACTAGCAAAATGATAAAGGTTAATGAATGGATAAATGATAAATTTGGAGTATTTGGAAAATTATTACAAGGATCACTTTCGCCATTAGGAAGAATAACAGAAGGTTTTGTTTTGTTGTTATCCGCTGTTAAGGGTTCATGGGATCAATTTAAGATTATTGCCGACAGTGGAATGATTAACTCATTTGCTCAAATTAAAAAATCACAATTTCAACTTGGAGTTAGTTTTGAATTAGCTACAAAAATTTTTACAGAAAATGCTCGTTTAGTTGGCACTATTGGCGGAGATAAATTTGTAAAAATTTTACGAACTGGCCAAATGAATCTTGAAAAATTCGGTTTGGCTCCAGAACAAGCTGCTGAAGCAATTAGTGATTTTACTAAAAATACCATAAAAAGTGGAATAAATGCTAGAGATGCTAGTAAATTAAATAAAGCAATTTTAGCTCAAACTCAGGCTTTTGGTAAATTGCGTGCTACTACTGGTATTAATATGGCTGAATTTAAAGCTATGAATGATGAACTACTTAATAGTGCGTCAGTTCAAGAGCAATTAAATGGAATTAGTGAAGATGAGCGCCAAAGTAAAATTGAAGATATGATGAAACTCAGACAGACATTTACTAATATGGGTATGTCTGCTCAATCAGCACAGAAAGCTTTATTAGCAATCCAGGATATTGGTAAACAAAAAGTAACTGAACGATTTGATCAAGCAGCTAAACTACAACAAGCTGCCGCTATTGCTGGTTTATCTAACGCCAAGCAGCTTGGAGATATCTATCGTAAGGGGAAACGAGCAACTGCTGACGAGCAACTTATTTTGCAAAAAAGCATGGGTAACATAAGTCAAGTTTTCGATAGGATGTCAATGCAAAGCTTTGGCGCTGAAAATATTGCTAATGTGTTAACTGATAATATGCAAGGGCCATTAGCGTCTATGCTAGACGCTGGTCGAGAGCAAAAACTTGGAGCGCAATCAGTAGGTGAAATGTCTGATAAAACTGCTCAAGCGTTAACAGAATTATCTAAATTACCAGATATTTTAGCAAAAGCCTTACATTCAGAAGGTCAATTAAAACAGATCATAACCGATCCAATGTTGCGTGGTTTAGCTGGTATAGCATTAGTTATTACTGGATTATACAGAATGTTACCTAAGATTCTGTCACCACTGTTTAAGAAACGTTATGACATTAACAATAAAATAGCGTCAACTGCTGATAATGAGTTGGCTCAGATGCAGCACATAAATGAGAAATTAGCAGTTGATGCAAAAGTGCAAAATTCTATTAATGCGGCCGTAAAAACTATGGCAGGAAAAAATTCATCTATTGCATCTAAAAAAACTAGATGGGTAAGTGACAGAAAAAAAACTGGAAGAGCTGGTATTTCAGCAGCTTCTAAAATTGAAGAAGCAATTTCTACCACATCATCAATTATACCAGCTGCTGAAAAAGGTGCTGGAGCATTAGGTAAAATTGGAGGAATATTTTCTAAAATTTTCAGTTTCCTAAAGTCATTTATTAATAATCCAATATCCGCAGCATTAGGCAAAGTTGCTAAATTAGTTCCAGTTGTTGGCGAAATCGCGACAATTATGATGGGAGCAATTTCAATTTTTACTGATATGTTTAATGCAAGTGATGTATTAGGTATAGAAGAAGGCACTGCATCAGTAGCTCAAAAATTAGTAGTTGGCATTGGAAGTCTATTGAAATTTATAACCTTTGGGTTTTTAGATGACACTATAGATGATTGGACAAAAACAGTAGCAAATATTGATTTTGCTGGAGTATGGTTACAAATTGAAGCTGCAATTATAAATCCAATTTCTAAATTTTACGGGTTTTTACAAAAAACTTGGGTCGATGTAAAAGGAACAGGATCTGAAATTTTCAATATCGGTAAAAGTATTATTGCAGGTTGGGTTTCTGGGGTTTCTGGAATTAAATCATTATTGACTAACAGTTTTGTTAGTGTTTTTTCAAAAATTTCAGATGCAATATTAGGAGCTATTGACATGCTCCCAGATTTCTTAAAAGAAAAATTACCAGAAGGATTATTAACATCTATTTCTAATTTTAAAACTTCAGCAGGTCAATTTGCGACACAGGTTGAATCAGATTTCGATAATTCAGTAGATGATATTAGGAAGGTTAATAAAACTGTACAAGATGAGCGTCAGTTAAGAGAACAAGAAAAGAAAAAAATTGATGCAGAAGTAACTCAAATTATAGCGACTAGAGAAGCAGCTATTGATGCACATATAAAACAACAGCAGATTCAACAAAAACAAAAACAAACTGCAACTGCAGTAGCCGATCAGTCTAAACAAACACAGCAGGCCGTAGTTGAAGCTACAAATCAAGCTACTGATGCAACGATAGATACAGCAAAAGCTTTAGGTATGACCGCATGGAGCGGGCTAAATGCAGCTAATTTAAATGGTGGGACCACAGCTTCAGCAACGATAATTGGAAAAGGCATCAATTCTAATTTATTAAATACATCTACAAACGGCGCAACTTCATCAATTAATAACGAAGTTCAAACCATAAAACTTGATGCTGATACAATTAAAGCTTTAGCTGAACAATTGATTACATTGAATACTACAGCCAGTAGCACTCTTGAGGTTGAAAAACAGCAAGTTGACCTGTTGGAAAAACTTGTCAAAGCAAATTCTCCAATGCAAAAAATGGATGAAGTGCGAATTAAAGAGCGATACATCTCTGACCCATTTATGTCAAGTAGCAAATGGGTTAGCCATCAGAAACAGTAAGGAAACACTAACATATGGCAATTTTACAAAGCTATTATAGAATTATTACCCCATCAGCCAGAAAGACTAATCATAACAAATTAGCTACTGATAGCGAAAATTTTAATTCAGCTGGTGGGGCTGCAATGAGTACCATTAATTGGTACTCACAGGTATTAAAAGGTGCTGGCTCAAGGATGCAACGTTATATCCAATACGACAGTATGGATAATGACATTTTAATTTCGCGCGCACTTGACATTATCGCTGAAGAAATTTCAAATGACGATGACACAACGAATTTACCATTTGAGATTGAATATCAAACGGAAGATGATGAAGAAATATCTGAAACCATTGTGACAACTTTAAGAGCGGCCTTAAGACAGTGGAGTAGAATTCAAGATTTAAATAACAGAATCTTTCGAATTTCACGCATCATGTGTAAATATGGCGACTGTTTCTTTAAGAAAGAAAAAGATACTAAAAAATGGGAATACCTAGATGCTTCTAAAGTTATTGGTATCGAACTTGACCCTGATGGAAATCGAGTCGCTTATCACTTAAAAGGTGATGGAGGTGGTGCTTTAGGCTTTGGTTCAAAACAAACTGATGTTGAGATTGTTCCTGCTGAATCTATCATTCACTTTACATTATCTGACGATATGGGCGAAGCAGCTCCATTTGGAGAATCAATCTTACAGCCAATCTTTAGGGTATTTAAACAACTTTCAATGCTTGAAGATTCTGTCATCATCTATCGTATCGTTCGCGCCCCTGAACGTCGAATATTTTATGTTGACGTTGGTAATATGGCTCAACAACGTGTGAAGATATATCTTGAAAGCGTGAAGAATGATTTACGCCAAAAGCGTATCCCAAACACCTCAAACGATAAAGATACCATCGATGGAACATACAATCCTGCAAGTATCTCAGAAGATTATTTCATACCAGTAACTTCATCAGGTCGTTCATCTAGGATTGAGGTATTACCTGGTGGTGAGAACCTTGGTGAACTTGAAGAATTGAAATACTTTAAAACTAAAATCGTAGATGGTTTACGTATTCCATCTTCTTATTTTGTGATGTCCGATCAACAGCAGCCAGCAGTAATGAATAATGGTAAAGTTGGCATGGCTTTACAAGAAGAGCTGCGTTTTGCTAACTATATCAGAAGGTTGCAAAACAAAGTTGAATGTATTATGGATGCAGAGTTTAAAAAGTATTTAAAAGCAATCAACATCAACGTTGAACATTGGCTGTTTGTTCTACGTTTACCAGAGCCACAGTCATTTGCTCTTCAACGTCAAAACGCTTTAGATACTGATTTGATTAATACCTTCAAGTCAATCGAAGATAGCAAAGTTATTTCAACTCGTTTAAAATTGAAAAAATATCTTGGCTTTTCTGAGGATGATTTGCAAATGAATGAGAAAATGCTGAAAGAAGAGCTTGGTATTGAATCAACTCCAACTTTAACGGACATTAGACAGATTTATGACCCTATTCAAATGGAAGCAAGAAAGCCAGTTAGTATGAAGCCAAAGCAGCTTGAAAAAGGTGATATGAGCAGTGGTGCTACTCCAGAAGATGATTTAGGTGGCGATTCAGGATTACCACCTGAACAACCTGGAGCTGGTGGTGATTTAGACATCGGCGGTGGAGCAGGTGGTGGAGCAGGTGACCTGAGCTTATAATTTAGAGTAGTTAGACATAAATAGAAAAACTACTAAAATAATGGAGACAAACATGACAAATTCAATTCTATTGGTCGAAGACCTTAGTTATGATGAAGCTGGAATTGTTGAAAGCATTTTAGGCGAAGGCATCGATAAATCATATTATCTAAGTGGAACTATGATGGTTTCTGAGGAGAAGAATGGTAATGGTCGTGTTTACGCTTTAAATGAAATGCAACAAGTTGTTGAAGCAGCAATGCAAAAAATTAATTCAAGTGGCCCAATTATGGGAGAGCTTGAGCATCCAAATTCATTGCAAATTAACCTTGCAAATGTTTCGCATGCTATTACTGAGATGAAAATGGACAACACTCGTGTTGTTGGTAAGATGAGAATTTTGAACACCCCAGCCGGTAATATCGTAAAAGGCATTATGGAAGGTGGAGTTAAACTTGGCGTATCATCACGTGGTACAGGTTCAGTAGGACCAGATGGTCGAGTAAAAGGCTTTAACTTTACCACAGTTGATGTAGTTTCTACTCCATCAGGTCCTGGTTGCTATCCAAACTTAGTTCGTGAAGCTCAAGAAAATCAAAAGATAGTTACTTTGGCTGAAGCGGTTGTTAGTGACGATAAAGCACAGAAATATTTTAAGAAAGAAATTGCTAAATTTTTGCAAGCTATTTGCACTAAAAAATAGTAATTAAATACAGTTTTTAAAACCTTATAAGGAGATACTTATATGACAGATACAAAAGATGCTATTCGATCAGTAATTCAGAATCTTATCAAAGATAATTCTGATGCAGCACAAGTTGACTTGCACCCAGTAATTACATCAAAAATGCAAGAACTGGTTGGTACCAAAAAGGCAGCTCCAGTCGAGCAGGATGATGAGTTTGATGATGAAAACAGTGATACAGATGACTAAAATCTTGCATTTTTAGTCAACCTGTATAAATAGAAACAGAACAAAAAATTATGTTTTGTGTGTATAGAACTGAATATTTTGGTAGTAAATTACCAAAATATTATATTGGATCTTCTTCAGTGGCTAAAGTTGAAAGTGGATATAAAGGTTCTGTTTGTTCTAAAAATATAAATCTATTTGGAATGATGAGATAAAAATAATTCTCAATTATTCAAAACTGATATTTTATATGTTTTTGAAACATGGCAAGAAGCTTTAGATAAAGAACTCAATTTGCATAAAGAATTTAACGTTGTTAAAAATCCAGATTTTATAAATCAAGCATTAGCATCAAAAAAATGGGTTTTTTGGAAGTGATACATCAGGTCATAATAATGGCTTTTATAATAAAACTTTTAAGGATAACTCTTTTTATTTTATCCAAGAAATAAAAATTGTAAAAGAACTTATAGACCTGGCTTATTAGTAGAAGCTGCGAAAAAGTGAAGTTTAACATTCACTGGAAGAAATAAACAAAATTCTGAAGCTGTAAGAAAGCAAGCTAAAAGTCATAATAAACTTGCTCCTGAATTAAGAACTAAATTAGTTGAAAAAAGAAACACTGGTATGACTTGGAGATCTTTACATAAATGGTTGATAGATTTAGGCATTAATATTGCTTATTCATCAGTTAGAAATATTTATGTAAGACAAACTCAAAATGAATAAATAAACATTGATTGTATATTATGGGGGGTAAACAGTATGGAAGAAATACTTGAAAAGTTATTGTCTTCTGAGCTACTTGCTGAAGAAACCAAAAATGAAATCACTGAAGCTTGGACTGAAGCTGTTGCAGCTACTCGTCAAGAAATCAGAGAGGAAGTTACTTTGGAAGTACGCGCTGAGTTAGCTGAGCAATTCGTTGCTGCACGTGAAGCTTTGGTTGAAAAAACAGAGAAATTCATCTCTGAACAACTAGAAGCCGAACTTGCTGATCTTAAAGGCGATATTGAACGTTTCCGTGATTTGGAAGCCGAATTCGCTGGTAAATTAGTTGAAGAGAAACAGCGTTTAGCTGAAGAAGTTGAAAAAGAGATTGACGCTCTTGTTGATAAATTGGATAGCTTTTTGGAGATCCGTTTAGCTGAAGAGATGGAAGAGATGAAAGAAGATCTCGAAATCGTTAAAGAAAATCAATTTGGACGCAAAGTTTTTGAAGCATTTGTTTCAGAATTTAGCAAATCGTATATTGATGAAGATTCTATCATGACTAAATTGGCAGCTACAGAAAGCAAATTAGCTGATGCTGAAGCTCGTTTATCTGAAAGTGAAGAAGCCAAATCATTATTAGTACGTGAGCAAAAATTAGAACAAGTGTTAAAACCATTGGCTGGTTCAAAACGTGAACAAATGGCTATCGTTTTGCAAAACGTAGAAACAGAAAAATTAGATGAGGCTTATAACTATTTTATAGGTCGTATCTTAAGAGAAGAAACAGATGCTGCCACTTCAACTCCAAAACCAGTAATTAAAGAAGTTAAAGTTGAAGAGCCAAAAACAACTTTAGCGACTGGCGATGTAATTAAAGAAAAGGTTGAAGAGCAAGGTTCTGATAAAAAAACTGTGGAATTTTCACAAATCAAGCGAATTGCGGGCATTAGCTCATAAATAACTACAAATATCTTTTTGAACTAGGAGACAAATATGGAAAACTTATTTGAAAACTGGGCAGAAACAAAAGAAATACTTTTGACTGAACTGCCTGCCAACAAAAAAGCTTATATGGCTTCTTTGATGGAAAACCAAAAACAGTACTTGATGGAAACCGCGGCAGCTGGTGTATCAGCAGCTGGTGCAATTGGTAACTTCCAAAAAATCATTATCCCAATGATTCGTCGTATCATTCCAGGTACAATTGCTACTGAACTTGTTGGTATTCAACCAATGCAAGGTCCAGTTGGCTTGGCATACTCTTTACGTTTCTTATTCTCTGAAAACGTAGACGTAAGTCCTGCTGGTGCTGGTGCGGAAGATATCATTGGTGGTTCAACCGAGGTGTTCTCAAACAACTCAAAAACCAAACGTTGGTATTCTGGTGGTGTAGATAGTTCTAACGTTGCAACCGGTTTTGCTGCTCTTACCTCTGATTTCGAGGCATACGGCGGACGTCAATTGCAATTAGAAGTATTGAAACAAACCGTTACTGCTGGTTCACGTAAGTTACAAGCTAAATGGACTGTTGAAGCTATGCAAGATTTATCTGCACAGCACGGTTTAGACTTGGAAGCTGAAATCACTGCAGCTCTTTCTGCAGAGATCGTTTCTGAGATTGACAATGAAATCATTAACGATTTGATTAGTTTGGCTGGCACAGTTGAAACCTTTGACATGGCTTCTGGCTCATTCACTGGTATTCCTAACTATGTTGGCGATCGTTTCGCGGTTCTTGGCGTATTGATCAACAAAGTTGCAAACGAAATCGCTCGTAAAACACGTCGTGGCGCTGCTAATTGGGCAGTTGTTTCTCCTCAAATCGCTTCTGTATTGCAATCTGCTTCAAAATCAGTATTCGCACCTGCAGTTAGTGGTTCTTTTGAAGGTCCAAACAACACCAAATTGATTGGTACTTTGAATGGTTCTATCAAAATTTACACCTATATCTACCACGACCAAGGTTCAGAGCCAGTCTTGTTAGGTTATAAAGGTGGTAATGGTGAAATGGATAGCGGTTACTTCTATTGCCCATATGTTCCTTTGATGAGCTCTAACGTAATCATCGATCCAACTACTTACAACCCACAAGTTAGCTTAATGACTCGTTACGGGAAAGCTACATTTACCAACACTGCAACATCGTTAGGTAACTCAGCTGACTATTTTGGACGAGTTAATATTGCTAATTTAACTTTCCAATAATAGTTAGTCGTAAGTTAGTAAGTTCAAAAAACCCGCTTCGGCGGGTTTTTTATTGCCTTGAATTTAACTGTTCTTCAAGTTCAGCAAGTTCTTCAGAATAAACTTTAATTTTGCCTTTTAGATAATTTACTCGTCGCTTCATTTCCCCGATGTCTTTATTAGCCATCGATGCTTTTTCATTTTTGATAGCTCGCCAGCGCTCTGCCTTTTCTACAAATGATGCGATAAAGTTAGTTTTTGTTGAAAATTCAACTCCGTTTTTATTGCACTTTATAACATTATAAAATTCGTGTTTAGTAAATTGATTAATTTGTTTAACTGAAATGACCTTATAGTAAGACTTTTGATAGTGAAATATGTCATTGATTTTAACAGGGTTCACCATTAATCTCCAATAATGTTTCTTATTTGTTCCGGTTGAGTTTTTTCCAGATAATCTTTACGTGCTGTTACCAACTTATCCCTAATCTTTCACTGTTCAACATAATATTCTTCAACTTTTAATGTTTCGACTAATGCAATCCGCCTTTTTATATGACAGCAACTCAGGGTTCCAGCACATTCTACTGTAACTAGCATCCCAAATATGATGCCATTCTTGCAATTGATTCCAATTTTTAAAAAATCTATAATGACACCACTCAATACAATAGTTCTCTCTTAAGTGGTGACCGTCGGAGTATCTTCTATAATATCACACTTTTTATACAATGGATAGTCCCAAACTGTTAATCAGTTATCAAAAATAAAGTTTACAAAAGCTAAAAAGGTGTTAAGATATCTCCATGCTGAAAATATTGGAGATTGACATGGCTGCAAATCCTGAATTTCATGAAGTTTATTCATACATTCATTGGACACAAAATGACAATGAAGAGTTAAAAGCCAAAGCAATTTCAGCATTTGACAAACTTACACAAGTCGATATTGAAGCGGCAAGATTCTTGATTGAGCTTGGCTACAACAATGGATATGCTGATTGCAATGATGAACACGCCGAGGCTGAATAAATGCACAACTTAACTCAATTGAAAAATTTGTTTCATAAAGCTGGAATAAGCATCATCCAATTTAATGGGATGTACCTTACTACAAGTCATGGTCGCTTCAGTATGGCTGGCGATGAATACTTTTTAGATGGTAATCCAATCAACCGCAAAGAGCTCAAACTGTTGATTAAAGGTGAATAAAATGTTGACGGTGATTTACGACCCAATTGAAGGTGATGCCTATCCTGATGGTAAAACAAAAGAGGTAGTTTACGCCATCGTAGAAAAAGCAAACCAAGAAGACCTTACCGTCACTGTTAGTACCGAACTCTTTATTCAGAGAGTTCGTGTTGCAATTAATAAAGGCATCATCGACCATACAAAAGTTATCATCAAATTCAAAGATACTATTTTACAACCAGACAAAAAAGGCAAGCTCAGTCAATGGCCCGAAGGCTTCTGTGACTACTACGAAGAATGTTTAATTAATCTTTTCTGATTGTGATAGAATAAAATTTTAGTGAGGTAATTATGTTCAAAATTGTGTATGACCCAGAGCATGGGCAAATTGTGCCAGATGCAGATGTCGAAAGCTTTGTTGAGAGCTACATTGTCAACCATAGCAGAAATGCTAAAGTCACCGTTGGTTCAGAATTACTTATACTAGCTTTTAGGGCGGAAATTGCCGAAGGGAATTTGGACCCATCAAATGTAGAATTTTGGTATAATGGTAAACAAGTACAGCACCTTAAAAATGGTGATTTAGTTAATCCACAACCTGGGTTTTGCGATTTACAAACGCGGTTGGTTCATCGGTTGTTAAAATTTCGTAGAGCTAATTTAACTCTACTTAACACTCAAGAGGATATTGCACAATGAGCGCCCAACTAAACAGCCTTTGCATTTTAAAGTGGTGAAAAAATGAAGTTAGACCCCCAATCAATACTGCGTACACTACGAAGAACGCTTAGGTTGGGCTTTAATCTATGATATAATTACTCATCCTCTCATGGCTTTGACATTGTACAAAGTAGCATAGGCTCTTAAGATTCATAATTATACCTCTCAACGAGCCTGGATTATGAAGTAATGTTAATCGTAATTTGTGACCAAATTAATGGTATCACTGTGCCAGATGATAAAGCATTTGACTTTATGTTATCTGTTATCAATACACCAGAACCCCAATTAGAATTGGGTCTGATACACTGCTTAACGTGCTTAAAATTCTAATATTAAGAGGTCATATCGCTCACGACCAAATTGAAGTTTGGTTCAAAAGTAAGAAATATGAGCTTAACGAATATGACAAAATAGATGTTTGGCACTATAATTTTATCTATAAATAGATAAGCGCAAGCTATTTTAACTTTATTTTTAATGCTTTATCTTTGGAAACTTTTATGACAGAACAAAATCCAACAATTCGTACCGTTATCGGTATTGTACGTGACCACTCAGCTTCAATGCGCGCTATCGCTTCAGCCGCCGCAAAAGACTACAATGGTCTTGTATCATCATTCAAACAAAATGCAATCGAATTCAACCAAGACGTTATCGTGTCAGTCGCCGAATGTGGCTATGGCAGTACTCGAAATGCCCGCCTAGTTGTCAATGGTTCATCAATCACTGGCATCAATACAATTGAACCTCAAAGCTATGAAGCAAATGGTTATGGCACTCCACTTTATGACAGCGTTGGCTTGCTGATTGAATCATTTCAAAAGCTGCCATATGCTAATGACCCAAACACTGCCTTTTTGCTGTTGATCGTTACTGATGGTGAAGAAAATTCATCAGCCAATTGGTCAGCATTCAACCTTGCAAACAAGATTAAAGAACTTCAGGCTACGGACCGTTGGACCTTTACCTTTAGGGTACCACGTGGCTACGCTCGCAACTTGGTAAGAAGTTTGAACCTTTATAACGGTAACATCGAAGAATGGGAAACTTCAGTTCGTGGCATGGAACAATCTTCAACCTCAACCAACGTGGCTGTCTCAAGCTATTTTACCGCAAGATCGACAGGTAAAACGGCAACAAAATCTTTCTATGCCGATATCAAAAACTTGTCAAAAGACGAAGTTAGAGCTCAATTGGTCGACATCTCCAGCCAAATTAAAATTTGGACGGTTCAGACTGAAGCTGAAGGTGCTTTAATTCGCGAGTTCGTCGAGCATAAACTTGGAGCTCCAATGTTAAAGGGTGGTGCTTTTTACAAATTGGTGGCCGGTAAAAAATCAGCTGATAAAGTTCAAGACAGTAAGTTGGTCATCATCCGCGATAAAAATACCGGGGTAGTTTATTCTGGCCAAGCCGCCAGAGACCTGATTGGTCTACCACGTTATGGCGATGCAAAAGTTCGCCCTGGAACGCTTGGCGATTGGGAAATTTTTATCCAATCTACCTCTGTAAATCGTAAACTTCCGGTCAATACTGAAGTACTTTACTGGGCCAATGTTGGTCATGCCTTTAAAGAAGGCAAATCAGCTCAATAATCGTTTGTTCTCCTAGCTTAATGGGAGGTGCAATGCCTCCCTATCTTTTTACCCCCCTTTTTTTATTTGGAATTCTTATGGCAGATTTTTCTGCTTTAACAATCTTGCGTGCCATTGCTAATGTGGCTAATGGGTTTGTTGAAATTTATGTTGCTAATGGTAATGATGTCAATTATCGAAAAGCAGCTGAGGCCAATGTCGTAATTGAGCTTTATGACAGTGATGAAGCTGATAAAGTAACATTTTTGTTGAATAATGCCTATAATCAAGGCAGAAATGATGCAATGAAAGAACTAGCTGCTAAGCTTACTTCAGGCACTCAACAGCCTACTGCAATCAACCCCATTAAAAAGGAATAACATGTCTACAATTGGTTTATTTGGAGCATGTGGTTGTAGCAAATGGTATGATGAGTTTATATCCAATTACGATCGACTGCAAATTAATTATTTTAACCCTCAAGTTGCTGATTGGACCCCCTAAGCTTGCTGATGTTGAAGTTGAGCATTTAGTGAATGATGAAATTATCTTGTTCCAAGTTACCGCTGAAACTTTTGGTAATGGGTCTCTCTTGCTGAAACTGGATTTTCTATTTCACAAGCAATTCGAAGTAATAAAGATAGAGCCATCATTATCTACATTGCACCAAAAGTAAATAAGGCTCTTTGTATTGCAGAGCCAGAGAGGGCTAAAGATAACGCTAGAGCAAGGGCGTTAGTTAATGCTCATTTGAAAATTGATTTCTGAAGGGAAGGTTTAAGCGTAAAACTTGTAAATAATATTAGCTGACTATAGATGGAACTGATAACTGAAACTCGATCTCTACCCTCGGTGGTATGGAGGGTAGAGGAACATTAACTCAGTAAAGGAAAGCTATGAAAAACTCACAATCTAGAAAAATCGCAAGACGTGAAATAAGATCGGAGAGAAGAAAGGATAAACAAAAATTGCACTTAAGACCAGAAGAATTCTCAAATGACGAATTCTTCCAACCTATCAGTCAAGTCAAAAAAGAGGTAAAGCCTTTAAAAGCTTTAACTCCTCGTCAAGAGCTTTATTTACAGCTCATCAAAAATAACGTAATTACATTTGCTACAGGACCAGCCGGTACTGGAAAAACCTTTGTTGCGGCGGCCCACGCGGCTGAGCGGCTTAGAGATGGTGAAATCGAGCGTATCATTATTACTCGCCCAGCTGTAGAGTGTGGTGAAAGTTTTGGTTTCTTACCTGGCGAACTTGAAGAAAAGTATGAACCATATATTGAGCCATTTAGAGATGTCTTTAATAAACGCTTAGGTAAATCCCAAGTAAATTATTTCATGACACATGGTCAAATTATCGCAAAGCCATTATCGTTCATGCGTGGCTCAAACTTTAATGATTGCGTGGTAATTTTAGATGAAGCTCAAAATACAACTCCTGAGCAAATGAAAATGTTTTTGACGAGAATTAATGAAAATTGTAAAGTTATCATTGATGGAGATTTAGAACAGTGTGATCTTAGTGGAACCTCCGGCCTGCGAGACGCGCTATATCGTATGCGAAATGTTGCTAATGTTGGATTTGTTGAGTTTAAAGAAGAAGATATTGTACGCCATGGCATAGTTAGAGATATAATAAGGGCATACAATACACAATAGAAGAAAATGCCAGAATTAACTTGGAAAATCAATGAGGTACAACCTGGCTTGATAGACATAATAGATGTGTCTACTCAAGCCATTGTGCTTTCACTTGATGTTAACACTTTAAATAGCGCTATTCACAAAGCTTACCCTAACTATGTGATTGGCGCTATACCATTCACAACAAAGTTCAAAATGAAAACACATACCCCCAAAGTCAGTATTGAAACTAAATTAGCGTTAAGCGTTACAGAGATATTATCAGTGGCAAACTGGCTCAAAAAACACACTAAGGTTTGTACTGAGGTAGCAGCTGGTGCAGAGCTTAATTTTCTTAAAATTTCTTTCGATGTTTCCTCTGAAAGTGGAATTGGTCAAAACGTATATGCTACATGCGAATGTGGAGCCATTGAAGATATTACTGATTACGGGAGTTGGTAATGAAGCACTCGCAAGTCGATTATTCAATATTGTCAAATGACAATATCATCAACATCAAGCTAAAATTATTCACTCCTGAAGTTTTTACCTTTGAAGATGATATTGAATTAACAGTTCTATTTGAACTAAGTAAAACTCTTGACAAACCAATACCTGAAATTTTATTAACTGAAATTTTACGTGAACTTGAAGAACTGAACGCGCACGTAAGTTATGAAGCTGAAACTAAGCTTAGAGCAGATACAGAAGAATGGTTTTCATCCATGGAATTTGAAACAGATTTAAGTTAAGATTAAATAGAGTTAGTTTAAACTAACTCTATTTTTGAATTCTATGACAGCATTTCATTCATTGGCTGAAGCCTACATTTATTGCCAGCATCTAGTTGACTCAATTAATAGTTCTCTATATGCTAGAGCTATTCCAATTAAGGTAGACATCGTAATTGACCAATTTGCTCCAGACCTTCAAAAGCTTCCATCATATAAGCATTTAGAGCAAGTTAGTGAGGCTCTTAATAAGTTGTTCTTAGTAAAAATTAAAGCGATTGAGGAATACGCGACTGAACAAGAAGGTAGAAATCTTTATTGTAATCTAATAGTTAAAAATATCGTTTTTACTGGAACTGCTCATGGTGATGGAACTTTCTATATTAGAAATGTTAACATCGATGGTATTACGAATGAGCGCTCCCGTCAGATTAATATTAATCAACGTCCTAGTTAATATAATTAAGTTCTTTAACTGGTTGACCGGCAAAAAAGGTCAATCCAGTTTTTTCAGCTAAGGTTTTTAAATTAGAGACATAATGCTTAAAATTTGAAACTTTTTGATTTGGGATAATGAAAGTTAAAACGGTTTGAGTGGCTGGGTCGTAAATTACCTTGAACAAATCCATCGGAACTGGAATATGATTATCGCCAATTGTCCGATTATCTCTCACAAAAACTGGTCCTGAAAAAATAATTAATTTTCTCTGTTTAACCGCCATGTCTCGAACTCTACGCTCTAACTGATTCCAAATGCCACGATTATTTGCTGGCAACTGTGGAACCATATTTGACAAATAAAAACTTTCTTCCATAGCCTTTTCAGAGCTTGAATCTAAAGCCGAGAATAAATGACCTCGATCGTATCCACTATCTGAATAATCAGCCAATTCCGCGCGTTCGCCATGATTTAAAGTTGGGTCGGCCCTAAACATATTGACGCGAACTATAGCGGCACTAATCTCTTCAGCCGTTAATGTTTCTCCAACCCATATCGGACTTTTTAGCTCAAGTGAATATGCAACCTGATAGTCTGTCCTGCATAAATCAATCGTTGAAATGTTTTGCTTTGGTAAAAACTGCTCATCAACCTCCGTACATCCATATGCTGAACTGAGGCTTAAACATGTTAAAATTGTAAAAATAAATTTATTCATAGGTGTAGTTTATTTGTTCTGAATGAAGCTGATCACCTCAGTTAAATTTTAATTTAAATGATATGTGAACCTATTACTACAATTTAAATCATCACTAAACGCAATTTATTAAATTGTAAATTATTTATCACTGGCTAAATGATGTCATTTAGGACACAACGATGAGGAAAGGCTACGTTTTTAAAAAAGCTGAGAGAAATGCGCAGAGACGCAGACAAGACCCTTAGTCTGTCAGTTTTCGTAGCAGTTCGCTGATACAAAAAAGAGGCAATTAAATCTCCTTTTTCGTAGTACTTCATTAGTTCAAAAAAAAGAGACTTAATTGTCTCTTTTTTTATGAGTGCTACGTTTTCAAAAAGACGAAAAAAGAAATTGCGAGACAGAGACAAGACCCTTAGTCTGTCAGTTTTCATAGCAGTTCACAAAAACACTGCATTTTGGAAAAAGCTGAGAGAAATATTTGCAAGCGAGACAAGTTAAAATAGAAAAAAAGAAATTCAATTGATCTGAATGACACAGGTCACCCCTGTTGAATTTTGATTGAAATTATGAATGAACCTATTTGCTGAATTTTAAAATAGCACAGAAGTGATTTTTAAAAAGGCTACGTTTTTGAAAAGACGAGAGAGAGAATATTTGCAAGCGAGACAAGACCCTTAGTCTGTCAGTTTTCATAGCAGTTCATTGGTCCCAAAAAAGAGGCAATTAAATCTCCTTTTATGAGTGCTACGTTTTTGAAAAGCTGAAGATAAGCGCGCAGAGACAGAGACAAGACCCTTAGTCTGTCAGTTTTCGTAGTAGTTCACAAAAAACGCTACGTTTTGGAAAAAGACAAAGATGATGCGAGACAAGTCAAAAAGAAAAAAAGAAATTTGATTGATCTGAATGACGCAGGTCACCCCTGTTGAATTTTAATTGAAATTATAAATGAACCTATTTGTTGAATTTTAAAATTGCACAGAAGTGAATTTCATGAACGCTACGTTTTTAAAAAGACGAAAAAAGAAATGCGCAGAGACGCAGACAAGACCCTTAGTCTGTCAGTTTTCGTAGCAGTTCCCCTGATACAAAAAAGAGAAAATTAAGTCTCCTTTTATGAGTGCTACGTTTTTGAAAAGCTGAAGATAAGCGCGCAGAGACAGAGACAAGACCCTTAGTCTGTCAGTTTTCGTAGTAGTTCATCGATACAAAAAGAGGGCAAAATAATCCGTCTTTTCAAAAACGCTATGTTTTGGAAAAAGACAAAGATGATGCTAGATAAGTCAAAAAGAAAAAAAGAAATTTGATTGATCTGAATGACGCAGGTCACTTCTGTGCAATTTTAATTGAAATTATAAATGAACCTATTTGCTGAATTTTAAAATTGCATAGAAGTGAATTTCATAAAGGCTACGTTTTTGAAAAGCTGAAGATAAGCGCGCAGAGACGCAGACAAGACCCTTAGTCTGTCAGTTTTCATAGTACTTCATTAGTTCATAAAAAAGAGGCAATTAAATCTCCTTTTATGAGTGCTACGTTTTTGAAAAGCTGAAGATAAGCGCGCAGAGACAGAGACAAGACCCTTAGTCTGTCAGTTTTCGTAGCAGTTCCATTATGCAAGCATATAAATAGTGTTATGGCTAAATTATAGCTCAATTTGCAAATTGAAAAACATACTTTTTAAAGGAGATACACATGGCTGCACTTGAACTCTTGGTAGAGTTGCAAACCATTCGAGACGAGCATAAGCAAGAATTTATTCTGATGGAACGAGTTGATAAGTTCCTTGGACATCTTCATGCGCAGTTTGGTTTGAAAAATGAAAACCCACTTGAAAGTTTAGAAGATAATGAATTAGACGAGATGTCAAACGCACTAGCTGGGCTACAGCTATTAGGTCGTAAAGACGATCGTGACGTTATAGACGATTTTTCTAAGATTGACCAATCAGGTGCTTCTAAAAACTTTTTTAAATTCTTAGACGGCTTAGATAACCCGCATGCGCCCAAAGAATTTAGTGAAAAGCGTAATGCTGATGAGCTACTTCAAGATATTGGAGCAACTCATGCCCCATCATTAGCGAAAGCATGGCGTGCTCAGTTAGAAGCCGCAAAAGGTGGTGATACAACGGCAATGAATAAATTAAAAACGAACATTGACAAAATGTTTAATTTTTATCAACGTGCTTATAATCAGCTTAAAGCTCATTTTGGAGCTGGTGGTGCGTTTGACGATGTACTGATGACTAAAGACGCTTAATTCCTGTCAAAGTTATAACACCACGTTCTAAAATGTAAAAATATTTTACGTGGTGTTATAATATCCTTTTTTCAGGTTGATAAGTAATTACTCTTTTCTGGCTTGAAACGAATTTGAACTTAATGTTCAGATAAAAACTACAACTTAGATTGCCGATCGAAATTGGTTATCTTAACTGTCACTAATAAATGCTTTTGCAAGGTTTGGATTCGAAAGGATGACCGACTTCAAGAGCACCCAGACCTGCAGGTGACAGGGATGCCGTTATGAGCTAAATCATAACTAGCTTTTAGTAGCGAATTATTAAGCGTGAGTTGACACTACGTTAATTGTCGACGGGATTCCTTACTCCCTTTGTGAGGATAGGTTATGACCTCTGTGGTACTTTACCCTCTGTTTCGGCATGGAAAGATAGGGTGTAAACTGAAATTCCCGATTTCACTACTTGCTGTCTAAGTTGTTTTATATTTTGCCCTAATAAATGGAGCCGTAATATGTCATATGCAAAAACCCTCAAGCAAGCAACTCAAAATACTCCAGTAACTTGTTCTATCGTTGGTCGTGAAGCTGAAATGGTTGTCAACTCAACTGGTGGCTATACGTTTAAGCTTGATGACTGGGGCTATTTGGACAGATTTTTGATATTGGGAAGTGACCGCCCAACGTACTACACTTCAGCAAAAAAACTGACTGAAGCTGCCGCGACAAATGTAATTAAGCTCATCAAACAAGACGCAATCACTGTTGTTAACCGTATCGTTGAAATTTCAAATGGCGGTCGCGCACCTAAAAATGACCCAGCAATCTTCGCTTTGGCATTGACTTCCATCTATGCTGATGAAGCTGGTCGTAAAGCTGCATATGACGCTCTGCCAAAAGTTTGCCGCATCGGTACACACTTGTTTCAATTCGTTGAGACGGTTAATCAGTTAGGTAAATGGAATGCAGTTGCAAAACGTGGTATCTCTGCCTGGTACAACAAAAAAGAACTCGACAAAGTTGTTTTCCAAATGCTGAAATACCAAAGCCGTGATGGTTGGTCACACCGTGACGTATTGCGCTTGGCTCACGTTAAACCAGATACCGAAGAGCGCTCAAATGCGTATCGTTGGGCAGTGACAAAAGAAGTCACTGAAACTTCTCCTAAAATTGTTCGCGTCTTCTCTGAACTGCATGCAAACCCAACGGTTAAAAATGCAATCATAGCAATCGAAAACGACGGATTAACTTGGGAAATGCTGCCAACTCAGCTATTACGTAATTCTCAAATCTGGGAAAAACTAATTGAAAAAATCGGTTATACCGCGTTGCTACGTAACCTTGGTCGTATGTCAAGCATTGGTATGTTAGGCTCATTGTCTGATGCATCAAAAACTGTTATCAACTTACTTTCTGATACTGAATTACTGAAGCGCTCTCGTATTCACCCAATCAACGTATTGGCTGCATTGAAAACTTACAGTTCTGGACGTAGTGTTAAAGGTTCTTTGACTTGGCAACCAAACCAACGTATCGTTAGTGCACTGGACGCAGCTTTTTATGAAGCCTTCAAAAATGTTGAGCCAACCGGCAAAAATTTCTTGCTTGGCATAGACTGCTCTGGCTCAATGTTTAACACTCACGTATATGGTTTGGACAACATCACTGCGGCTGAAGCGGCTACTGTTATCGCGATGGCTATCATGAAAACCGAGAAAAACTATGTTATCTGTGGCTTTAGCACTGGCTTTAGCGAGCTGAACATTCATGACCGAATGAGTTTGAATGAAGCAATGGAAGTTGTACGTCGTTTTAATTGGAGCTCTACCAACTTGGCCGCTCCAGTCGATTACGCAATTGCAAATAAATTGCCAGTGGATTGTTTCGTGTCAATCACTGACAATGAAGTTAATCGTGGTTGCCACCCACGTCAAGCATTGGAGCAGTTCCGCGGTTCATTCAACAAAGAAGCTAGATATGTCATTTGTGGTACTACGGTCACTAACTTTTCCGTAGCTGACCCAACTGATAGCCATTCTTTGGATATTGTTGGTTTTGATTCAGCTGTTCCGCAACTGATTAGCAACTTCGCTACAGGCAAACTGTAAACACCTCAACAGTGTCATGGTAGTCTTTGCAATTTAACTAAAGGAGAAATTCTAGGTGAAAATTGTTAGTAAATATAAAGACTACTATGATTACTGTTCGACACAATTCGGGGTAGACACTAACACTGTCTACCTTCGCAATAAAATATCTTTAGAAGGAGCTAAAAAACAATTAAACTTTGAATTTAGCTATGATTTGCTAGTTCCTTTAAAGGTTCAAGAATTTAAGTTAAATTTTAACCGTGGCATTGAAGATATCCAAATTAAATACCTTTTTGTTTGTGGTAAACAGTACCTTTGTTTTCGTAAAAATATCAAACAAAAATTTGATATCAGTGACAAATGGACTTCCTGGAAAATTTATAATCCAGAGACAGATGCTGGAATATTTCAAATAGTAAAGAAAGAATTATTGTATTGGTGGTGGTCTCCAATTAATGAAAAAGATTTCATTCCAAAATGGAATGACCAACTAGTTGAAGTCAGCAGAATACTTCAACAGCCAGTATTTTTTGTTGATGGATATATTACTTGCAATGGGTTCACTTATTCTAAACAGCATAAGGTTCAAACTAATGGTGTTTATGTTTACGTGAATGAAGATATTCCAAGACTTTCAGAACTTGGTTTTGCTGCAATATACCCAGCGGAAAGGCTTTATCAAGAACTAGATTATTATCTTGGGAACATCTTAAAAGATAATCTAGATATTGTTCCACCTGTTACAATAGCCGATAAAGACCTTATTGTTTCAAAAGGGTTTGACTTAAAACAATCATTTAGAAAAAGAAAACGAGACGAAGGTAAGAATTAAAGGCACTATTTCTGAACTTACGCAGTTCTTTTATTAAATAACATTATAATGAGTGATAATGATGAGAAAAATAATTAATATTGCTATTGCTGATAATGGAGAAGTTGTTTCATTGTGTGATGATGGAACTTGCTGGATTATGAGCCTTTGGCAAAATGAAAAAGGTTGGAGGCAACTTCCTGCAATTCCACAACCTGATTCAGCAACAAAATTAGAAATTCCAGCGCCACCTACTACAGCAAGCATAATATGAAACGAGTAAGTTTAGTAGTTGCACACGACCTTGATTGGCATATTGGTAATTCTACTTCAAATTCAATCCCATGGCATATCCCAGCTGACCTGAAATATTTTCGAGAATTGACTCTGCATAAACCTGTCATCATGGGTAGTAATACCTTTCTTTCTTTAGGAAAACCACTTGACGCGCGATTAAATATTGTCATCACACGTTCCCCTGACAAAATTTTTCCATTTGTTAATGGCCACTTAAGCTATGGCTACGATCGTATCCCAGTCGTCACCGTTGACACCCTAGCTAAGGCAATTAGCGTTGCTCACAGCGTTAATGATGAAGCGGTTGTAATTGGTGGTGGAATAATTTATGAACAAGCCTTAGCTGATGGGTTAGTTGACATTGTATATGAAACGGTTGTTCATATACAGTCAGCTGGTGATATTACATTCCCAATATTATCGACAGAAGAGCCTAATCAGTATGGGGTTTGGGAAAAACGAATTGAATATGGTCCTTATGAGCATAAAGGAATGAAGTATTCAATAAATCAACTATATAAAAAAAGGGCTTAACAGCCCTTTTTACATTTAAACAAATTCAGCATCTATTGTTATAAAGTCATCTGTTGAATCGCAATAAAAAGTACAGCCTGTATTAGTCGCAGTTGAAACAGCACCAAGCTTAAATCCTTCAGTTGTTATTCCATTAACCGTTGGTTGACTAACATTGCTAACAAACCATGTACCATTTTTAGTTACTATTGGGGTGATTCTTTTAGAAACACTATAGCTTATCCAAAGTGCCGCTCCACCAGAACCTGAAGAAACACAGTATCCATTTGCCGCTACAGTGTTTACTGCACCACCAACTATTTCATAATAACGTTGGCATAAAGCAAATTCAACTTCTTGTGGTCGAGTTTCAAATGGAGTTGCTATGTTGCCCTCTTCAAGCTGTACTTGAGCAATATCAAAAGTGCCAGATTGCTGACCTAATGAGTTAGTTCTTGAATTATAAGTTGAACCAGCATCAAACCAAAAATTGATGACATTTCTATCATTGTTTGTGTCAGTTCCTAATGTTTTACCAGCAACTGATGGAAAACTAACGGTTGTTGTAAATTTCTGCCAACTTGAAGTAAGTGCAAATATAGTTGAACCAAAATTAACTTGAGCTGATGGTGACCCAGTTGAACCAAAGTACTGTGAAAAATCAATTGCAATATTTCGATTTGTATCAGCTTTACCCCAGAAAGATAAAGTTAAAGTTTTACCAGACAACTTTGATACATCTTCAATGTAATGAGCTTTAACAACAAAATTGCTAGCTCCCGCAATTGATGATACCACTGTTCTTGAAAAGTACTTTGGATTATTTGGAACCGCAGTTTGGCCAATTGTAAAGGCTTGTTGTGAATGAACCTTTGAAGAACCGGCATGAGAATTTACCCAACGGTCATCACTTCCATATCCTGAAAATGCCGATTGAGTTGTACCACGCTGCCAAAAGTCAAAATTTCCATTTATGATTTTATTTCTAAATGCCCCATATGGAGAAATTGCATCACCAATCGTATTTTGAAATGCCGCCGTTGAAGTCAAAAGCTTTAAATTACCGGTCGTATCTATTTGCGCTTTATTAGTTCCATTAGTATTAAAGACAAAATTTTGACCAATTGCTGCTGAAACACTGCCAGTAGTATTCAACACTGTGAATTGCCCACTCTTTGGCGTAATTGGATTTATTCCAGCATTATCAATACCAGTCCCTGTAAGTTGAATTGTCATATTCTATTCCTTGTTAAACGTTTGTTTCAGCGTCAATTGTTATTAAATCGTCGGTTGAATCACATTGAAAAGAACAACCAACACTTGTTCCAGTTGATACAGCATCTAGTGTTAAGCTGCTAGTGCTAACGAAATTTGCTGTTGGCTGGCCAACATTGCTAACAAGCCAGGTTCCTAATTTGGTAACCATTGGGGTTGTACGCTTTAATGCTTTAAATGAAATATTGCAACGAGCACCACCAGTACCAGAAGAAGCCCCATATCCAATCCCAGTTAACGCATTATTGACCCCACCTATCACCTCAAAATAACGTTGACATTGCTGTAATTCAAATCCAACAGGCCTTGTTTCAAACTCAGTTGCTACATAACCTTCTTCAAGTTGGGTTTGAGCAATATCAAAAGTGCCAGATTGCTGACCTAATGAGTTAGTTCTTGAGTTATAATTTGACCCGGCTTCAAAGTAGATAGTAAAACCAAAGGTGTCATTATTATTAGTCCCAAGCTTTTTTCCAGCGATTGATGGAAAGGTCACAGTCGTGGTGAATTTTTGCCATGCCGTCGTCAAAGCAAAGGTAGTAACACCAAGCGCTGATACCTGAGCTGACGGTGAACCACCTGTTCCAAAGTTTTGAAAAAATTCGACGGCAATATTTTTACTTGTATCTGCTTTTGCCCAAAATGACAAAGTATATGTTTTACCAGCTGATTTAAGTACATTTTCAATTGAATGACTTTTGGCAGTAAAATTATTTGAATCAGCTACCGATGTGATAGTTGTTCTTGAATAATATTTTGGGTTATCAGAAACATCAGTTTGACCTAACGTAAAAGCTTGACGTGTATGAGTTTTAGTTGAACCTAAATGCTGATTATTCCAGCGGTCATCTGACCCATAACCAGAAATAGTTTGAGTTGTTCCACGTTGCCAAATATCAAAGCTGCCATTGATAACTTTGTTTTTTAAGTGATATGGCGAATAATTCTGGCCAATTGAATTTTGTAAAGTGGCACCACTTGTCAATAGCTTAACATTACCATTCAAATCAATTTGTAATTGATTTGAATTACCAGTGCCAAATGTTAAATTTTGTCCAATGTTAGATGATAGTACACCAGTTGATAGGTTAATTGTAGTAAAATTACCTGTGTTAGCTACATTGGCATCAACAGCAATATTATCAATTCCAGTTGTTCCATTAATTGTTAAAGTCATAAGTTAATTCCTTTATTGAATTTCAGCATCAATGATGATAAAATCATCGGTTGAATTTGAGGCAAATGAACACAGTGATAATGACGCGGTAGTGGTTGTTGATATTCTAGCGCCGGTGGTTGTTGCTCCAGCCCCAGTTGGTTGACCACAATTTACCACTGCCCAGGTTCCACTAATTGAAACTGAAGGTACGACTCGTTTTGGAGTATTAAATTGAACCCATGCTGAACAACCAACTGAAACATTAGCCGTTATTCCAAATCCATCAGCCGCCACACCATAAATTTGTTCATAATAACGTTGACATAGCGCAGTTTCCAATGAAATTGGTCTACTTTCAAATGGAGTCGCGACGCTACCTTCCTCAAGCTGCACTTGAGCTAAATCAAATACTCCAGATTGCTGACCTAATGAGTTAGTTCTTGAATTATAAGTCGAACCGGCATCAAACCAAAAGTTAACTCCATATGCATCATTACCATTCGTTCCTATTAATTTACCTGAAACTGATGGAAAGGTCACAGTTGTGGTGAATTTTTGCCATGTTGTTGTCAAAGCAAAGGTTGTAATCCCAAGTGCTGATACAGTGGTTGACGGTGAACCACCTGTTCCAAAATATTGTAAAAATTCAACAGCGATATTTTTACTTGCATCTGCTTTTGCCCAAAATGACAAAGTATATGTTTTACCAGATGATTTAGTGACATCTTCAATGTATTGATTTTTTAAGATAAAATTACTAGCTCCTGCAACTGAAGTTACCGTCGTTCTAGAAAAGTACTTTGGATTATTTGGTACGTCAGTCTGCCCAACTGGGAATGTTTGGCGTGAATGAACTTTAACTGAACCACCTTGATAATCTCCCCAATGGTCATTGCTGCCATAACCAGAAGTAGATTGGACAGTTGCGCGTTGCCAAATGTCAAAATCACCATTGATAATTTTATTTTTAAGCCCGACATAAGGTGAAAAAGCGTCACTAGTCGCATTTTGAAAACCTGCCGCAGCCAATAATTTTAAGTTTCCATTTGTATCAATACGCAGCTTTTGAGAGCCATTTGTTGATAAATTTAAATTTTGTCCAGTAGTTGCCGATAAAACACCCGTTGAAATGTTAACACTGGTGAAATTGCCAGAATTTGGAGTTGATGAATTTATTGAAACTCCATCAATTCCAGCTGTTCCATGTAGTTGAACTGACATATGTTAGAACCTTTAATCAGATTGAGAGATATGATTATTTATCAACCATTAGGCAAAAAGAAAGCCGAACTAGTCGGCTTTTTTCTAAAACTAATTTAACTTATTTGTATTTTGCTTTAATTTCTTCACGTTTAGTTTTCCAAGTTCCTTCTGGAACATCTCCAGCTTGTTCATCATAAAATAAGTAATTAATGGCTTCTAGCTCGGCTTTCAAAGCTTTAGCTTTTTCAGTTGCAATTTCTTCTTCAGTTGGTTCAGGAGCATCAACTAAAATTGGATAACCTTCTTCATTAGAAGTTATTATTTTACCAAGTCCCTGAGCGTTAATTAAAGCCATATGAAATTCCGAGGAAATTTCTTTAGCATCCTCTGGAATTATCGTATTAATCTCATCATCATAAAAACCATTTACTGATTTTGCAAAAAATATAGTCATATAAGTATTCTATTTTTAAATCAATTAATATCCAATCGCTAACCATGACAAGGTTGATGTACTTGCAGTTGTATTAACGGCGCCAGCTGATGTTAAACTCCCCCAGTTAAATCCAGATGCTGTTACACTATTATGCGCTATTTGATAATAGTTACCAGCCGTAGTTAGTGCACTAGCAAAACTACCATAGCTTAAATGGACACATAATGATGGAAACACGATAGGGAATGTAACGGCAGTTGATGCACCAGTGTTGCTGTTAGTGCCCCATTGCAAAATTAAACCAGATGGAAGTTTTTGATAACCATTGCTAATTAATGAAGCTCCAAACTGAGGTAAAAATTGCAACAACTTAGAACCTTCTTGTATACTCCAGAAACCACCACCTTCAACCAACGTAGCAGTATCACCAGCTACCATGGTAAAACTTGAGATTGAGCTATTAAAAGCATAAGAAATATTTTGACTTGCTTGAGCAGCAATTGTAAAAGTTCCTGTTCCAGTACATACTAACTGGATAACTCCACCGGTCGGAATATCAGCAACTGAAGGCAATGTGACCGTATAAGGACCAGCGCTAGAAATTTGACAAATTTTACCAATGCTATTTGCATCAAGTGTAGTCGTTGTTGATACTGAAAATGCATCTCTATAACTACCAAGAGCACGTTGAATAAACGCGGTCGTTGCAATTTTTGTGCTATTATCAAATTGTGCAGGAGTTGCTGAACCAGTCAATACTCCATCAGTCCCAATTGATATGCGATCAACACCATTAACTTGAATCTTGCCGGTGTTAGAATTTGGTGATGAAATTGAAATTGACATTTTAAACTCCTGTAAATGCTGGAAGAGCCGCAATCAATTGTGACTCATTTAATTCAACAAGCTGTCCATTTTCGAACTGCTCTAATAATTCATAAGCTTTTTGCCAAACTGCGTCCATCCATTGCGCAAAAGCAACACCTTCAGCTTTATAAGGACCATCATATGCCGCACGTAAAGCGGCTGTATGGATACTGTCATATCCTTTATCTTTAGCCCACGCATCTAAATGGCGCTGAATTGCAATTTTAGCTAACTCAATTTTAGCAACCTTAGCATCAATAAAGGTGCCATTTTCAAGAGTGATTGGCTCTACTCTAGGTTGAGTTGGAAGTATTCCAACTTGGCTATCATCAAATAAGCGATAAATCACTTCTAATGGTAGCTCTACCCATTGGTTATTTTCAATAAATTTTGCCATGTTTTTATTTCCTTGGTGTTTTAACTTTGATTGCTGTATTTATATTCTATACAGAATGTTCAAATAACTTGTTAGAGCTCTAGTAGTTCCATTAAAATAATTTGGAATTGACCAAATGATATTTTTATTATTATCAAATGCAATTGCCGTGCGAGTTAAACCTTGAGTTATAGTGTTATCTAATTGAGTTAAATTTCCAGCGGCCGTTATTTTATAAATCACTGCATTCTGTGTGTACGTTGTACCATCATATTGATTTGCAACTGCACAATATAAAGTGTCATTTTGATCGATAATTAATTTAACGGCTGACCCTGTTTTAGTTGTAAATGTTGCAAATGTAGTCAATGTATTGTTTTTATCAATCTTAAATATTTTGCTATTTTGTACAACATTAGTACCATCAGTCGCAAATGGAATTCCCCAAAATAGATTACCAACTGAGTCAAATACTAAGCTTGGAGTTTGAGCTCCAATTGTTGTAGTAGTAGCAATAGTAGATAAAACGCCGCCAGGAGTTATTTTATAAACATAACTAGGTTGAGTATAAACTGAACCACTTCCAGTATAATAATTAGAAACTGCCCAATACAAGTTGCCTAAACTATCAAATTTAATAGCCGTACCATATGCGCCAGTATTTGTGGCAGAAGCGAAAGTTACGGTTGTTCCTGTGTTTACATCTATCTTATACACATAGCTAGTTTGCACATAAGTTGTTCCATTGTAATAATTAACAACTGCCCAATACAAATTGCCTGAACTATCAAACGTCAAATCACAACTAACTCCAGCTTGAGTTGTAGCTGATGCCAGTGTTGATAATGTAGCATCAGGAGTTATCTTGTACACATAGCTAGTTTGTGTATAAGTTGTTCCGTTATAAGAATTACTAACTGCCCAATAAAGAACATCATTACTATCAATCGCTAAAGCAGTTGCATAACAGCCAATCGTCGCAACTGAAGCAAATGTAGATAAAGTACCATTAACAGCTAATTTATAGATGTAGCTTGTTAATGAATATGTTGAACCATTATAGTAATTTCCAATTGCCCAATAAATGTTTCCAGCTGAATCTAACACGACAGCAGAGGCAATACTTCCATTGTTTGCAGCTGAAGTTAACTGCTGTGGTTGACCATATTGTGCAACAGAATAATCTAATTGACTTTTTACAAACGCGGCATTTGCAACCTTTGTAGAATTATCATTAATTGGCGCTGTTGCCACTTTAGCATTCCCGCTGATAGTTAGATTGCCAGTAATAGCTAACTTTTTAGTGCTATCAATTGATAGCACATTAGAATATACAGTATTAGTTGTGCCACGATTTAATGATAATGACCCAACGGTTTCATCACTTATTAAAACAAAGTTATTAACAGCAGAGCCACTTAATCCGATTTGGGTTTTAGTTGTTTTTAAAACACTCATGATATTCCCTTAAGCAGTGTAGTTGTGGGCGTATAACACATTTAGCGTACTATTAAGCGTATACACTGAATCATTATAGTAATTTGGAGCAAATACAAAGATATTATCATTAAAATCAACAATCATTGGTAATTGAGAAACTCCATTAGTAGAAATATTAAACACTGTTGTAGTTTCTCCAGTTGATTCAATCCTATAAATGTAACTAATTCGATTCGAAGTCGTCCCATTGTTAGAAAGTGCTATTGCCCAATATAAATTACCTGCGCTGTCAAATACTAAAGATGTTCCAGTTGCTCCAGTTGCTAATTTACTTGCGATAGTTGATTGAACGCCTGCGCTTGTTATCTTATACACAAAACTTTGTTGTGTATAAGATACGCCGTCGAATTGGTTTGCAACGGCCCAGTATACATTATCATTTTCATCAATTGCTAAAGCACTACCAATACTACCAATAGTTGCAGTTGAACTGAATATAGAAAGTGAACCCGCTGGAGTTATTTTATAAACATATGAAGTAATAGAATAAGATGAACCAGAATAAGTATTTGCCACGCTCCAGTAGATATTATTTGAACTATCTTTAATTAAACTAGTAAATGATGCGCCTAAAGTTGTTGTACTAGCAAATGTTGTAAATGTACTGTTTAAAATATCATATTTGTACACGTAACTAGTTTGAGTATAAGTCGTACCATTATAATTATTAGTTACTGCCCAATATAAATTGGTTCCGACTAATAATAATGCAGTTCCATACGGACGATTAGTGGTTATACTATTTAGCGTAGTTAATGTGCCACCAGAAGTAACTTTATAGAGATAACTTGTTGTATTATAAGTTGCTCCATTACTAACATTAGTAATTGCCCAATATAAATTATCTGCGGTGTCAATTGCTAATGCGGTATTATAAGCCCCATTGCCAACTACTGAGGCAAATTGCGTAATTGTACCATCAGGTGTCATCTTGTAGATATAAGATGTCACATTATATATTGTTCCATCTGTGTAATTTGCAACAGCAATGAATAAGTTGCCTACGCTATCAAATACCATTCCTGCATAATGACCACCATTAGTTGCTATTTGCTTATAATTAGCAACTGGGACAACATATTTGCAATATTGATTTATAGCATTGTTAACATAAGCAACATTGGCTACATTATTTCCAGTCTTACTTAAACTTGCTGTCGGAACATCTAGCTTACTGGCAATACTAATATCATTAGTTGCAGTAATATTGTTTGTTGATTGAACTGACAGTACATTCCCGTTTGAAAAACCAGCGCTACCATTATACAGGTTAAAAATTCCTTGGCCGGTTGCAGATAATGTAAAATTATCTAAATTATCAGGCGAATGTCCAAATTGGGCTTCCGCTGCTTTTATTGTACTCATTAAGAAGCTCCTTATTTAACTTGGGTTTTATACAAGCAGTTTAAATAACTGGTTTTATTAAAAGTAGAACCATCATTATACGCAGTATTTGACCAATATAAATTTCCAACATTGTCAAATTTTACTGCAGCAGCTTTTGAACCGGCTAATGACTGAGCGGCTAATATTGAAATTGTTCCGGTTGAAGTTAGCTTGTATAAAAGATTTGTTGCACCAACATTAGCTACCACATTATTTGTGACTGCCAAATATAATGTATTTGATGAATCTTTATCAATTGAAACATTATTTCCATTTGACGTCTGAAATGAAGCGAAAACACTTGTCGTTGCATTAGCTAAAACTTTATAAACATATGAAGTTAAAGCTGTAGTTGAGCCGTTATAATTATTAATTACCGCCCAAAATAAATTACCTGAACTATCAAATATTAAAGCTGTTCCAGCACCGCCAATTGAAGTAATTGATGTAAAAGTTGTTTGTGTGCCCGCAGAAGTTATTTTGTAGATATAACTCAACTGAGAATAACTACCAGCGGTACCACCATTAATTACCGCCCAATATAAATTACCTGAACTATCAAATGCCAATGCTGTTCCAGCTCCAGCAATCGTCGATGCGGTGCCAAAAGTCGTTTTAGTTCCAGCTGGAGTAATCTGATAAACATTCGATGTTAAATTATAAGTGCTGCCATTGTAATTATTGGTGATTGCCCAATACAAATTACCTGAATTATCAAATGCCAATGCCGTTGATGTTGCGCCAGTTGTCGCTTGAGATGCAAATGTAGTTTGAGTGCCAGCCGGAGTAATTTTATATACGTTAGAAGTGTAAGCCCAAGTTCCAGAGCCATTTGTATACAGCGCAACGGCCCAATACAAGTTACCTGAACTATCAAATGCCAATGCTGTTCCAGTCGCCCCTGTTAATGATACTGAGGTAAACGTAGACAATTGCCCCGCTGGAGTAATTTTATACACATAGCTAGTTAACGCTGTATTTGCTGTTCCATTAAAATAATTAGTAACTGCCCAATACAAATTGCCTGAACTATCAAATGCCAACGCCGTTCCCAAATTACCATTTGTTGCCGCGCTTTGAATTCCTAGAACTTTTTTGTAGGAATATAATGCTTCAGCTTGAGCTTTAGTATAAGCTGTTGTTGCAGCTTTAGTTAACTCTGAACTCAACGGAGTAGCTACTTTAAAATTACCAGTTAAATTTGTAAAATCGTTATTAATCGTGACGTTATTGCTGCTATCAACACTTAACACCGTTGAAATTGCGGCGCCAGTCGTTCCACGATTCAATGAAAGAGAGCCAGCGCCATCTGAAGTCAAGTGAAAATTTTCACTTGACTTTGGTGATACTCCGACCTGTAAATTTTTAACGGCTAATGAACTCATTGTTCAAGCTCCTTATGTTGTTTACAATTATCAAAATGATGTCTTTTCATTGCAGAACCTCTTCCATATTTTGAAATAAATTCTTCCTCAATAAAAATGCAAGTTCTTCATCAATATTTTGTATTAGTTTTGTAATGATAGATTCTTCATCTGATTTTAAAATTTCATTAGTTTGTATAATTACATCTGAAAATAATTTATTATTACGTGCTAATGATAAATGTCTAAAACATCTATTTCCGGTACCTTTTCCAACATAAAAAGGTTGCCCATTAGAAAAACTATACGTATAGACATAATATTTGGGTTCTTGATCCATCAACAAATTGCCCAACTAGCTCCGGTTGGGATAACAACTGTTTTAGTATCAGCAATCGTGATTGGGCCAGCTGAAATTGCATTCTTACCAGCGGTTAAAGTGTAGCTATTGTTAACAACTTGGCTATTTTCAAAGAATACAGTATCACCTGCTCCACCTGTTGCTCCACCACCTAAACCAGCTTGAGTATTAACTTGATTATAACTTAATACAGTTACGATTTGACCAATAGACGCTCCAGCGGTTAAACTGACTGAAGTTCCATTTGTCGCTATATAATCAGCTGGTTGAAGTTTAACACCATTTAAAAATACATCAATTGAACCAGGAGTATATGTGAAACCAGTAAATAATGTTTGACCAGCTGAAGTAGCAGCAACTGAAGTTTCTAATCGACTTAGTGTAGTTCCAGCTACTGAATTAACCAATGATAAGGTTGGATTAACTGAATTATTTGACGTAATGTTTAAAACATCACCTAAATTTGCCGCAACCGCTAAGGTAATAGTTGTCCCATCAGTTGCCGTATAACTAGTGCCTGGAAGTAACTTGACGCCATTAAGGTAAACTTCAAGTGCAGCTGGATTATAAGAAAGACCAGTAAAACTGGTTTGACCTGCAGTCGCAGTAACGGTGTTTTCTGTTTTAACGACGGCAGAATTTATCGCTGAGCCAATATAAGACATTATTTAGTCTCCAAAAGAAAGTGAGATAATCGATATGTCTATTTATCTACAGACAAAAAGAAAGGGAGCCATATGGCTCCCTTTCTGAAGATTATTAGTTGCCAATTACAATATAATTACATGCAACTGAAATAGTTGAAGCTCTTCCATTAAATCCAGCTAATGTTGGTGTATCAGCCCATGCACTTTGTGTAGTTGTTGAAGCACCATACATAACAGTAGATAAACTAAATCTATTATTTGGGAAAGCTATTGGGAAAGTTACTGCAATTGGATTACCTGCTGTACCACTTGAAGTCCATGAACCCCATTGGATAATCAAACCTGATGGTAGTTTTTGATAGCCATTTGTAGTTAATGATGCATACCCTGCTCCACCTGTCGCTATCCAACCAGTTCCATTTGAAACAAATTGAACCATATTACCACTGCTTATTGTGATTGATGCGGCCGCTGGACCATTAGGCCCAGTAAAATTACCATTTGATGAGGCAACCGTAATTGAAGTTGCAGAGGTGCTAGCTTGTATGTAATACGTGCTTCCAGCTGATATTGTTGTTGCATCTGGTAATGTTAATGTAATACCTGTGGTAGTCCCATTAACATATTTTCCCAAATCGGCAGTTGCTAAAGAAGTAGATGCTGCATAGGTGACATATCCAGCAAGATTACCTAAAGCTCTTTGAACAAATGCGGTTGATGCTACTTTTGTAGTATTATCGAATTGCGCCGGTGTTGTTGTCAATGTGACATTACCAGCTGTATCAATTCTTAATTGTTCTGCTCCACCAACATTGAATCCCAATGGAAGGGCTGAACCAGAGCCAAGAGTGCCACTTATGATTGAATTAACTGAGCTATTTGCATCAAGTGCAATATAAGCGCCATTTGAAATATCACTGCTATTTATTGCCATAAAATTAGCGTTAGTTGCTGTTCCACTTGGAATAGACGCAACTAAAGTAGCAGCATTTGATGAACTGTTTTGAAACGCTAAACGATTTGAAACAACTCCACCAAATGGAGCTTTAATACGTTGAGCTGCACCGGAGAACGTCAAATCACCACTGTCAATAATGTTAGATAATTGAGCACTGTTAAGTAAATCTGCCAATTGTGAATTTTTAGACATAGATTTAATTCCTTTATTAGATTAAAAAGAAGCTTTAAGCTATTTATGACAGATTTAACAAATTTTAAATAAAAAAGGGGAAGCACATGCTTCCCCCCTCTTTTGTATCAATTTCAATTTAACGAAGAGTTGCTCTTAATGCTACAATCTCAGCTTCAATAGCTTGAAGTTTTGTCAAATCACCAGCCAATATGGCTTCACGAATTGCTCTATCTTGTGATTGTTCTTTTACAAGAATTTCAGCTTTTACCTTTGCATTGAAAGCATTATTGAGTTGCTCTTGAGATTTATCCGTGATAATAACCCATGGAGCAACATCAATTTCTTGTGTGTCTTGAGTTTCATAATCTCCGCGAGCCGGTTCAGCTATTTCACTAATACCATGAGCTTCACGAAATTCTGGATTTCTCAATAAAGACCCTGGGTGTTGAATCCCTGCATCATCAATAAAAACTCCATCAAGTAGAGCGATTAAATTAAATCTCTTGTTGTTTTTAATGAACATTGTTTTAATTCCCTTTGAATGTTTAACCTACTCTATTTAACGAGCATTATTGTAATATTAATTGTTTAAAGTGCTGTTGCATATTTAAATGGACATTCAGCAAAAGAAGCAAACAAATATATTCCAGCGCTTGCGTTTAATGAAGTTGTGCTGTCTCGTACTTTAAAGCCATTTGAAAGAATGTCAATGTTAATACCAGTTGCCTCAACCGTTAACGCGTTTGCATAAAGCGGAATACCATTTGTATTAGTATTATCTCTAATGGTATCATATAACCACCAGTTAGCATTAGAATCAGTTGCATCAATACGCTTAATCAATATGAACCTTGGTTTAAAGCCACAATAAACAAATGGACCATCTACATTTGCATTACCAGTATAGGTGCTAAATTTGCTAAATCCATCAATTTCAGAGAAGCAGTACATCACTGAGCGTTTACCAGCTTCATTAAGGGCAATGTTTGTTCCCAATGAAACAACCATAGAACTTGGACTAGTGCTATTCCAATACGTTGTGCCTGCCGCTCTGGCGTTTAAGCTATTTAAAGTTAAAACTTCAGTTCCAGCTAAGGCTGAGTGCCAAGCTGGCCAGCCATAGTTTGTTCCAGCTGAATCTAAATTTTTAACAATAACAAATTTTGGAGCTATACCTAAACCATGACCAACTGTTGCATTCGCCCCAGTTCCAGTGTAAGTCACCACGCTAAATCCAAAATTTGAATCGGCTTTCACGGTTGTTTGAATTGAACCATCATTATTTGTTGTCTGTGAGGCATTAACTTTCCACATCCAAGCAACATACGAAATGGTCGACGCATTCAAATTACCATAGCTACCAGTATAAAAACCATTTTTGTTAAAGCTTATTATTGAGCTTGCATCCGTAGTTTCCGCGTTAGTTAAATTACTAAAAACGAATTTTGTTGGTCCTCTAACTGAGTCAAATAACACATTACTCACCGCACTTGTTCGAGACTTAACCCAAATAAAATCTGGAGATTCTAAGTTATTTGTGTATTCAGCAATTTTGCTCATTGAAATTCCATTATAACCAGCTGGTGGAGTATAAAAGAATGGTCTTTGGCCAAAATTAAAATACGCAGTATCGGAACTAACTGAACTAACATCACTAACAGTCGGTAATAATGTTTCAAATTTAATATTACATGTTACTAATAACACGTTGTTCTTATAAAATTGAATTTGCTGAGCTGAATAATCAGCACGAACTCCAATAACATCTCCAGATACGGCAGGGCTTACGGTTGCTATCAAAGTTGTACCAATATACACATCACCACTATAAGCAGCAAAATATGTCGTATTTGAACCAAAGTTTGTAGTTAGTCCAATTGATGGCTGAGATGATGAGCCACTGATAAGCACTTCAAAATACCATTTACCAGCGGTCATTGCAATAGTTCCATATGTAGAACCAGATTCAGCATTTGTCGTTATAAATGCTAAAGCACCCTGAGCTATTGAGGTTGCAGCGATACCTGATGCTTTCAATATCTCTAACGTTGCATAATTATCAGTTGGAGTATCCAGCATTGAATCATAAGTGATACCTGCCGTTAAACTAATATTATTAGTCGTCCAATAATTTGTATTTCCAGAGAAATCTTTTCCGATACCAACGTTTGAACTGGTTGTTAATGCGCTATTATCTGAAAATGGCAGGTAAAAACCATTAGTTCCATAGGTGCCAGTGTAAGCTTTTGGAATCCAATAACCATTAATGTCAAATTCACCAAAAGACGATGCGGTTAATGCCTGACCATCAACAAAATTAACTTCAGCCAAATAGCCATTGTGTAAATTACTTATGCTACCACCATTAAATGCCGCTAATGAATGTGCAACTGATGAAGAATTTACCAACCATGTTGTATTTTGAGTGACAGTTGTATTTGTTGTCCAAGAAGTTATTTCACTGCCATTAACAAACATTCTAATTCTATTTTGAGCCGTGGCATTAGTAGTATCAGAAATTACAATAACATGAATCCAATTTGATGTATCTTTAAGCGCTATTGCTGATTTTCTATATGTCGTTGCTCCAGCTCCACCATTATGGCTAAACGTTAAAGTATCTGCAGCGTCAATTGATACCGCAGCGGTATAATTTGAACTTGACGTGCTAGCTGTAAATAAAGTCTGTATAACTCCCAAAGCGCTTCGTTTTACCCAACCGGACCAAGTCCAAGTTGTCAAACTACCATTAGCTGATGGGGTTCTTGACAAATAACTGTTAACACCTTTAAACCTTAACGATTTGCCAATGGTATAATTAAACCTTGGAAACTGATATTCTCCAATTTGTTGATTACCACCATTACCAATATAAGTTGCAACCGTCATTGCGGTTTCGCCACGTTTTATTGACGCAATTGGTAAATTTCTTGTTGAAAGCTTTTGATAACCTGCTGATGAATAAACAAAAGGCTGTTGACCAAAATTAATGTTAAATGTTTTAGTTCCAGCTACACTATCAGTTGCTACAAATGGAGTTAAAGTTAAACCAGGCGTATACGTAAATGATGGATTAGCACCTTGCGCAACCCCATTTTTATAAAACTGAACTGTTCCTAATTCAGCGTCAACAACAACACCAATCACATCACCAGAAGTATAAGAAGCACCAGCTGTTTGTGTAGCTGAGGCAAAATCTGTAATTATTCCATTACTTCTATATGACCCAACAGCGTTAAATGCAGTGTTTAAATCAGTCTGACTTGCTGGAGCAACCCCAATAAAATTTGCGGTGCTTGATGGCACGTTAGCAGCCATTACCTCAAAATACCATCTGCCAACGCTTGGGATAACCATTGATGCAACTTTAGTTGTTACAACTGATGTTGAATTAGATGCTGTTAACAATCCATTTGAACCAGTTAAGTTGGCTGAAAAAACTTTTAAATTGTTAAAAGTTGGAAAGTTATTAGTTGGACTATCAGACATGCTATCATAAGTAGCTCCAGCTGTTAAACTTACATTCACTGGAGTCCAAGTTTTATTATTTCCAGATGCATCAAGCCCTAACGCACTCACACTGCTAGTATCATTAAAATTCAGGTAAAAACCATTGGTTCCATAAGTTCCAGTATATTGAATTGGGTTCCATTGCCCTGAATCAGCACTCACTTGACCAAAATTTAGTGGGCTAACAGCTTGACCATCAATTACATTAATTTCAGCTAGATAACCATCTAAGTTGCTGCCAGCTGCCCCAGTATCATATCCAAACGTTGAAATCCAAGTACCTGAGGTTGGAGTTAAAAATGAAAGTGCAGCGGTATTTTGCGCTGGAACAACATCAGTTGAAAACGAGGTAACGCGAACGTTATTTACGTAAAGAATGACGCGCTCTGAAGCGCCAGCTTGTGAAGTATCAACTAAAACACAAATATGATACCATGCTGAAGTATCTCGGAATACTTGGGTTGTCACTTTATTTAAAACAATAGTTGAACTACTGCTACTAACTAATGCTAAGCGATCTGAAGAATCAAAATCAATATACCAATAACTCGCTGAGTTAAGAGCATTTGTTAATATTGCTTGTTGTGAACCCAATGAGCCACGTTTAACCCAAACTGAGAAAGTTTTCTTTAAAGTAGAGGTATCAGCTGGTGAAGTCCCAAAGATATTTGACCTACTTAGATAACTACTTCTGAATCTTAAGCTTTTTGGAACATCATAGATTACATCTTTACTTTCAACATTTCCAACCGCTAAGGTATGAAATAGAGACATATTATGCTCCTATGTTTGCTCTGAAACTTACAAGTTCAAAGTTCGTGCCGTTATATCTAAAAACAAAATGATCGACAAATCCCGAAGTTGTTGATTGACTTATGCTAGAAACACCTTTAAACAAAGTGTCAAAAGATAACTGGAATGCACCAGTTCGTACAACTCTCAATGATGCATATTGTCCATTAATTGCATTTGTTGGATTTGAAATAACTCTGCTTGCAGTTAAAGATAATGTAGCATTTTGTGCAGTTGCCCAATTCCAAGTGGTTGGAGATGCTTCAGTTAACGCCACTGGAGTGATTACTGTTGCGCCGTTTGTTGTTAAATTGGTGATATTTAAGCTACCAAAGTTGGTACCTTGTCTAAGAACCGTTAATAAAGTCATTGTTATAAGCTCCTTAAATTACCAACCAACCACGAATAGCATCAACATAAACAAATGTCACGGTAGTATTTGCAATATCAATTGTCAAATTTGAACTTGACGCTTGAATATTTGCTCCATTACCAGATACTTGATTTGTCACACTACCAGATACATCAAAAACTCTAACCGCCCAACCGGCTAAAGGTGAAGTTGGTAAACTCACTGTTAAACCTGAAGCTGTCAAATAATATTGCTGACCTTGAACTAAAGTTGTATTAGCTCCAATCGCAATAGGGGCTCCAGAAAAATCTTTTATTGCCAAGTTTACTTTAAATGAAACAACCTCAATAACATCGGTCACAGACGCAGCTGAAACCAACGTTACTGAATTACCATTTGAAGCGGAATAATCTTGACCATTTACTAACTTAACGCCATTTCGATAAACGTCAACGCAACCAGGGTCATACACAGCACTAAAGACGGTCTGACCGGCAGACGCTGTAAAAATGTTATTCGTGCGATAAGTATTCGGTGAATACTGTCCTAAAAATGCCATGTTTAAAACTCCTATTAGTTAGGCGCTACAGTATCTTCAGCGGTCAATAACAAACTCGCGAAAGCATCACAAGTTGCTGCCGAAGCTTTAACTTTCAAGACGTCAGTCGGTCTTAAATTAATCGGCTTATCGAAAACCAAAGTTGTTCCAGCTGGAATTGAAACATTCTGAGCTAAATATTTTGAACCTAAACCAGCTTTAGTCAAAGTCGCCTGAATATCAACACTAATTGTATTAATTGTATCAGTGTTTGAAATATACAATGAATGCACAACAGTTTCATAGCTAGTTGGGCAAGTATAAAGCGTAGTCAAAGAGGTTCCAATTGCGGCAGCTGCATTTCTAAATGCCATGATATTGTCTCCTAAGAAGAAAATTTAATTTTGAGATGATAACTCTATTTATGCAAAAGGATAAAGCACACTACTTTATCCTTTTTCAAATTTATCCAAATACAATGGCATAAGCCATGGCCATCGTATCAGCATATTGCTTAGTGACAGCGTGCATATTAGCTGTTGGCTGCTGACCTAAAGTAATGGTATTTACTCCAGTAATATTAGCTGCTAATCCAATAGTAACTGTTCCACTTGCGGTATTTGCGGTAACTTGATTTGCTGTTCCTTGAACAACATTAACAAAAGCAGAAGTATCTAACTGCCAAGTATCGGCCGCGGTTTTTCTTAAAACACCAGCAGAACCACCCAACGCTGCTATGGCGGTTAAATCTCCATCGAGTGGTTGAGCATCAGTGATACCATATCCACTTAATGTAGTTGGCTTACCAGTGAGTGAACTAAATGCAGGTGTTATTGTTACAGCTGACCCAGTTGAAGTAATTCTACCTTTAGCATCAACCGTAATCGGTGTTATCGCCGTTGTAGAATTATTATACGTACCAGCTGTAACCCCAGAGTTAGCAAGAGTTACTGAAATATTAACTGAACCTGACCCAGAAGCATCACCTGACAAAGTAATTGTCTCATTACCTGTCAAATAGGTGCTAGTATCTAAAGACCAAGTATTTGCTGCCGTTTTTTTCAAGATACCAGAAGTACCACTTAACGCAGCTATAGCTGTCAAATCGTCATCAAGTGGCTGAGCATCAGTGATACCAAAGCCGCTTAAGGTCGTTGGATTTGAACCACTTGTCACTCTACCAAAGTTATCAGTTGTGATACTTTTATATGTGCCAGCTGTTCCAACTAATGCCAATGATAATTGAGCTCCAGTTGATGTATCTGAATTTGTTCCATCTGAAGTAGTCATTAAACCACCACCAGAATACAAATCAACTCCAACTTCATCGGTAGGTAATTGCGCGATACCGGCGCCAAGGTTAACATTTAAAGTATTACCAGATTTACTTAAACCTATCCCAGCCGTTACCCCAACCGCGCCATTAAACTGAGTAAACGAAATTGCATCAGAACCTACCGTTGAAACATTATTAATTTGCGTCCAACCAGTATCAGCATTTAATGAACCTTGCTCAACAAAAACCGCCGCGGAATTAACTTCATTAATCGGTGAAGCTTGGTCAAAATCAGTTGCTCTCGTCCATGCTCCTGCAGCCACAATGTAAATACCATTTTGTGAAGCTGTACTTTGGTCTTTAACAAGAACTCTGTCGCCTGCTATAACTGAAACTCCGTCGATTGTTTGAGTTCCAGATAAAGTAATATTTGCTGTAGTAGCGGTTTTTACAGACTGTTTCCATGACAACCCAGCAAGGTTTGCATCGACATAAATTTTATTAACGGCATCTGTTCCATTAACTGGCGCATCTGAAATTGTGATATGATTACCAGTAGAAATAGTAATACTACCACTCAATGTTCCACCTGTAGCTGGTAATGCGGCCGCCGCTAAATCATAAGCGGCTTTTACAGCAGTTGAACTTGCAGCAAGGCTTGAACTTGTTGTCGATGTGCTATCTGATAATTGAACTAAACCAACTTGAGAGGTTGATGCACTTGGAACCATCGCACTTGCGGTTCCAGTCACATGCCCAAATGAATCAAATGTCAAATCTTGAACAAACGTAACACCACTATTATCAACTGAACTTGCCGCTGAGATGATAGGATGACTACTTGAGCTTGAAACCACTTGCCATTCAGCAGCAGCAAAACTGTAGATATACAAACCAATTGGAATAGTATCAGCTGCACTATTTTTATAAAACAATTCTCCATTGGTTGCTGAACTTGTCGCTGGCAACGTTGCGCCAGCTGGAATAGTCGTTACTTGACCATTAAGCTGGTCATTTACAAAAGTTTGACTAGCGAATGGAACCCAATTTGCTCCATCATAAACGTAAATGCCAATTTCGCCGAGTAAATCAGAATTATCATTTTTATAAAATAATTCGCCTTGGTCTGGAACGTGATTAGGGCCAACTGGAAACGAAGCCCCAGTGTTGATCACACTATTGATGATCTGTGAACCTTCGAGAAGTTCGACTCCGTCAAAAATCATATTTGAATTCCTTTTTGATAGTGTTAATGTGAAGGAAGGGTTAACTTCCTGTATTTATTACCTACAACCAATATTAACCTCAAAAGACAGAGTGTATTTTTCAACATGATTATGATATAATTAGACAGTTTTAAACAATTAATGGATTAATTTTATGCTTTTTACTAGCACAAAAGTTTTGGATATTCGTCAACAATTTATTGACCTCTATACCTCAGGTAAAGGTATAGTTCCAGACAAAAATGGAACTCAAGTTATAGAAATTATAAACACATCATTTATAGCTGATGAGCCAACAATCTTTGGAACTGCAAATGATGAATGGCATAATCGAGAATTAGCTTGGTATTTGTCAGAATCTTTGAATGTAAATGATATTCCACCACCAATTCCAAAAATTTGGCAGCAAATTGCTGATGAAGATGGGTTTATCAATTCTAATTATGGAAATTTAATATTTTCAGATAATAATGGAAATCAATATCAGCACGTTCTTAATAAATTAAAAAGTGATCAAGCGTCTAGACAGGCAATAATGATTTACAATCGACCATCAATGCATGTTGAATGGAATTTGATTGGCAGAAGTGATTTTATTTGTTGTCAAAATACTCAGCATTTTATTCGAGATAATGGACTAATTTCAATAGCTAATTTTCGCTCAAGCGACGCAATTTTTGGATATAAGGGTGATAAATTTTGGATTGATTTTGTTCATTCAAAACTTTATAATGATTTACTTGATACATATCCAAATTTAAAACTTGGAACTGTTATTTGGAATGCAATGTCTTTGCATGTTTATTCTCGTCATTTTCATCTAATTGAAAAGGTTGCAAAAGAAACTAAATTACCACAGAATAATACTGAAAAAGCTATCACTGGAGCCCAAGCTCCAATTCAAGCTTTATGGGATGATTTTCCTGCATTTTGTTCAGTCAGTTCAGATTCTTTACCAGAATTAACTCAAGAACAACTGGAAAATGGTATGACTTCAGTTATGGATTTTATTGCAAAACGAAAAGCGCACAACAATGAACTTTGAAAAAGAAATTTTAGCTGGCTTTCAGCGATTAGGTAAATCACCGCGTGGCAATCAAGTTCACGATATTGACCAAGTTCTATCAGCATATTTAATTGAAGGGAAAACTAATGTTGTATTATCGGCACCGACTGGAGCTGGTAAATCTATCATTGGTGCCGTAGTTGCTGATGTTTTACATGAGATAATGGATATTCCAGAGCGACTTGCTTCTTTTATCTTAGTTGGCACAAACATGCTTGCAACACAGTATCAAGAAACATTTGATGGCATTCGCGATTTTATTCAGGTAAAAGGTTCTAATAACTACGAATGTGAAGCTTTATCAACAAAGTTTGTTCCAGAAACTGCGGATAATTGTTGTCGAACCGATATGAAGCGCTCCAAAAAGCCGGAATTAGAGCAGTTAGTTGATAAGTTTTGTGGTAAATGTGAATTTAATCGATTAAAACAGTTGAAGCATATCACTCGCCACGTGATTACAAATTACAGCTATTTCTTTATTGACAGGTTATTCGCAAACCAGCATGCTTATCGAACCGTTACCGTTTGGGATGAAGCTCATACGATTAATAACGCATTTGCTGAACATTGCGCAGTGTTTATATCTGACAAAAGAATTGATAATATTATTCAAGAAGTTAGTGAAAATTTAAAAATTGTCACGGATTTAGATATTTTTGGTTTTTTCAAGCGGCTAAAAAATGATATTAGTGAAGGTAAAATCACTGATAAAAACTATTGGGAACGCCTTCAAGAGCTGCACAAAATTTATAAATTGATTGAAGCTAATTTTAAACAGAAAGCAGAATCAGTTTTAACTCAAGACCTTAAAGAATATTCTAAGCTTAATAAGATTGGGAAAAAATATGGGGATTTAGCTTGTAAGATTGGTGATTTAGTTGCTTATGAATATGAGCATATCTTTGAGCTTAATATAGAGGCTAAAGAACTTTCAGTTAAGCCAATATTTGCTGGTAAAATGTTTGAGCAATTAATTAATTCACAATTTCAATTATTCATGTCGGCGACTTGTGACGATGTTTCATTAATAAAAATGCTAAATTTGGATCAAACAGAAACTGCTTTTATTAAATTGCCACCAATCTTTGCAAAAGAAAATAAAAAAATAATTTTCTGTAATGTCGCAAAGTTAAATTATAATACTTTAAAAGAAAAACCTGTCAGAGATAAATTAATTACTGCATGCAATAAAATTGTTAAATCACATTGCGCCAATAATGAAAATGGCATAATTTTAACTCCGTCATTTGAAATTACTGAACTCATTACAAACGGGCTTAATAATTTAAAAACTGTAAAAATATTTTCTCATCAAAGAGGGCAAAAATTAAATGATTTAGTCAAATCATTTAAAGATGAGCAATCTTTAAAAATTTTAATTTCGCCAAGTATGTTTGAAGGATTATCATTAGATGATGACTTAAGTAGATTTCAAATTTTCATAAAAACTCCATATGCTTCATTAGGAGATAAACGCACACAGTACATTGCTAAAAATCATAGTGATGTATATTCATTAGAAACTATAGTAAAAATGGTCCAGGGGGCAGGTCGTTCAGTTAGAAGTAGTGAAGATTGGGCAAAAACATATTTTTTAGATGAAACATCTAAATGGCTCTGGGGGAATAAATTAAATGTTTGGCAAGATGAGTTTTCTGTAAATTATTCTTCTATTTGGTTTTCTTAATGTATAATAAAAGTTTTTATTTTGATATTCAACTGATGTCAAATCAGTTAAAATAGGAAGCCCATTATGCAAAATTATGTAGCACATCAATTGTTAGCTAAAATATTCCCAACTCATTTAGGTTTATCTCGTGCTCGTTTATTAATGTCAGCAAATTTAGTTGGTCAACATTCCACCAATAAATTTTACCTTTGTTGCAATGATTATTGAATATGCTCTGTATATCGCTTTGATGGCCTTTATCTGGTGGCTAAGTGCTTGGATACATGAAGGTGATTTAATTGAAGCTCGTAAAGCTGGAAAAACGCCTGAACTTTTCTACGAAGGTTATGCCATTGAATGTAAAGTCAAAGACTATTAACCCAGGGTTAATGATATTTTTCCTCAAGATTTGTGAATAATGGTGCTAAACTGATGTCATTGTTTATATATAATGATATAATGGACTCTACAATCTAATCCATTATAATTAACCAAAAGTTAACATCCAAGAGGAACTGAAAATGAAAAAGGCCAAAAGCTTGATTGAACAACTTTCAAAATCTGAAAAAATCTATGCGGGTACAATGATACCCATCTATATTTCGTTTACGATTTATATGATGTTAGGAATACCATTGCTAATGCCATAAATTGGCTTATGAAGTATCAGTGTTAAATGACCTCTTTAGATGATAAAATATACCTCTAAAAAATCTAAAGAGATCAATTCAGTGTATAGTTCATTTATCGTTGAAGGTGTAGACAGGTTGGGAAAAACCTCACTTATCAATGAGCTTAAACAGCAGTTTGGTTTTTTTCAGGTTATGCACTTCGCAAAGCCTGAAAAACTAGATTATTATGTTCGACATAATTATCTTCCAGCGTATCATACTGCGGCAAATGACCCATTGAAAACTTTTCAATATCGATCATTTGAAAATGGCTTTAGACTTTTAAAATCTCCTGATAATAACTTAATCTTTGATCGTTTTCACCTTGGTGAATTTGTTTACGCTAATCGATATCGGAATTATCCAGGGCACTATGTGTTCAATTTAGAATATGAGCATCAAGTCTATCGCTGGAACCACGTTAAGTTAATTCTTTTAACAACTTCTAATTGGTCATTTATTCAAGATGATGGTCAAAGCTTTGACTTCTTTCAGAAAGAAGCAGAACAGCAAGATTTTGTTACTGCATTTGAAAAATCTGATTTTAAACATAAAGTTATCATAGATGTTTCAAATGGAAATGGCGGATACAAATCAACGCGCGACATTTTCATGGAAGCAACAGGCATAATCAGTGATCAGTAACATGACCGATAAATAAGCATTTATCAACAAGCTAATATATTGACAAAAGCAATAACTACTAACAAAATTTCACTAAAAGATGTCAATCTTGGTGATACTGTTTCAGTTGTTCAATTACTCAATGAGGTCGAATATCTTGGCAAGTTCAGTTTTATCCATGCCATCATTAATGAAAATCGTCAAGTATACAGGCACTTAAACGGTATCAATTTAGCAAGAGATGTTATAGAACGATACGTTTTTCGTGACAAAGTGTCTAACGAATATTATTACATCAGTTCACCAAAAATCGCTTCTATCAAAAGCAAAATTGACGTTCCATTTGATAAACCGGCAAAAGCTGCTGAATTTAATCGATTAATTGGACTAAATTTATTTAAACAATTCAAAAATGAACATCAAGTCATCGGTTGCTTCATCGGTTCAAAATTGGAAATTGAATACAGATTCCAGCCAGTAAACCAAGCCGAATTTAAAGAAAATTTGAATGCTGAACAAAACATCAAATCATATTTCTGCAGGAAAGATGATAAATCATACATGCTGTTGAATTGAAATGAGTCAAAAGCTGCAATTATTGAAATTACATTTAACAAAGAACGACACCAAATTTTATATCACCAAACTAAAACGCAAGTTGGCAAGTACTCTCATTGGACTGCAGAGAGAATGGTTGATATTCAAGATTGCTACTTATATCAAGGGATAGCAGCAGAATTTGATGATGTGACTTGGTGTTCTTTGGTATTGGTTATCAACAGTCAACCAGTAAATGCTCCACTTATTGATTTAAATAGAACTTGGGTATTAGCAAAATATTAGGGAATTTATGACAGAACAAGAACATTCACCAGAAATCTTTTGGGTTTCAGATACACACTTTTATCATGGTAATATCATTAATTATTGCAAAAGACCATTTACAATTCCAGGTAAATTTAATGATAGAGGAATTCCAGAACCAGACATTGAGCTAATGAATAGCACCATGCTCAATAACTGGAACGCAAAGATAAAACCACATGACATTGTTTATTTTTTAGGTGATTTTGCTTTTTCAGCAAAACCAAAGGTTAAAGAGCTGCTTGAGCAGTTAAATGGAAATATTCACTTAATTAAAGGAAATCATGATGCGCCATTAAACGGTTTGCACAATTATTTTACATCAGTGCACGATATGCTGACAATTTCAGTTCCTGATTCTGATGCCGCTGGTGGAATTCAATTTATTCAAATGTGTCATTATCCACTTTTGAGCTGGGATAAAATGTATTATCACAGCTGGCATTTACATGGGCACACACATGGTAATTTAAAATTCGATTCAAAATTCCGTCGAGTAGATGTTGGTGTTGACAATTGGAATTTCTCTCCAGTATCATATTCTGAGATTAAACAATTCTTAAAAAAGAATTTTGTTGGTAATGAAAATGATAAGACACTGCGTATAAGCTAACTTTCAAAATAAATAATTTAGTTAATCCCTCTACTTAAACTAGACCATGAAAATAACTGAATTATTTGAAACAACTCCAAAACATACTAGTAATGATTTAATCTATTCGATTAGAAAAGTCATTGAAGGTTCTAGTTTTAATTCTGAACACTTTAAGTTAAAATCATCTGACACTGAATTAGCGAAGGGAAACTTAATATTCATGCATAATGGTAAAACTTATAAGATTACCTTAAACGGCAGAATTTATGAAAGCACTCATCTTTTAACGACCTTCGAGCCAAGCGCTGATATTCATCACCATTATTTTCATGGTTTACACCTAATTGGAAAATACCTCAAAGATGAGGAAACTAAAAAATGATTTCATTCAAACAGTTTCTTCTCTTAGAAGGTGGTAACGCTGTCATAAAAGGGCACATTGCACAAGCAATTGACTTGACAAGAGCCGATCGAGTTAAAGCTGCAAATAACATTTATTCTAGCTTATTAAAAATTAGTGCTGAATTTAAAGATGATACTGGCATCGAGCTTTGGAAAAAAACAAGCTTGAAGGCTGGTCATTATTTTTCTGGTTCTACTAAACATTTCTTCAATCAAAATCTATCCTCTGAAGAGCTATTAAAATACAAAAAGTCCGTGGGTGATATCGATTTAATGGTGCCTGAAACCTTGCGTGAACAAATTATTGTCTTTCTTACTCACCATGAAGGTGAAACATTTGGTACTTTAAAGCTTATTGGCTCTAAAAAGTCTGGTGACCAAACAATCACTGTTTGGTTTTGTTCAGATTTAGACCAATATATCCAAATTGATTTTGAATATTCTGAATTTGAAAAAGGAGAACCAACCAAATGGTCTCATTTCTCGCATTCATCTTCATTTGAAGATTTACAGCTCGGCATCAAGGGAGCTTTCCATAAATTGCTGATGACTTCATTAATGGGGCATAAGAAAAAAGAAAGCATTCTTCAAATGAAAACCAAGCAAAAAGATTTAACCGCAAGTCTGCACGCTCTATCAATCAAAGGTCTTCGTAAAAAATACGAAAAGATTGGCACTCAAGTTGGAAAACCAGTTATTCGAGAAACTGGTTCTAAAGAATGGAATACGAATTTGTATGATATTGTAAAAGAGGTGTTTGATATAGAGCCAAAAGAAACTGATATTGAAAAATTTTGGACATTTAAAGGTATTTTAGAGCTAATAAATGCGCATATGTCTAAGAAACAGGCCAGTGCAGTATTAGATAGCTTTGTTGAAAAACTATGGGGTGAAAAATCCCAGGGCTTGTATCGTGGAGACCCAATTAAAGACCAAGCTGAAAAAACAGCAGCTTATGATTATGCTGTGAAAATATTAGGCTTTGGCATTCCGGCACAAAAATTAACTCAAATGAAGAATTCTTATTACGAGAATTATAAATGACATCATTCAAAGAATATCTTCAAGAATTTAGAAGTAATGCATCGCAAGGGCAAATGGTCGATCGAGATCAACTTGCTGAATGGGTTAAAACTGCTACTTTATTAAAATTCGTAATATTAATTAGAGAAAATAATAACACTGAAAAAGATATTGCAGTTTTCGAATATAGCGAATTTGGCCTTCATGATAAATTTATAATTCTCACTGCGAGAAAAAATAGATCTGATATTGTTGGCTATGCATGGTTGAATAGTAGTATTTCAAATGGTGTGTATTGGCAAGTTAAAGATGTAGCGCTGTTTCCACAATATCGAGGGAAAGGTGTTGGAACTAATCTGTATATTAAATTAGCAAAAGAAGGTTATAATTTGATGAATGGATATTCTCTTTCTAAAGAAGCTGAAAAAGTTTGGAAAAAGTTGCCTAAATTTGTTAATGTTTATACTTGGGATAAAGAAACCAATGAATTGAGTAGCATGGATGAAAAGCCAAAGCAAGATAGTAAATGGGATGACGATCAACGTTATTTTTGGGTTGCACAAGCAAAACCAGGTGAATTAAAAGAAAGCCAGTGGCATGCTAATGATGATCATTGGTTTTTAACTTGGCTAAATGGTAGAACTGCACCTTCATTTGGAAGTGAATGGTTTGAAGGAAATTATTAATGACAACATTTAAAGAATACTTAGTTGAAAGTGCTAAACCTTCTAAAAAACAGAGCATAGTTCACCTTGAAAAGATGAAACCTGCTGAAGCTTTAGAACTGTTAAGTTCAATTGCTAATGAAACATCAATGCATTGGAAAGACTTAAAGCTAAAACTTAAAGTTGATGGTCTTGGAGCTCGCTTCGGCAAAGATGCGCATGGGCATTTCTTTTTTGAATCCTCTAGAAGTGGTATTATTCAAACTAGTGGAGCATTTTCTAGCTATACTGCAGGCAAGAATAGCAGTGAACTTTCTATTGTTCGAGCCAAACATTACGATGAACTTTATGAAGTACTCCACAAATCAAAGCTTTGGAAAAGCTTGCCAAATGATACAAAGGTAATTGTTGAACTGCTTTACAATCCAATGGCTGAGGAATCAGAGCTTGGTCTAAAATTTGTCAACATTCATTATGATAAATCGAAGCTTGGTAGTGAACTAACCATTGTTCCTCTCAAAGTTGAAGTTGCGAGCAATGGTGAGCAACATCCGCAAGAAGAAAAGATTATTGACAAGTTGTTAAAGCAATCTACCACAAAGATAAAAATCATCAATCCTCAAATTGGAACTCAGCATACCTTAGACGTTTCCGCTGCGTTGTCTCCACTCAAGTTGTTGCCAAATAATGCAAAAGAGCTGGTGAATTCATTGAAGCATGGTGATAAAGCTAAAAAGCTTGAGCTCACAGCCATATTAGATGTAATTAAGGACCAACTAGCCAGTCAAGTACTTGCGCACAGCCAAGCAATGCTAAATCATCTTGACTCAAATATTGGTCAAGATATGGAAGGAGTTGTGATAGAATGGAATGGAAAGAAGTATAAGGTTACCACTGCGGCATTCAAGAAATTGTTGAAAAAATAAGATGCAGTTAACACTTTTTAATGTTTACAAAAGCTAGTATTGTGATATGATTGCTCCATCATAAACAAAGCCGCTGGTTTGGAGCTTATTATGTCTAAGCAGATTTTAAACATAAATGATGTTTTTTCTCAAATAACACCTGCACATACAAAATACCATAACATTCTAGTTAATGGACAATATGTTCCATTGAGCAGAAATCTAATTTTGCTGCATCAACTTAGTAATTTGACATGTAGTATGTGTGGCTGTAATGGTACCCATCTTCAACAATTTTTTCAATTGACCAAAAGTGGTAGAGAAAGAGAACTTTGGCGAGTAATGACTTGGAGCAAGTCATTCAATAAAATTTCATTTTTGAATATTGACCATATCATTCCAGTCTCACATGGCGGTAAAGATGATTTAACAAACTTTCGAGTTACTTGTCATGAGTGCAATTGTGCTCGTGGTAATTCAATGAATACTGTTGAGATGAAAGAGCCGTGCGTGACAATGAATGATGTTGTTCAATTTATTAGAAAAAAATTCAAAAACTTATCAAAATTAAACATTAAAATCAAAGTATTTGTCAATTCTGTTAAGAAACGAATTGACAGCTTTTTTCTTGATTTGACCAATAGTGAAACTATCAGCACCTTGATAAAGTGCTTGACGTTTGTCGGTATCGGGGTGCAAGCTGACTTCTTCCAAAAGTTAATATTGTTAACTTCTTAACAGTATTTCCAGTTTTTCCGTTTACATTTGAAGTAGATGGTGTAGAATAACACCATCTACTAAAGTTGATTAGGAATTTAAGATGAATATCGCAACCGTCTCATTAAACCCAATGACAAACAAATTTGAAGCTTCTTTTGAAGGTCAAATTTTAGCTCGTGGTAATAGCTCTGATTATGTCCTTAATGTAATTAACGGTGGCTTTAACTCAAAAGCCAAAAAGTTCAACGTCACAAAAGCGGTTTTGAGTGAAGAAGTCAAATTAAATTTTGGTCAATTACCTCAAACACTAGGTGATGACGAAATTGATGTTGAGCCTGAATTCCATATTAACGAAAGATTTGAATTTGTTGAAGAATTTACTGAGATGGTTGCTACTGGCACCTTGGTTTCGGAAATGCTAGTTGGCCGCGGGGGCATTGGTAAAAGCTACACAGTCACCTCAACTCTAAAACGTTTAGGTTTGATGAAAACCTATGTCGAAAAAGAAATGGTTCCTGGAATTGACGATGATGGCAATGAAACCGAAGTTGAAGTTGAAGTTGTAAAAGGTGACTATGTTGTCATTAAAGGTTACTCAACTCCAAAGTCATTATATCGTCAACTGTACGAAAACAATGGCCGCTTAATTATCTTTGACGATTGTGACAGCATCTTTAAAAATAGCGATGCCGTGAATGTCTTGAAAGCTGCTTTGGACAGCTATGATATCCGTGAAGTTTCTTGGAACTCAGAAAATCCCTTCAGCGACCTCCCAAGGTCTTTCATTTTTACTGGCAAAGTTATCTTCATCAGCAACATGTCAATGCGCGAAATGGATACTGCCATTAAAACTCGCTGCACCTGTGTTGACCTTTCAATGTCAAAATCAGAGATGATTTGCAGAATGTACCTGATTATAGCCAGTGACGAGTTTATGCCAGAGTTCTCAAGAGAAGTTAAAGAAGATGCTTTATCATTTATTGAAGAAAACGTCAATCGCATCGCTGGCTTAAGCTTAAGGTCATTAATTGAAGTTGTAAAAATCAGAGCCTCAGCTCATCCAGACAAATGGAAACGTATGGCTCTTTACGCGGTAATCCACGGTTAATCAAAAACGGAGAAATTCAAATGATCGAAATAATAAAAAACTTGCTACAAGGAAAAGAATCTCCTCGCAATATTATGGCGCATTGGCGAGAAAGAAACTCAGTTCACTCCAGGGTATTTTTGCAGACTTTGGAGGTAGACTACCTTGTCTTTGAAGAAGATGTCTTCATGATGAAATCTTCAGACTTGATGATAAAGCTGGAGCGCATTGGATTTACCACACAATTCACGGTTAGCAATGACAAGTTTGGCCCGTTGTGCACGACATACTGGAATAAAGAACACAACATTGTTATCCGACTCGTATCTCAACAAAACTGGGAAACTTTGACACTTGCGCTGGAAGTCATTGCTCTGCTGAAAAAGGCAAACGAAAAATCAGCGATTTCCATGACAGACATTGTTGTCTCGACGATGATGACACTTAATAGTCATTCGTCGTGTAATAAGCTAATTCGTTTTTTACCGACTGAAAGTGAGAAGTCCGTATCACTGAGTAGCTAAAAACAGTGTACATTCTTCAAAAAGGATGTATAATCTGTTTATAACATAATCGCTGAATGGAGCAGAAAATGTCAAACTTTCGTCAAGTCAAAGACCGTCAACTTCAAATTTTAACCGAACTTAAAGCTGCAAATGGTAAACTAGGAGAGATTCGACCTCGTTTAGTGGGTGAACGCGAACAAAATAAGGGTAAAAGTCAAATGAGTTTTACCGTTAAATTGGAATATGATGCAGTCATGGGCCATCGTGTAGAGTTGTTGAAACAACTTGAAGCTGTAAATGCTGAGCTGGAAGTTGCTAGAGCTGAGAAAAAAGCAAGTATTTCTGAACTTCGATCAAAAAAATCCGGCGACAATGAAGCTAAAAAGCTTGAACGCCAAGCCAAAGCAGCTGAACGTCAAAAACAAGCTCAACAAAAAGCGGCTGATAAAGCAGTTGAACGTCAACAAAAGGCGACGGCCCGTGATCAACGTAGAGCTGAAAGAATAGCTGAACTTGAAGCTGAAGGTCACAGTACAGTAGGTTATAACATCCCGTTGCTGAATAACATAGAAGAATTCGTTAATGCAACAATCAGCAAAGCATTCGAAATCACCAAAGAAACCGCAAAAGAAATCAATGACCGCAACCGTCGCGACCATATCGACAATTTGGTTAACGCACTATGAAAGATTACGAATACTTCAAACCAAACACTCCAATTGACGTTTATGTGGCTCACTATGCACTGGTTCACAAGGGTCCAGAAAAACACGACACAAGTGAAATTTGGGTGGTGTTATCAATCCCCGGCGTAACAAGTGAATTTGGTGGTTGTGTTAATGCAGGCAGTGGCTATATTAGCAATCCATTTCCAGCTAATTACTTTGGTTCACCAGAAAACTTCAACAAAAAAACGCTTTCTGGGGTTATCACCTCGGTAAAATTCATGGAAAATGCTAATGGAGGTCGATCAAACTCGAGCGAATACGCAAGCATAGCCGCATATTTGGCTGACCCGCTTGTAAAACGATTGGTTGAAAAAAAATCAACTGGCTTGAATTTTATGCAGTCTGGCAATCCAGACAAAGTTGATGCTATAATTAGCTTTCAACTAGTGGAATTTCCTGGTTCAAGCTTTGAAGTAAAAGATACCATTTGGGATGAAATTATTCCACAAGATTGGTATGACAATATCTTCTTTGAAGAAGGTATTCAATTATCAAGTGTCCCTGTTTATGAAACCGCTGATGAAGCTATCGCTGGAAGTAATACTCAAGATGACATTTTTGGTAATAGGATTTTTCCAGTGATGCGCTTTCATAAAGCAGAGCTTGAAAAATTTGTAAACCATGCTTGTCATTTTAAAAACCATTCTAAGCCGATTATCAGTGGTGAATATGGTTTTATTGGTTTACGGTCTAAACTTAATGAAATCTATTACCTGCACGAAATTTATGCTGATGGTGGTACAGTTTTAATTGGCAAAGAATGGGATTGGTCATGAACATTGAAGAACTTTCAAAAAGATTAAGTAGAAGCGAACACTTTTTAAAGGCACTAGGTTTAACCGAAGAAAGCATTGAAAAGTTGCTAAATGGTACTCTCAAAGACGAATTCATCGATGAGCTGGGTACCGATTTATCGCGATATCGCGATATTTACGTCAGTATCGATTACGATGAAGATGAAAAACAGAATTATTTGTTTTTCACGGGTAATTACGTTACTCGTTTTATGGGTGGCAAAGCAGAAGCCGATTATGGACTTGCTGATCACAGCGATGCTTTGAAATTTCTTGACATTAAAAAGATTATTGTTGGAACAGAATGGGATAAAGAACAGCTCATAAGAGCCAGCAAATATTTCCATGATATGGAAACTACTAATACCGATTTGATAGCGGTTAACTGGTTAGCGCATCTCTATATTAAGGAATGTCACGACTTTATTGAAGTTGTTCCACCACAAGAAACTGTTGAAGAAATTTTAGCTGAAAAATATGTAGATGTTCAACAAAATTTTAATGGAAGGCAAATTACTCAATGGGATACCGTTGAGGAAGCTTGGGGGCAGATAGGGAAAGGTTGTTTTGGTCAACAGTATGAAGTCTATTCAACTCATCAACGTCCACAAAATGTTTCTCAGTTTATCTCAGTTTAAAGTTTTTAGCTTTCATCTTGAAAGGTTTTACTAAAATGAGACCTTTTTCACATAATAAATAATATTACAAGCCTGTCTCTAATGTACATTTAGAGATAGATTTGTTATTATTTTCTACTTTAAATTTTAGGACTTTTATGTCAAAACATATTCAGCAAACTTATCAAGTTCTTGATGAGATAGAACATGTCAGAAAAAGAACTGGTATGTACGCTGGTTCAATTGCCAGCCAAACTTCAGAGGAATGGATTTATAATCAACAAACTAAAAAGATGGAACGTCGCGAGATTACCTACATCCCGGCCTTCATCAAAATCTTCTCTGAAATTCTAGACAATTCTATAGACGAGCACAAAAGAGCTCCAGAAACTTTAGATTCAATTCGCGTCGATTTTCACGATGATGGTTCAATTTCTATCTTCGATAATGGTCGCGGTATTCCAGTTCAAATTCATGAACAGACTGGTCAATATATCGCTGAAACCATCTTTTCAAACCTGCGTGCCGGTTCAAATTTCAATGACGATGTTGATCAACAGCTAATTGGAACAAATGGCATTGGGGCTACCCTTTGCAACATCTTAAGTTCAAACTTTAAGATTGAAAGTTGTGATGGTAAACAATTGTTCAAGCAAGAATTTTGGAATGGTTTAAGAGAACGTTCAAATCCAAAGATTACTAATTACGCCAAAAGTTTTACTAGAACTACGTTCACACCAGACTATGAATTCTTTAAGCTTGACAGCTTAGATGAAGACCATAAGCTTAAACTAATCAAAAAAATTGTTGATGCTGCGGCAAATAATACCGCGGTCAAGTTTTACATCAATGGTGATCGCATTCAAATTCGTTCATTTTCTGACTACATTGCTTTATACACTGACGAATATATCGTTGATTTAGCTAATGATGATTGGAAAATCGGCATCTCTGCTAGTGATACATTTGAGCAAATCAGCTTCGTTAATGCCGTTGAAACATATCAAGGTGGCACTCATGTTGATTATGTGGCCTGGCAGATTGTAGAGCGCTTAAGAGAATACTTCAAGAAAAAGCATAAGGTTGACCTAAAGCCAGGAGATGTAAGAGCTCATATGCGCCTGTACATCTCGGCCAATATCAATCGCCCAAAGTTTTCTTCACAGACTAAAGAGAATATGATTTCACCTGTCTCTGAATGGAAAACTAACTGGAAAGTATCTGACAAATTCATTCGTCAATTAACACAGTCAAGTATCATTCAAGCTGTTCTGTCATGGGTTGAAGCAAAAGCTAGACAAGCTGAACTCGCTGAATTGAAAAAGATGAACAAGGACACGTCAAAGCGCGATCCACGTCGTGTCGAAAAATTCAATGACGCAAATGAGCGGAAGGACCGTCACCTTTGTGAATTGTACTTATCAGAAGGGGATTCAGCTGCAAAGGCGATTCAATCGGCTCGTGGAAAAAATCCATATATCGGTTCATTTGCTCTTAAAGGTAAGCCATTAAATGTGACTGATGCAAAGGTCGAGCAAATAGTCAACAACGAAGAGATAAAAAATCTTTTGACCATTACTGGATTAAGCTTAGGCGAACCAGTTAAAGATATTAAGGACCTTCGTTTTGGAAAAATCTGCCTCATGTGCGACCAAGATTTAGACGGTTTTCATTTGAGCTCTTTACTTCTTAACATCTTTGCAAGGTTCTGGCCCGAGTTATATTCAATGGGAGTTATTTACAGGTTGAGTACTCCATTGTATATTGTCACCTGTAATAAGGAACAATTGGAATTCTTCACTGAAGAAGAATACAAAGATTGGGCTAAACAAGGCAAAAAACATTCATTTGAATATTTCAAGGGTCTTGGAACATTTGAAACCGCGCAATTTAAAAAGATAGTTGAAAATCGTGAAAAATATTTGGTTCAAATAAAAAGTTTGGACCATGCAGATTTGCAGAAATTTGACCTTGCATTTTCAAATGCACTTGCAAATGATCGAAAAGTTTGGCTACAAGATGCCAGCTATTTCAGAACCTACGATTAAGGAATAACAATGGCTAAACAAGTACTCGACTTTTCACTTGGTAGCACTGAAAAATTAAGTGCTGCTGATTTTATTGACACTCAACTAAAGTTGTATTCAGCCCACTCTAACGTTCGTGGCATCTCATTTATTGGTGATGGCATGAAGCAAGCTCACCGTAAAGCTCTTTATGGAATGCTTTGTCGTGGAGAGAATGCTGACAAAGATACCGTAGAACGAATTGCCGCTAGAGCATGCTCTGATACTGACTATCACCATGGCGCAGGCTCAATGCAAGGTACAATCATTGGCCTTGCACAAAAATTCGCCGGTTCAAATAATCTTCCGCTAATTGAAGGTATTGGACAATTTGGTAATCGACTATCAAAGTCTCCAGCTTCATCAAGGTATATCAAAGCTAAGCTTTCACCAAATTTTAGGTTGCTCTTTAAGAAAGAAGATGACTTAATCTTGCAACACCATTATTCAAATGGAGACAAGATTGAACCAATATTCTTTATTCCACTATTACCAATGAGCTTAGTGAATGGTTCTGAAGGTATGGGAACCGGTCACTCTACGTACATCTTAGGGTACAATCCTAATGAACTTAAAGATGCTATCTTAAAGATTCTTAAAGGTGATCAGCTTGTCCCTTATACTATGGTACCATGGTTCAATGGTTTTTCAGGTACAGTTGAAAGAGATTCTGAAACAAAGCAGATTATTATCACAGGTAAACTTGAAGTAGTTGGCAGTACCATTAAAATATCCGAGTTGCCAATTGGAATTCAAAATGACAATTATGAAGACCATCTTCATAAGCTGCAAGATAAAGAAATCATCAAAGACTTTACTAATCAGTCTGATGAAGACGGTTTTGATTTTACTGTTATGGTTGCACGACAGATTGCTGTAAAACCAATTGCTGAATTGATGCGTACCTTCAAGTTAATCTCTCGTGAAACTGAGAATTTGACCTTATGGGATACTAACGGCGAGTTGAAACGATTCAACAACGTTGAAGAAATCATCGCTGAATTCGTAAAATGGCGATTAGACAAATATGAAGATCGCAGGCAGGCACTGATCGGCAGAACAGAGCAAGAAATTTTATGGTTAGATGAACGTATTCGTTTTATTAATTTCTATCTTGACAATACCAAACAGTTTAGAAATGCAAGTAAGGCTGAAATTCAAACTCTACTGACAGCAAATGGCTTTTCAAGTGCTGATAAATTACTATCAATGCAAATTTGGGCACTTACTAAAGAAAAAATCGATGAGCTAGAAAAAGAGCTCACTGAAAAGAAAGAGTATCTAGAAGAGCTGAATAAAGATACCCCAATCAAAATGTACACTCGTGAACTGAAGGCGCTTAAACTTTAATGCCAACTGAAAACCTCACCAATTTCCAAGAAAAATCTGCTAAGATTGAAATTTCACTTTATGCAGTTTTAAAGATAGCTCAGGAGCTTCGGGCTCCTGAGCTAAAGCCAATACTTGATGTTTTATCTGGTGGAGCTATTCTTTCAGAAATTGATGTGAAACAGCTCACCCTTGGGTTAGATTATATGCTTCGGTATTGTTACCATATTGGCAAAACAGAAGAGCGCAAGAGGTGCGCTGAGCTCCTTCTAGTTGGTGACATATTTCAGGCAGTTCCAGATAAAGAGTGGTTTGTGAATGGTGAAGATGAAGAGCAGCGAATTCGCGTTTTTGCAAGCGCTGCAATTGAGCAAGGACTTTAATAATGTTAGATGAATATCTAAAAGTTTTAGGTTTAGACCGAAGTACCTCAATAACCAAGATTGTTTCAGTTTACAAAAGACTTAGGTCTAAAGCTCATCCTGATAAAGGTGGTTCAAAGGAAGTATTTACAAAGTTAAAGGATGCCTATGAGTGGTTATTAGAAAACTTTGAAGAAGAGATTGAAATAATTTCTAGACCGATTTATACATCTAGTTTAGATGACCGAATCAAATCTCAAACTAAAATTTTCTCAGAAAATAGAACCTTCACCAGTTTTGATGACCCTGCAATTAATTTTTGGGAACAGCGGGAAAATGTCGAATTTGATGAAAGTTTAGTCGATCAACGACTGTTTAATGGAGAATTTGGTAGCGGCTTTGCTGGGTTTAATGGAGATGGAACGGTCAGTTACAAATTTCAACTTCATCAATTGCTAGGTGGTGGCAGCGCGCTAATAAAAGTTCCAAACTTTCACCCAACCACAATTAAAATAGAGCCAAACACTTTACCTAACAGCGTCATTACCGTTAGCTTACTCGGTGCCGCATCTTGGCTACCAAGTTCAAAAGATGTTAAGTTAAAAGTTTTGCTAGAGCCTCATCAAATTTACGCTCTTAATGGAATTCATTTATCAGTGACCATTAGGGTATCAATGTTCGATGTTCTCGAGCAGAAACAAATCATCTTGCCGCATCCAGCAAAAGTCCAAGTTTTATCTGGCGCTCCAATTCCACTTGCTATAAATTTACCATCTACAGTTGGAGCTCAACCGATAGTGTTTAAAAATTTAGGATTTGATACAATACGAGAAGTAGGTGACTTATTTGTCTATACTATAGTTGATTTCCCACGGGCGAATAAGTCCATGGCCGATAAAGTGAAGGAGATATTGTTGTGACAATGACTTTAGCTGAAGCGTACGAGCTTTTAGATGTACCAGCAGGTACCAAAGATGAAGCGATACTTAAAAAGGCTTTTAAAAAAAAGGCCCAAGTTCATCATCCAGACCGCGATGGTGGCAATGAAGAGTATTTCAAAAAAGTAAAAGAAGCTTATGAACTTCTTTCAAATCCTCCAAAACAGCAAAACCGAGTTTATGGTGGTAACCCAGGCGATATTCATTTTGGACCTGACGTTGAAGAGATTATTCGTCGACATTATGCTAATGGTCATGTTGACCCATTCCGCGGTTTTAACCTGAATATCCCAATGCATGTCAACAAAACCATAACGCTTGAGCAAGGTTTTATGGGTGGTGACGTTGTTATCAACATACCTGGCTTCAATGAGCCTATCAACTTACCTATTCACGCTGGCTTAGCTCCAGGCTCTCAGTTTGAAGGAACGGTTAGTTCAGAAAATGGTCCTAAACCGATAATTGTCACCATTCAATTTTCAAAGCATGCTACATTTGAATTAGTCGGTAATGATTTATCGATGACTGTATCCGCACCACTTATAGATTTTTACACTGGTGGTCGAATTAAAGTTACGATCCTTACTGGAGCTGAGTTGGCTATAAAAATTCCTGAAAATTTTCAACCAGGAAAGGTATTAAGGTTAAAGGGTAAGGGTTATAATATGAATGGACAATATGGTAATTTATTAATTACGATAAATGCTGAATTGCCAAAATTAACTGAAACAAAAATTGAAAAACTTCAGGAAATACTAAATGACTGAAAAAGAATATTATGTAGACGCAATCAGTGTCTTCAAAGTTCGTTATAAAGTTAAAGCAACTTCAGCTGAAGCAGCTATAATGATGGTTGATTCGGCTGATACCTTAGACCTTGATTATCTTGACCAAGTTCACCTCAATGAAACTATCATTGGGGTCAGCCAAACTGTCGTTCAACCATTTTTATTGGAAGACCAAATCAAAAATATTGAATAATATTCAACTCAAAATGTGATATAATTATCATTTAAATCAACAACATAAAAAATGGAGTTTTTTATGGCAAAGCAATTTCAGGATGTTTTAGACTTTCATACAAAGTATCAAGTTCCACTCGCTGCAAAACCACAACTTCTTACTGGTGATGAATATGATTTTCGAATTAAATTCATCAAAGAAGAATTAGCTGAATTAATCAAAGCTCATGAAGAAAATGACCTCGAAGGTGCAATTGACGCCCTAGTTGATATCGTCTATGTGACTTACGGTGCTGCCCAATTTATGGGCATCTCAACTCAACAGTGGAGAGAACATTGGGACGAAGTGCAGCGAGCCAACATGGAAAAAGTCATGGTTGAATCTGCAGACGACAGTAAACGCGGTTATAAATTTGATATTAAAAAACCTAGTTCATGGGTTGGACCAAATCATACTCCAATCATTCAAAAATATCAATAGAGTTTAACAGCTTGTACACTCTCGATCACTGTACATTTTTAGTGAAAAACCTCGAGAGTGTACAAGAATCAATGTGAGGAATTCATTATGGCAGAACAAACTGATTTATTTAGTGAAAAAACTGTAGTTGAGCTTGATGCAATCAGTCAGCCATGGAAGCAAACAAAGCCGTGGCGAGACCCTACTGATGAAGAAATTGAAATGGTTTTGTTCAATAAAATCTGGAGCGTCATTAAGCATTGGGACATTGCGGTTCCAGGAGCGTATCAAGGATATTGTAGTGCAACTGGAAATCATGCTGTTGCAATTTTAAATGCGCTCACTGAAGAAAAAAGTGAACTAGACTTTGAACAATGGCGATAAAAAATTTGAAAATAAATTTCTTACGATTTACTATGAACGACCAAGAGAGCGATGGTATTCAGTAACGGTTAAATCTAAAGGTGAGGAAAACGAAGCTAATTTCTATATTAGAGGTTTAGGCTGGCAGTTTTATTTCAAACTACTTGATGGGTTAATTAAACCACATAAAGTTCTTCATGAATATACTGATATTAGCTTGCATACACAGTAGCCAGTTAATAAATCGTTCTTTGAGATTTTTCCAAATGAATATGTATTTTCTCTATATGAAGATAGGATTACCTTCAGATATGGTCCGCAAACTCACGACAGTTCTACAACAAAATCAAAGTATTTTAGGATACCCTGGTTATCATGGCGATTTTATGCACACAGAGTATTTGACTTAAACCAAAATCTATTATTTGAATATACGCAGAAACTTAATACCACACGGTCCATTGAGCATTTTAATTCTATAGCAAAAATAAAAGAACAACTGCCAAAGGTTAAATTTGCATTTGCCGATTTTGATAGAGAGCTGATAAACGCTGAATGTTATATAGAGGAAAGAGAATGGCGCTTTAACGAAGGCTGGTTTTGGTGGCTACAATGGTTTAAGAAACCAATCGTTCAGTGTAGCATGGACATTACATACGATAAAGAAGTTGGTGATAATAAAGGCTCATGGAAAGGTGGAACAATAGGGACTGGTTGTAGCATCAGTAAAGACCAAGACCTAACTGATGCGTTTATGTTCCATTGTCTTAAAAATAATTTAACATTTATAAAAAAATATGACTTACATACTTAAACAATATGATGATGCATTAGCAAAGATTGTTAATGAAGGTTGGGAACAAGGTGAAAGAACCGGCCATGGTTGTCGAACTTATTTTGGCTTAACCACAAGGTATGACATCTCTGAACGAGTTCCATTACTTACCTTTCGTAAGATTGTATGGAAATCATTTGTAAAAGAAGTGCTTTGGTATATCTCTGGAAGTGATAAAATTTCAGATTTGCAAGCTCAAGGTTGTAATGTATGGACTCCTTGGATTGATGATAATTTCACTGAGCAACATCAGCTTGAACCAACCTCAATTGGCTATGGTTATGGAATGAACTTAATTCACTTCGGTGGGCAATTAAGTAAACTTCATCCACTTAAAAATGGGTTTAATCAACTTGACTATGTCATCAATACCTTACGTCAAAATCCAGCATCTCGACAAGCAATGTTTGTATTATGGAGACCTGACAAGATTAATGAAGTTCGTTTGCCAGCTTGTCATTTTGCATATCACTTCATGGTTTCACCTGATGCTAATGGTGAAATGAACCAGCTATCATGTGAAATATTTCAGCGCAGTTGTGATTACCCTATTGGGGTTGGTGCTGGTAATTTGTTTATCGGTGCAGTGTTTACATATCTCATTGCTCAGCAACTAAATATGAAACCAAAGTGGTTGATACATGCTGGAAGTCATTGTCACGTTTATAACAATTCACTGGCAGCAACAATTGAATATTTAGATAGAGTTGAAAACCTGCCTGAAAGGCCATCGCCAATATTAACAATTAGCAAAAAACCTTCAATATATGATTACATAATTGAAGATTTTACGTTGACTGAATATGACCCATATCCATCAATTCATTTCCCAATAGCCGTATGACAGAATTTAAACCATCCGTATTAACTCAATCAATCTTAAATGCGTTAATTGTTCGTTCTTTTAACGCATTTGCAACTATTATAAACACGCCTGAAATAAATCCAGAAACTGATGAACCAGAAGAATTTATTCCTGAATATGATTTTGGTTATTTTGAAAACTCTGATATAATCTGGAGTCCTGGATTAGAGCCTGAAATTCCAACCTTAACCATTAACATAAAGATACCTGAATCTGATGAATTAGTTTATTTACATTGGAATGGTAAATTAGAAGAACCTGAAGTTAAAGCTAATATTCCATTTAATGCTGAAGAAAACTTAACTTTTTTTGTACTTTTAGAGCTTATGTTGTATAATATACACCATAAGCATTCACTAGAAAAGTTAGATTCAATTGACATATCAAAGTATATCACAGACTCAAACAACCTTCAAGGCAGCTAAACCTAGCATTGTCTATCGTTACTTACGTCCTATCTTCTTTGACGCCACCAAGAAAGAGCTGATTCAAAGTTCTTCTGGTGGCGTTGCTTTTCGGTTTGCTTTAAATCATTCTCTTAATATCATTAGTTTTACATTTTGTAGATGTAAACCAACTCAGCGCTTTTGTCATCAAAAAGCAAAAGCAGAATTAGATTATAGAGCTAAAACTGGTCATAATTTTTTAATTTTAACTCCAAGTCGTTCATTATCATTGATTGATAATGTTATTCTTTTTTCAAAGAACTCTAAAGATATAACTTTGAAAGATTTAGTTAAACACATAAAAGAATTACAAAAAACCAATATTTTAGCTAAAACCACTGAAGCTGAGTTCTATGAAGCTGTAAATCAAACCGTTAAAGAGAGATATTATGGAACATAATATGTAATAAGTGAATCAAATGGTTAAAAGGAATTTAACCGATGTAAAAAAAATTCAGCGGACTGAAATTATAGCTCAATTAGCAAAATTAGGCTTTACCCAATTTAAACAAACTGGCTCAACATCCAACAAGATAATAATACTTGTTTCTGATCGACAGGCTACATTTAAAATTATTTTAAATCATTTCCCTCAAGCCGTAAGAGATACAACTATCTCAGGCTCATCCTTAGGCGGAATTTTATTAAACAACTTTCAAATAATCTGTAAACCATTAGATAAACAAGGAAATTTATCAAGTGGTAAACAGAATGAAACAGTTCTTTGTGATAAAATTAATGATTTATGCACAACTGGGCATATTGATGTAGTTTTTAGAGATAGAAAAAAGGTAAAAGTTATTGAATTAGTGCAAAGAGCGGTTGATGTTGCTAGGATGACCAAAGCAAGGGCAAAAGCTGATATAGAATTACATACTTTAACAGAGATAGTTCCAGTGTCGATAAAAATGTCTAATGCTGTTTTTTGGGAAAGCTCAGTTAAATATTTTAGACAAACGGCAATTGAGATTATGGAGCAATTATTGGCAAATGGAGAAATTCAATTGCAGCATACTGAAGCAAATAATTTCAAAATTAAACCTGACATTGCAATAAAAGCAACAGACCGAGAAATCGTCGATGTTGTATTTGGCGCTGATTTAGCAAGTAAAGGTTGTGTTGTTAAACAAACTTTTTGTGATACTCATTTTCATTTTAGCCAGGTTGATAGAAGGTTATTCATTGAATTAGAACAATTAATTACCGAGTTAACTGACGTCTCAGCTAATGATATTCACTTTATAATCATAAATAAAACTAATCGGCCGGATTTTAAACCAATGATAAATGAACATACTATGCATAAACCGTGTTATGGGCTTTTTTTACGAGCGGCTGATAAAAAACGACTGAACAAAACTGTGAAAGTCATCAATCGAACTCAACTATAAAGGATTTATTATGCCAGCAGCAGTTATAGCAAGCATAGCTAAAAAGAGTGGCAAATCAAAAAGCGACATTGAAAAAATTTGGGATGAAGAAAAGAAACATGCAAAAAAGAAATTTAAAACTGAAGATGAACATTATTGGGCGTATGTGACCGCTGTCACAAAACGTCGTAGTGGTCTTAAAGAAAGCTTGACATTTAAGGGATATTTGTGTGAAGTAGCTAACAAAAAAGAAGAGCCAATCGAAAAAATCGATGTTGGAGACCAAGTAGAAGTGATAAAATCTTTTAAAGTCGGTGAAAATGAAGTATCGGTTGGCGAAACATTTACAGTTAGCGGAGTTGCAGATGATGGCGCGATAAGTTTATCGAACCCATGGGGGCCAGAACAACATGATAAGTTTTTCTCTGTAAAAAATTTTAAAAAAATTGCATAAATATCTTTATTAGTAATTAAATGACTACGACTATGAAAAAACTAGTTGATACTTCAAACTTGTTGAAACCACGACACGACGTTAAACGTAATGCAAAAAGACATTCCAGTTTAATAGAAAATGCTGATGGTTTAAAACCTGCGCACATGCCTTATAAAAAAGCTAAAACAAATTTTAAACACTATGTCGAACAATACTTGGATGACATAGATGCTTGGTATGAGGAAGCTTAAATGTGGGTAGTACCGCTTCCAACTGACATCATAACGACAACTGACGATCAGCAATATGAAGTTAAACACTTTTCCAATTATAAAGCGAAAGGTCCATGTGCGTTAGTTAAACCAGTTGACGGTACAACTGAACAACTATTATCAATTTACTTTTTTGATATTAAATTATTGAATGATGTTGAAGTTGATTTTCCGCAAGGTCCAAAGGTATTAAATTCACTTGGCGTTATCAAACGAACTATTCAACTTCCGCAAAAACATGATGAGCTTACGATATTTGATAGTGAAACGGAAATGAGTAAAAAAGTAAAAGTAAAAGAATTAAAACTACATAACAAAAATATTGGTCTATCAAAAGGCCTAGTTGTTATTAGTGACGATGGTGACAGATATAGTTTAAGAGCTATTACAGCGATTGAACGTGATAGCGGAGATAGCTTTTTCGATAAGAAAAAATTTCAAAAAATTTACGCAGAATATCTTGGCCATGAATCCAAATAACCTTTTTCAAGACCTTGCCTTATTAGAAGGCAAACAACGATACCAGCAATTTAAATGTGAACTTGGTATTGACCACGTATTAGTGAATATACCACTTAAAGAAGCTGCTGCTTTTGAAAGCGCGGCAATTGAACTAAGTCCAAATTCAAGAGTGACATTGATTGCACTTGTGGAGCAGTTTAATGGTTCATTAGAAGAGGTAAAATAATGTCTCAATTATTTACTAACAATGCAATTTCGCTGTTAGACCAACCACTTAGTTCTAGTGACTTAGACATTTACGTTATACCTGGTGATGGAGCTTTATTTCCACAACCAATAAATGTTGGTGACTTTTTTCTTGTCACCTTAGAAGACCAAGCAAATCAAATTCGTGAAATAGTAAAAATCATTGGTAGAACTGGTGATATTCTTCACATAGACCCTGCTGGTAGAGGGTTCGAAGCAACCCCAATAATCAATTGGCCAATTGATTCATTAGTAGACCATCGTATCACTGCGTTTGAACTTAGAAAAATTGGCCAAATTCATGGGGCAATAACTGACCCAGCAGACCCAACTATCGTTCAAACTGGTAATTCTAAAAATGGTGATACTTTTAGAATCTCATATCCAAATAATCTTTCATGTAAATGGATTATAACAGTTCTAGATGAAAGTACAAATCGTATCTCAATTGCTGAATTATTAGCGGCATATAGAGGTGCTTCATTATCTCCAGCCTTTACTGTTTATGCAAAGACAGGAGACTATCTCAAATATACGGTTAATGTTATAGCCAATGGCTCTGATATGGAATTAATCGTGAATAATACGGACACTGTAGATCTAAGAATTAATACAATTAGAATAAACTATTAAGCCTAGCAATAAATAAGAATAAGAAAGTTCTAATAAATTTATGAATAATCGATTTTTGTGTATATTTGACCATTTACTATGGAGATAAATTACCTTGGTTTTATGTTGGTTCAACTAGCATTAAAAATTTTAATAAAGGCAATAGGGCATCTGTAGTTTCTAAAAAATATTTCTGATCTTTTTGATACATTTATAATTTCAGAACATTTGACACGTAAACAAGCATTTGAAGAAGAATTAAAAATTCATAAAATTAACAATGCAGTAAATGATACCAATTTTATAAATAAATTATTTGCTACTATTAATGGATGTTTTGGCGCTTTTGGAGAATTGGCGTGGAATTTTGATTTAACAAAAGAAACTTGTGAGAGTATTACAAAACAAGCAGAAACCTTATCTTCACGAAATAAGCATAATTGCGAATATCTTAGAATAATCGCAGAAAAAATGAAAACGTCAAGATTAGGCCAAAATAACCCTTCTTTTGGAAAGACTAAAGAAAATTCAGAAATAGTTAGATTAGCGAATATTAAACGTTCAGCAACTTTAACTAAATTGCTAGAAGTCGTTAGAAAAGAATTGGTAATAAAGAAAAATTATGGTGAAATGCTAAAGCAAATTCACAGTTGGATAATAGCATTAGGATATAATGTCTCTATTAATTCAATATCTGGCATTTATAAACGGAATAAACATTTAATACAGGAGTAATAACATGGCTGAAGATTTTTTCAGAATTAATAGAGGCTTAGAAATTGATGAAGTAGTGCAATATTTACAAGGAACTGGCTCTCCAGGAACTGGTGATAGTGGTAATGCACAAGTTGGTTCAGTTTATACTGATACATTAGATGGTTCACTTTGGACCAAAATCACTGCTGGTGTTGGTATTCAACATTGGTCAAAACAAGCTTCACAATCATGGGTAACCGCTTCAGTTGCTGGTGCAGTTTCATGGCGCGAACCAGTTGAAGTTATTGCAACTGGCGTAACAACTCTTCCAACTGGCGTAGGTTCAAATATCGTTGATGGTGTAACTATTGTCAATGGCCAACGCGTTTTATTCCCAGACTTATCTTCAGGTACTCCAAACGTTTACGTTTATGATGCTACTAATGAAGTTTACGTTGAAGACACCAACACTTTATCACAAGGTGATACAATTTATGTAGATGCTGGTACTTCTGGTGGTACTCGTTGGACCTGGAATGGTACCGCATGGGTTCGTTTCGATTCATCTAGCTTAGATGAATTACAATATATTCGTAGCTTCATTGGCAAAACTGCCACTGGCGCTATCATGCCAACTTATACTTCTACGTCAGTTATTACGCAAAATAGTTCACTTACTGCTGCAATATCTGCATTAGACCTTGAAGTTGGTAACAATGCTTCTGGCTGGTGGATTTCAGCATCTGATAACGTTGCGACTAACTTACAAGCATTAGATTCTGAAATTGGTCAAAATGTTGTTAATGGCAATTACATCTTAGCTGCTAATACAGTCAATGCAAATATTTCAGCTCTTGATGTTGTATTTGGTGCACCAATTACTGGTTCACACCATTGGATTTCTGAAGCACAACATGTTAATGGCAATTTAATTGCATTGGCTGATGAACTTGGCGCTAACGTTTCTAATGGTAATTTCATCTTAGCAGCAAATACCATTAACCAAAACATCCAAGCTCTTGATTTCCATTTAGGTGCAGCTGTTGTTTCTGGTAATGTTATTATCAACACTAATTCAACCAATCAAAATATCCAACTTTTGGATACTAAACTTGGTTCAGTTACTGATGGTAACCATGTTCTTTCAAGCAGCACAATTAGCGCTAATATCAATGCTCTTGATTCATTCATCGGCAGTGATATTGTTGATGGTACTTACGTATTAGCGGCTAACACTCTAGTTGAAAATGTACAAGCAATTGATAATGCGTTAACTCAAATTAGTAAAGAAAGTACCGTTGCTGGTGTTACTACTTCTACAGTTATCGATTCAATTGCAGCTACAGTTATAAAATGGATTGTTAAAGTAGTTGATGCAGCAAACTCAGCAAATGTTCAAGCTGTAGAAATTTTTGCAGCAACCAATGGTTTAACTGCTGATTTTACAAAATTTGCAACTTTAAAACTTGGCGCAAATATTCCTGGCTTAATGTATAACGTTGTTCTAAATGGTTCAAACTTACAATTAACCGTTCAGTCAACCGCATCAGTTAATGTAACAGCTCGCCGCGTTACTTCAATTTAAATTTATTTAGCTCAAACAAAACTGGGGATATTAATATCCCCAGTTTTGCGTTTAAAGGTTGTGATTTTCTCGATAAATACATTAACGCTTAACGCATTCTTTTTAAGGCTAACAATAATATGTCAGAGTTAGATTCAGCTTTTAATATTGACGATCTTTCGATCAAAGACCAATTTTTAATTACCGGTGGCAGTTTAATACCTCCAGTGGATAGCTTTGAGGCTCCACTTAGCTCAGTTTATTTAAATTCAGCTGGCGACATTTATGTTAAAACTGGGGTTCCAGATACAGCTTGGACAAAGCTTTCACTAGTAGATAAATTAGTAGCGATTACAAGTGCCGATGCAACTCCTGGCTTATTAAGAGATAAAGTTTCTGATACAGCAGATATTTTAATAAATTATATCAACGCTGGTGGCAATGAGAAATTAACTTTTGATTTATCAACAACTGGTGTCACAGCTGGTGCATATACTAGAGTCGTAACAGATTCAAAAGGGCGTATCACTGCTGGTTCAAATCCATCGACATTAGCTAGTTATGGAATTACGGATGCCCAGCCATTAAGCGCAACCCTTACCTCATTGACAGCTAATTCCAATTATGGTATTCTTGTAGAAACAGGCGCAGGCACAATAACTGGCCGTTCAATAAATTCAAGTTCTTTGATAATTACGAATGGTAATGGAATCGCTGGTAATCCAACTATTGAGTTGAATACAGTTGGTATTCCTGTATCAAACAGCTTTGTCAAAATTACAACTGATACATTTGGGCGTGTTTCAGCAATTTCAGCAGTAAGTTCTAGCGATATCACCACAGCTCTTAGTTATACGCCAGTTAATAAAGCTGGTGACACAATGTCAGGACTTTTGACTTTGAGTGGTGACCCAACGGCAGCTTTACATGCGGCAACTAAGCAATATGTCGATAATGCGGTTACTGGTCTTGATTTCAAAAATTCAGTTCGTGTTGCAACCACTGCAAATATTACTCTATCTGGCACGCAAACCATCGATGGTATCGCGGTTGTTGCTGGTGATAGAGTGCTTGTAAAAAATCAAACAACTGGTTCTCAAAATGGAATTTATGTTGTTGCAACTGGAACTTGGTCAAGGTCAGCAGATGCGGATAATTCAGGTAATGCAAGTGAAGTCACCTCTGGCCTGTATACTTATGTCGAACAAGGAACGGCAAATGCCAGTTCTGGTTGGACATTAACTACAGCCAATCCAATTATTTTAGGAACTACTACTTTAGTTTTCACGCAATTTAACGGTCTTGGTCAAATTACAGCTGGAGCTGGTTTAACAAAAACTGGTAATACATTAGATATTGGCAGTGCATCAGCAAGCCGAATCGTTATTAATGCGGACAATATTGATTTATCAACATCTGGGGTTACAGCTGGCACATATAATAACTTGACCGTAGATGCATATGGTAGGGCTACCGCTGGTTCCAATGTCAGTTATTTGACAGGAAATCAAAGCATAACGTTATCTGGCGATGTGACTGGTTCTGGTACTACGGCAATAGCGGTGACATTAGCAAATGTTGTTACAGCTGGTACCGCAACTAAAGTTAGCTTTAACTCAAAGGGATTGATTACAGCTGCTGGAGTTTTATCAGCAGCCGATATTCCAAATTTAGATTGGTCTAAAATAACAACAGGTAAGCCAACTACATTGAGTGGATATGGTATCACTGATGCTCAACCTTTAAATGGAACACTTACTAGCATCTCAGGAAATTCAACTTTAGGGTTTTTATCGTATTCAGCAAGCAATACTGTTTCAGCAAGAATAATTACATCAAATAATTTAACAGTGACTAATGGTGATGGAATTGCTGGTAATCCAGTAATTGACTTACCAACAATAATTACAGCTGGCACATATAATAACTTGACTGTAGATGCATATGGTAGAGCAACCGCTGGTTCAACAATTGCGTATCTAACAGGAAATCAAACAATCACTGTTACTGGCGATGTGACCGGTTCTGGTACTACGGCGTTAAACCTTACGTTAAATTCAGTCAACGCCAATGTGGGTTCTTTTGGAAGTGCTACAACAGTTCCACAATTTACAGTAAATGCTAAAGGTTTAATAACCACTGTTTCAAACGTAAACATTTCATTTCCAGTAAGTTCAGTTGCTGGTAAAACTGGAATAGTAACTTTAAATTCTACTGATGTTGGATTAGGTAATGTTGCAAACTCATTACAGGTGATAAATGGTGGCAACTTTAATTCAATCAGTTCTGGAACTTTAGCAAGTAGACCAATAGCTGGTTCAGCAAACCGTTATTATGTGTCAACAGACACATATGCTCTATATCGCGATAATGGTTCAGCATGGGATATTATAATGCCAGCTCTTACTGGCGATATTACTTTGGCGGCTGGGTCTACAACTACAAGTTTGGCTAATATCGGTACTCCTGTATCAAATAGCTTTGTCAAAATTACAACTGATGCTAAAGGTCGTGTTTCAGCAATTTCAGCAGTAAGTTCTAGCGATATCACCACGGCTCTTGGTTATACACCAGTCAATAAAGCTGGTGATACGATGTCAGGACTTTTGACTTTGAGTGGTGACCCAACTGCAGCCTTACACGCGGCAACCAAACAATATGTTGACAATGCAATCACCGGCCTTGACTTTAAGAATTCAGTTCGAGTAGCTACCACAGCAAATATTACTTTATCTGGAACTCAGATGATTGATGGAATAGCTGTTGTTGCTGGTGATCGAGTTTTAGTTAAAAATCAAACAACTGGTTCTCAAAATGGAATTTATGTTGTTGCAACTGGAACTTGGTCAAGATCGACGGACGCGGATAATTCAGGTAATACAAGTGAAGTCACCTCTGGCCTGTATACGTATGTCGAACAAGGAACAGTAAATGCCAGTTCTGGTTGGACATTAACTACAGCCAATCCAATTACGTTAGGAACCACAGATTTAGTTTTTACGCAATTTAATGGTCTTGGTCAAATTACAGCTGGAGCCGGTTTAACAAAAACTGGTAATACATTAGATGTTGGTAGTGCATCAACCAGTCGAATTGTTATTAACGCGGATAACATTGATTTATCGACATCTGGAGTTATAGCTGGCACATATAATAACTTGACTGTAGATGCATATGGTAGAGCAACCGCTGGTTCAACAATTGCGTATCTAACAGGAAATCAAAGCATAACGTTATCTGGCGATGTGACTGGTTCTGGTACTACGGCAATAACCGCAACCTTGGTTAATTCTGGGGTTACAGCTGGCACATATAACAGTTTAACTGTAAATGCTAAAGGTATTGTGACTTCAGCAACTAGTCAGCCATATTTAACAGCAAATCAAACTATCACAATATCAGGTGATGGAACTGGTTCTGGTACTACTTCTATTCCATTCACATTGAATACAGTGCCAATCAGTAAAGGTGGAACTGGGCAAACTACTAAAACTGCAGCATTTAATGCATTGAGCCCTGGAGTTGCGAAAGGAGATTTAATCATATTCAATGGTTCTAATAATGTTGCGCAAACCGTTGGCACAAGTGGCCTGTTCTTAATGGCTGATAGCACATCGGCTACCGGGGTATCATATCAACCAGTTATCACAACCGATAAGTTTGTAAAGGTTGACGCTTCTGATACAACTTCCGGCTATTTGGCAAGTAAAATTATCGCTGGTACTGGCATATCATTGACTGTGAATAATTCTGGTGCAAATGAGACCTTGACAATTGCAAATACTGTCACATCAGCTGACCAAACGGTTATTCAGTTAGCAAACTCAGCAACTTCAACTATTACGACTACGTTCACTAGTATTTCTTGGGGTTCAGTTACCTATGAAAATAATGCAGCCGCTTTAAATTGGGTATCTGGCGCAAATATTACGGTAGGTCAAACTGGTTATTATCAAATTTCTTATGCATTGCCAGTGGCTTCAAGAGCAGCTACTAGAACAATAACAACTAGAGTTATTAAAAATGGTACAACTTTACTAGTAGGTTCTATAGCGACATTTACTTTTGCTGCAAGTACGACTGGTACAGTTGATAATACTTTTGTTGCAAATTTAACGGCAGCTGATACAATTCAAGTGCAAATTAGTACTTCAACTGGTACTGATACATTATCATTAAGTGCTATGGTATCAGTAGTGAAGTTGACTGGGGCGGTTGGCCCAAGTGGCCCACAAGGTATCCAAGGAATTCAAGGACCACAAGGACCACAAGGTATTCAGGGCATTCAGGGTAATGCAGGTCCAGCCGGAAGTGGAAGCACGATTAATGTAAAAGATGAAAATGTTTATGTGACAGGAACGCCATTTACTGAGCTTAATTTTATAGGTGGCCTTGTTTCAGTTTCAAATGGAGGTTCTGGCCAAGCAGATATTGCCGTTAGTGGTCCATTATCTGCATTGACTGATGCCACAATTAGCGCACCTGCTGATGGCCAGATATTAATTTATGATGGCACAGCTGGTAAATGGAAAAATGGTTCATTATCAGCATTAAATCCTATTGGTAAAACTTACACAATGGATTTTGGAACTCAAAGTGGAGCAGGTGTAAATATCTTTATGGGATGTGATGATGTTATTGTTCCTTCTAATATCACTCCGCATATTGTTCCATGGGATAGTCAATTGTTGGGAATCACATTTACGAATGGGGTTTCAAACGCTGGCGTAGATGTTGAGATACACGTTGCGCCATGGGGTACACCGGCAAGTACAACAACACCATTGGTAGTGCCGTTGAGAAATGCCAGAGCGTTTAGAAAAACAACATTTACATCACCAATTAATTTTAGCGCTGGTGATATGATTGCGGTCTATATGAGAGGTGCCGCAGGTCAAACAGCTCCAAGTAGATGTTTTTGTTTGCTTCATATGATGGTGATAGCAAATACTTTAGCAGACGTACAGGTCGATTTTTCAACTAACTTAACATAATCGAGTTAAAAATATGCATTTAGTTTATTTAAAAAATAACACTACACGGGTTCTCAGCTTTGAAGGTAAAGATCTTCAGGTTGGAGAAGTCTATGAGGTAAGTTCAATTGTAATTGGAACTTGGCGAACAAGCTCAGAACTGTTCACCCTAATTTCAGATAATGACATTATAGTCAACAATGGTGAAATTGATTTTTCACCGGTTGATGGTTGGAAATGGTTCTTAGGTAATGATGATTTGCCACGGTCTGAAGTTGGTAATAAAATTTGGGTTCACTCATCTTCTAAGCCTGTAGTTACTGGTAAGCAGTTCTATTCAACATGGATTGGAGCAGGTGACGATGATAAAAATCATACCATGGGAACTAGTGATTTACTCGCAATTAAAAATGAACCAGGTACCCCAATTAAGTATGTTGATATGGCATTTGACCAAACTTTAGCTGGTGATGTTTATATCCATGAGGGTTTTATGATGTGGGAAGGAGCTCATGTTGGTGATTACATAAATGCTCATATATTAGCTGAAGGAAGCCATTTACAGCAGTTAGTAAATTTAGACTTAATAGTTGACACTGATGGGTATGTGTCATTTTCACATGGTGGTCCTGGAACTGGAACACACGGTTTTGCTGACCAACCACATTTGTTAAGTAGAACTTTTAGTAAAGATGGTGATTGGGATTATTCTGAAACAAATGGTTTAAGTCCAAATTTCACAAAGACTGGTCTTTATAAAATAAATGTTAATGAACAAGTGGTTCATCGTATCATGCATAAATTACCAGTGATTGGCTCAAGTGGTCAACCGATGCGATTAGTATCTGAAGATTGTTTAAAATTGCCACACGGGTATTTTATTAGAGTTGAGACGCATAATATTTCAGATTCAGATTGGTCGGCGGCATTTATTATTACAGCTTATAAAGAAAGAACCGTGGCTCCATAATGGCAATTAATTCATGTTCTATTAATGCTTTTACAATAAACTCACTAGCTTGTCGCCGTCGATCGTTTGTTGTAAATACAGTTAACAAGCCACACCAACAGCATGTAGCATATCGCAATTGGGGAGCTGAGCATGAAGAAGATGCTGTAATTAATCATTTGGAAGCATCGCACATGAATGTTGCGATCACGTTACATGGTAAAACTTATGAGCAATCATTAGAAAATTCAATGAATGATGTTATTCCAATGATTGTAATGTCAGCCATAAATATTGAGACTGTTTCACATCAAGAAGTAGAAATCTCAAACTTAAAAATTTCAACTGAGAAAAAATAATGCAATTCACGTCATTTGAATTAGGCGAAGAAGTAAAACTTTCATTTAACTTAGCCATCTCAGGCACAAGTTCTCAACCAACTGAAGTAAGGGTGACATTAGGAGATAAATTAAAACTCTTAGCTCCAGCTAAACTTATTCAAACTGGAGAATATGAGGTCACATTCCCAATCTTGTCAGAACTTTTTGCTCAAGGTGAGCATGTACTTACCATTGAAGTTTTATTAAATGGAAAATTGTTTATACCTGTTAAACAGCGAGTTTCAATTGGTAGTGGTGGCATAACGGTTCAAGCAGTTGAATCAAAAAAAGTTGAACAACCTCAACCAACCGCAAAACCTATTCAAAATGAGGCCGCTCAACCAGCGGTTAATTCTAAAACAGTTATTGAAAAACCAAAAATTCAATTTACTAAACCAATCATAAACAAAAAACCAGTATCAGAGATAAAGTTAGACTTTAACCAATTCGATACAATGATGCCACAGCAAGTTAAAAAACAAAAAGAAAAGCTACTACCTGAAGCGGTTAAAGTCGTTTCAAATGTATTTAAAATTCAAAAAACAAAAATCATAGAAAAATAAGGGGGATATTTGAGAGTATTAAGCGATCAACACATCACAAAAGAAGATTTTGACGGATTAAAAAGCACTGTAAAAAAACAGGGTGACGACCTCAAAAATGTTTTTACTAATATGGCTGAAGTCAAGTTCAGCTCAGCGTTAAGCAAATGGATTAGCGTTGTAGCAATTTCAATATCAGTTATCAATTTGGTGTTTATTTTACATGTTTTAGATGCAATTTAAATACTTTGAAATGCTTATCATTCTTTGCTATTTACTTTCGTATTAAAATGTAGTATGATACAATACATCTTAAAGAACTTTGCTGAGAAACTACGATGAATGCACAACAACTTTTAGAAATCCTACTTCAAGCAGCTAATGCTGGTGTTGATCTTTCTTCTTTACGGGTTGCTTTCCCAAGCTCTGACCCTGATTTTTCTACGGCATATGCTATAGAAGTAGAAATTTCAGATGATGAATTAGTAATAAGTTAGTAATGTGGTTCTTTAGGCTAATAGGTTTAATTATCTTAATTACAATTCCTATTAGCACAGCGTTTATTTGCATTGGTGAATTGTGTCTATTTCACAAAATCGCGATATTCGAGCAAATTAAACTTCAATTTCTAACTTGGAAAGAAACTTTTTGGTGATTATTATGGCAAGCTCTATTTTTCCAATAATTCGCACACTAACTGATTTAAAACCTGTGGTTGAACACCACCCTGAAATCAGATTTACGACGCTACAGAACGGCTTCACTGTTGCCTGCGTAATGATTTCTAACTCTGAATTATACGCTGGTCCTGACGCTGCCTTTGTGAAAGAATGCCGCGGTATCACCTTCGACCCAACTGGAGTTATCGCATGTCGCCCTTTGCATAAATTTTTTAACGTCGGTGAACGTCAAGAAACTCAAGTTGGAAATATTGATTGGGCTCAAGTAACTCGCATGATGGAGAAGCGAGATGGTTCAATGATAAATCCAGTTATTGTTAATGGTGTTGTGCAATTTAAATCTAAGAAAGTTTTTGAAAGCGATGTTGCAATAATTGCAAATGCCATAGCAACCGTTAATGATCGAGCATTTAGTCATGTGTGTTTAGAGAAAGGTATAACACCTACCTTTGAATTTACGACGCCGCGCAACCGCATTGTCATCAAATATCCAACCGAAAAATTAGTGTTGTTGCATGCTCGTGAGAATGTGTCTGGTCGTTATTTGACTAGAACTGAGCTTGAGGCCTTGGCGATCGAATGGGATATTGAGCTCGTTAAAGAATTTAATTTTGAATCATATGACCTTATCAAGCAAGAGCTGGAAACCATTGAAAATTTCGAAGGTTATTCAATTCAGTTTGAAAGTGGTGAAATGGTTAAAGCAAAAACAAAATGGTATTTAGACCGTCATCATATGATGACGGCCCTGACTCAACGAAATGTTGCTGAAGCAGTAGTTGAAGAAACACTTGATGACCTTAAATCGTATATCGCTGGTTTAGATGAGCCTGAGTTGTTTTCTAAGATAACCGAGATTGAAAAAGAAATTGTCGAATTTTTAGTAAATATGTCAACTGAAATTGACTCTATCTTTGAACAGCATAAGCAACTTGATAGAAAAGAATTTGCAATTACTCTTAGAAATCATAAATTCTTCTGGTTGTTAATGGAAAAATACCAAGGCAAAGAAGTTAGCATAAATCAATTTTATACTAAACATTTTCTAAAAGCTCGTTGGACTTCGGAAACTATATGATGTTAATTCACGAGGTAGCTAATTAATTATGTTTGCCTTGTGGGTACATACTTTAAATGTGATTGAACAAGCTATTATCTTAGTAATTATCACTGTAATTGCTACAATAATTGGAATTTGGACTAATAATCACTAGTTATTTTAAACTTAACGACTTGTCGGTTAAATCTTTCATATAATTGTCAAGTTTATCAAGATAGCCGTTATTTCTAATTGCTTTAAATGCTAAATTTTCAGTAGAAAATTCTGATTTTTTTTCTAAACCTGTTTGACGTAAGCGTTTTATCTTTGCTTTTATGTCATTAAAAAAGTCTCTATCAGTGCTATTAGCATCAATTGCATCATCAATCAATGCCATAAACTCATCAGCTTTAGCCTTTACAGTGCTATCATTTACGTCGATATCGGTTCGATGTTTAGGTTTTTTTAACCATGCATTTTGTTGTAAGCTATAAATTCCAGCCGCAACAAGTTTATCATCTTTTGGTTGAGCGTATAATTCAACTGGATAACCTTTCACCTTAATATTATGCGTGGAATTCCAAACAGTTTTCTTTGCTCTAAAACAATCTTCAATAAAACTACCTCTACAGTTTGGGCACGCGAGTTTTTCATCAATTATCAAGTGAACATCTAAATCGGATAAGCTACTATAATTGAAACTACAGTTTGAACCTGTAATAACAATATCAATGACCGAACTAACAGGAATCTCTAGTGTAGAAATAAATTCTCTAGCAATTCGTTTTAATGCCTCAGCAACTTTTTCATTTAACTTAGTGCCGCGCCATAAAGCAGGATTTAAGGTGTCATGGTATTCTAACCTAGTACTAACCGAATTATAATCGCGCTCTAATAAGTAATCTTTAAAGCTAATTTTCAATTATTTTCTCCACAAGATAAATTTGTTTATCTACTATTTACTGCTCATTAATCTTCTCAGTTATTAAAATATCGATTTTTGCTAAACCTTCTAAAAAAATCTTAACATTATCAGGGTTATGCTTAGCAATAAATTCCATTCGGCCAAATAAAATATCCTTTTGCTCTAACAATTCATCAAATGACAATGTCTTCCACTTGTCAACTGAGACAATTGGTCTTTCTATATTTTCTTCTCTTTGTGACTTATTTGAATAGACGAACATGATTTTTCTCCAAAATTTTATTTATGTGATGAGGAAAGGCTACGTTTTTAAAAAAGCTGAGAGAAATGCGCAGAGACAGAGACAAGACCCTTAGTCTGTCAGTTTTCGTAGTAGTTCGCAAAAAGGCTACGTTTTTGAAAAAGCCGAGAGAAATATTTGCAAGCGAGACTAGTCAAAAAGAAAAAAAGAAATTCAGTTCATCTGAATTACGCAGGTCACTTCTGTGCAATTTTGATTGAAATTATGAATGAACCTATTTGCTGAATTTTAAAATTGAATAGAAGTGAATTTCATAAAGGCTACATTTTTGAAAAAGCTGAAGATAAGCGCGCAGAGACGCAGACAAGACCCTTAGTCTGTCAGTTTTCGTAGCAGTTCATCGATACAAAAAGGCTACGTTTTCAAAAAGACGAAAAAGAAATTGCGAGACAGAGACAAGACCCTTAGTCTGTCAGTTTTCGTAGTACTTCATTAGTTCATAAAAAAGAGACTTAATTGTCTCTTTTTTTATGAGTGCTACGTTTTTAAAAAAGCTGAGAGAAATGCGCAGAGACAGAGACAAGACCCTTAGTCTGTCAGTTTTCGTAGCAGTTCGCTGATACAAAAAAGAGGGCTTAATTTACCTCCTTTTCAAAAACGCTATGTTTTGGAAAAAGACAAAGATGATGCAAGACAAGTTAAAATAGAAAAAAAGAAATTCAGATGAACTGAATGACGCAGGTCACCCCTGTTGAATTTTGATTGAAATTATGAATGAACCTATTTGCTGAATTTTAAAATTGCACAGAAGTGAATTTCATAAAGGCTACGTTTTTGAAAAAGCTGAGAGAAATGCGCAGAGACAGAGACAAGACCCTTAGTCTGTCAGTTTTCGTAGTAGTTCCCCCTGATACAAAAAAGAGGCAATTAAATCTCATTTTATGAGTGCTACATTTTTGAAAAAGCTGAAGATAAGCGCGCAGAGACGCAGACAAGACCCTTAGTCTGTCAGTTTTCGTAGCAGTTCCACATTACATAAATAAATCAAGAACTCACACTCAGGGTAGCATATAACGTATGGCTTCAGATTTCCAAAAACCATTTTCTCAATTATCG